GAAATTTGAGTTCCTGAAGAATTATTAATTATAATTCCATTACTATCTTTTGCTTGTACAGTGCTAAAACTTACGTTTGTAGATTCAATTTGTAACGGCAAACTTGCACCAACTGCAGGACCGTTCAGACTAAATTGCACTACCGCAGCCGTGAATCCTGCAATCGATGGCAGAGTAATCTGAACAAGACCAGCCGCTGTGGCGTCAACGTCAAACCCAAGTGGCGGAGTATCGCCCGATGTTTGATGGCTAACTAAATAATTATTTCCGGCGCCATTTTTGGTGACTTGGATTTTAACACTAAAACGTAATGGGGTAGTTGCGTTAATATAAACCCAACCATTTAATTCAACACTATCATATGCCGAAGCATTCTGAATAGTCGTAACTGCGTTATTGGTAAGACCAATCTGCGTGTATGTATTTGTACCGCCAACTGTGAATCCGCGCATGTTAAAAAAGTCAATTGCAGAGGTTGTTCTGGCAATGCCAATAGGTTTAGAAATTTGTCCAACAACAGATGGTGAAGCCGTTGATATTTTTCCTGCAGACGTTGCTGATAAAAAATACATTTCGCCAACAATTAAAGATCCGCCACCTTCAATTAAATTTGCTCCAACTGAAGAAATTTCACCACCTAAACAAATTTCAAAACTATTTGTATCTACAATTCTGGCAATTAAACCTGCTACTTCGGCTTTAATTTCTGTATCTGCTTGAGCAAATGCATATGTAGAACTATTAAGATATAATGGTCTGCCAACATCTGCAGATGTAAAACCATGAGAAGCTTGAGTTACTAAAATAAGCGAGCCGCCAGAACCAACTGCTTGTTCAACTCCAGAAGAGTTTAATGTATAAAGTTTTCCATCTGATTTTGCATATACTTGCAAACCAGAGGCGGGGTTTGTTGTAGGAGTTACGTTAGGACTTAATATAATTCCGTTTGCAAATGTTTTAGTTCCGCCAATTGTTTGTGCTGAAGTAGTTACTAAACCCGATTGCGCTTCAGACGCTGGGCCTGTTGATTGTTGTGTAATTATTGACGATGACATTCACTGCTCCAAATATTAACCAATTAAAAATGCACCGAATCCTGCAAATGGTGAATCGAAACGAACAGTTCCCAATTGAACAATAACATCAATATAATCGTTTGCGTTTAAATAAATTGTTCTAGCGGTAGTCTGCCAGAAAAAATCGGAAATGCCCTTAGCTTCAGCTCTTGATACGCCAGTTCCATTTTTTCTAATATCAAAATAAAATTGAGTATTATTACCACCGGTAGCTGTTATATGGTAAACGCCAGAAACGGGTGCCGTAAAACGGCCAGTAGTGTTATTATAACAATTTGCTATATTGGTTTCTACTGTTTCAAAAATAACAACCGTTGTTGCTGCAACCGCTCCAGTATTTCTAACAGCCCAAAACATCGGTTGATTAGGCGTTAATACTAAATTATTAAAAGTTTTATTACCACCAAAAGTTTGGTCACTAGCACTAACTAATCCATTTTGAGTCGCCGTAGCAAAACCTAAAGATTGTTTTGGTGTTATTGAAGATGACATTAATAAATCTCCGTTATAACCATATTAGATGTTCTGCCCGGATGGCCAATTCGAGATGTAGTAGAACCAGCATTACCAACCCCAGCACCTCTAAACCACAGCTCAAACTCTAAAGTTTGGCCTAAATTATAGGAAATACCAGAACTGCCATATAAAGTAAATCCGCTAGATGTCCATTGATCTGCATCTACATCCGCATAAGAACCGATTCCGTGAGAATCACAACTAGGACCCATTGCAAAATCTACCCATGCGCTAGAAGTTGAAACATTTCGAACCATTATTTTTGCCGTCATTCCTTGTGTTGCAACTCTGGAATTAATCATGCAGGTGCCTTTAACTTCAAATTTAGATAAAGTTGTTTTAGGCGTGATTTGACATTTCAATCCAGATTGAACATATGAACTTCCAGTAGAGGTTGCGCTGATATTAACGCTATTTTGAACAATTTGAACTACAGTATTTGGACTAAGTAATGGAACGTTTGCCATATGTTACCTCAAAATAAAATTAATCTGTATAATATGCGCCAGCTATATGAACATTGAGAGCTCCATTGCTCACCGGAACATTTCCGGGCGTTCCTCCTCCAACGGGCGTAGTATGGGCGTATAAAACACTATTTGTATCAATTAACCATCCAGGACAAAAATGATTTGCCGTCCATGTTAAACCGGCGGAATAAGACATAGTTAATGCTGAGTAAGGGGTGTTCCATGCGTTTTGTGCATTTGAAGATGCTCTTGGATATGGCATATTACCAATCCAGAGATTGCCCGCGGCACCAGATAAAGAACCGTTTAAATTCATAAATATATATACAAGTTTTCCAATTTTTATAAAATATCCACCCGCCGCAGTAGGATTTGGCGTCCAGGTACCAGTTGTGGTTGAGCCATAAAAATACGGTGCAAATATTCCTTCTTTATAATCATCTAAATTGTTTGCATTTGAACTTAAAATTGGTGAAGCTGGAAACTGAATCCCAGCGTTTAACGTAATTAAACTTGAATTAATTTGTAATGGTAAACTTACACCAACCGCTGGGCCATTCAAATTAAATTGAGCAACTGCTGATGTAAATCCTGCAATGTTTGGTAACGTGACTTGAACTAATCCAGCAGATGTGGCTGTAATATTAAATCCATCTGGTGGTGTATCTCCAGAATGCTGAAAACTCACTAAATAATCTGTATTATTACCCTTTTTTGTTACTTGTGCTTTAAACAAATAACGATACGGAATAGTTGCATTAATATAAATCCAACCATTTAATTCAACACTGTCATATGCTGATGCATTTTGAATTGTTGTAGTTGTGTTATTGTTTAAAGTAATTTGAGTAAATGCATTTGCTGAACCAACTAATTCTCCACGCATATTAAAAAAATCAAACGCAGAAGTTGTCCTTGCAACACCAACTGGTTTAGAAATTTGTCCAACGACAGATGGCGCAGTAGTAGTTATTTTGCCCGCATCAGACGGAGATAAAAAATAAACTTCACCAGGAGTAAGGCTACCGCCTCCTACAATTAAATTTGCACCAACTGAAGAAACTTCACCACCTAAACAAATTTCAAAACTATTTGTATCTACAATTCTGGCAATTAAACCTGCTACTTCGGCTGTTGCTTCAACATCGGCCTTAGCAAGGGCATATGTAGAGCCATTAAGATATAACGGTCTACCAACATCTGCAGATGTGAAACCATGTGAAGCCTGTGTGATTAAAACAATCGATCCACCAGAACCGACAGCTTGTTCAACTCCAGAAGAGTTTAATGTATATAATTTATTATCTGCTTTTGCATAAACGTGTACGCCAGATGTTGGGTTAGATGCAGGAGTCGCATTAGGGCTTAATGTAATGCCATCTGTAAATGTTCGTTTTGTCCAATTAGTAGCTGACATTGATGCGCCTCTTAAATCTTAATAATATAATTTACTGCTAAAAATGCTGGTGTTGTTTCGGTATCGCCTGCACCAACTGTTATTGTTTGAGCGGCTGTTGTTCCTGAAGATAAAGTATGAGAGTGATTTGCCGATATACCGCCCGTGTTGCCATGATTATGATCACCAACGGCATCGGCATAGACACCTATATCATTATCGGGTGCATCTGCCATCTGAACACGCTCTTGACCTGTTCCGTCAATTAAATTTAAATCATCGGCACCAAAATTACCATAACAAACAAAATGAGAATGGCTGCCAGCATTTCCAGTGCCATGTACATGATCTGAATTTTGATTATTTAAACTCAGAGCAGATATAGAACCGCTAGCCGCACTTGCTGTTAATCCATTTTTAGCAGTCTTTTGACCACCTTTGCTACCTAAACTACCACCTGCTGGTGTATGTCCAGTTACACCACCATAGTTAGCAGTACCATTGGTGCCAGCACCTCTAGGATAAACACCTCTAAAGTCTGGTAATGTAAAAGTTGTAGAGCCGTCACCAGTACCATAGGTCGTGCTTATAGCTGTAAATAATGCTGAATATGTAGTACGACTTATTGCAGAACCATTGCATAATAACCAGCCTTCTGGCGCAGTTGATCCAGCAAATGGCAGCACAACTCCTGATGGACAAAAACCTACATAACTCATTAGAAAATCTCCCAAGATGTTCCATTGCTTAAAATATGCAATGAAGCATTTTGATAAAGCGTAGCAATTAATTGACCATCAATTGTTTCTGATGCATCGCCATCAATAGTCAATATTTGCCCAGCATTTAATCTGCTTTTAATAACATACATTTTACCAGACACGGAAGCGGCTGGTGGCAACGTTACTGTATAACCAGAAGCTCCGGTTGCAGACACATAATAATCATTACTTGTAATTGTATATGCGCTAGTAATTGCTCTATAATTTGCTACTACATTACTGCTGTTAACAGTTAACGGAAGAGTGGCTCCAACTAATGGAACATTCAAGCCAAACGTAATGTTTGATGACACAAAACCAGAAATACTGGGAAATGTTATTTGAATTAAACCTGCCGAGGTAATATCTAGAGAAAAACCGCTTGGCGGTGTATCGCCAACAGTGTCGTAAGATTTATCCCAACTTGTTCCAGAACCTAATTTAGAAAATTGTACAGAAATATAAAACCGATAATCTGTTGCACCATCAATATAAACCCAGCCAGATAACGAACCTGCAGTATACGCAGAAACATCTTGAACTGTAGTGATTGAGTTATTAGTTAAATTTATTTGAGAGTAAACATTAGAACCACCAACAGCAGAACCGCGCATATTATAAAAATTAAATGCAGAGGCTGTTCTGGCTATACCAACTGGTTTAGAAATCTGTCCGACAATTGTAGGAGGATTAAGAGTTAATTTACCAGCCGTTGTTGCTGATAAAAAATAAACTTCGCCAGGTGTTAACGAACCACCACCTTCAATTAAATTTGCACCAACTGAAGAGACTTCGCCAGATAAAAGAATATAAAAAGAATTTGTATCTACAATGCTTGCAATTAAACCAGCTACTTCGGCTGTTGCTTCAAGATCAGACCTAGCAAATGCATATGTAGAGCCATTAAGATATAATGGTCTACCGACATCTACAGATGTAAAACCATGAGAAGCCTGTGTAATTAAATTGATTGTGCTGTTTGCAGAAACAGTGATCCAGCTTAAAACTCCACTCCCATTTGTCGTCAGTAATTGACCATTTGTTCCGGCTGAATCAGGAAGAGTAAAAATAACATCAGAAGTAACTGCATCTGGTGCTTTTAAAGCAATTGAATTAGTGCCGTTTGCTGCTAATTCTCTTAATTGAAGGATGCCAGTTTGTCCTGCAGACGTTCCTATTGGTCCAAGAACTAAAGAAGTTTGAACAATGCCAGGAAATCTATAAAGATGATTTATAGTACCAAGAACAAATTGATTGCTAATTGTAGCAGTAGCGGCATTACTAGAACTGTCTGTACCAATACACACAGTCCCACTTACACCTGTAGAACTTACTTTAATACCAGCATTTTTACCAATTGCAATATTATTATATGATGCCGCGTCTGTATAAGAATCTGCAAGTTCGCCAATTAAAATATGATTTGCGCCTTGAGCATAAAAACCAGCACCGCTACCAATAGCAATAGAAGCGGCAACTGCCGCGTATGAATAAAATGTATTTCGTCCTATTGCGACGTTTGATCCAGTTGTAGAAATTAATCTACCAGAGCCAGAACCGATCAAAGTATTTGAAGTACCAGAGGTGATATTTAATCCAGCAGCATAACCAAGTACAGTATTTTCATTGCCAGAAGTTATTAATGATCCAGCTTGGACGCCAACGCCTGTATTTGATGTGCCAGTCATCAAAAGACTATAAGAATCAACTTCAAAAGTTGACCCTGTTGTTGGATGATCTAAACCGCCTCCAACTTTTTTTTCATTACCGGCTGGATCTTTTGTGTAAAGTTTATTATCGGATTTTGCATATAGACGCAAAGTGCTAGAGCTTGGAGCAGAGGGAGAAATAATGTGCGGATAATCAGTGTAAGAGCTACTTAGTAGCCCTAAAATTCCAGGAGCATTTATAACCCAAAAACCTGCAATTGCATTCCATGTGAATTCAATCCACATTTCATTTGCATCTAATAAAAGACTTTCATTCGTTGCAAGATTATTAATTTTTTGGCCAATAGCAGGAATTACTGTTACATTATTAGTTCCAAATGTACCTTTGGCGTCTGTAATTCGTATAGAAAACCCATCTATTCCTGTAGGAAGATTAACTGTAATTCCATCAGCAGTGGTGTCGAGAATATAATGCCGTCTATTTTCTACAGTAATTGGCCCAGATGATGCATATAAAGATGCAAACCCAGGTACTTGAACTGTTTTAATAGACCATAAAGCCATTGTGTAAACCCTTACTGATCAATAATTAGAGTGCCGCATTTATTATATTTTGTTTAATCGTATAAAATGGAAAATGAACCGATGTATCTTTAGTAAAGATCATACTAGTCTCGCTATTAAATTGTTAATTAAAGATAGTAGTTTTTTCATAGTTTGATAATATAATTCACTGTTAGAAATGCTGGTGTTGTTTCGGTATCGCCTGCACCGATTGTTACTCCATGGGAGTGGTCTATAGAACCAGAAGTATGTACAGAAATGCCAGTACCGCTTCCTCTAACAAGTCCACTTGCTGCAATACCAAAACGATCTGAAAACGCGCCAGGAATGAATGAAGTGCCACCACCTGTTGCTGAAATCGGAGTTCCTACAGCCCAGCCATTAGTATTATCGTAACTATGATTATGGCCATGGCCGGGATCACTAATTCCATGTCCATGTGTTGTATTTGCACTCATGCCTGCAGAACTGCCGCTCAATCCATTTTTAGCAGTCTTTTGCCCGCCTTTACCACCTAAACTACCACCTGCTGGTGTATGTCCAGTTACTCCACCATAGTTAGCAGTGCCATTGGTGCCAGCACCTCTAGGATAAACACCTCTAAAGTCTGGTAATGTAAAAGTTGTAGAGCCGTCACCAGTACCATAGGTTGTTGACAAAACTGCAAATAAACGAGCATATGTTGATCGACTAATTGTTGAACCATCACATAATAACCAACCATCTGGTGCAACAGAGCCGCCAAAAGTTAATATAGTCCCCGTTGGAAATGGAATATATGCCATCAGAAGATACTCCAGTCAGAAGTGCCGCGCCAAACAAGTTTGATGGACTCATAGTTAGATGTTAACGGCCAAGTTGAAGCGCCGTCAATAGTTACACCTGCTCCAGGGTTTATCGTTACAATTCCCGCAGATGCGATTCGTTTAATATAAAGAGTAAATCCAGCATCATTTGCCGTCAATGTTGGAAGCGTTAATGTGATTACAGCCGTAGCAATTACAAAGTGATTTGATTTTGTTAATAATGTATTTGCAGAATATGCGTTATAAACGCCTTTAAAGCCACCATTTAAATCTAATAATGCTTGCGGTGACGTAGTGTTTAGTCCTAAATTACCAGATTCATCTATTGTTGCTCTAATAATATTATTAGTTTCAAACTGAAATTTATAATTGTCATTCGTACCAATAATTAAATTTGTATTTAACGCGTTACCAGTATGAGCAATTACTCCGACAGGAGATGTACCGTAAGCTAAAGAGCCTGTGACAACCCAAGATGTAGAAGTTGTATCCCATGCTAATTGAATCCATGAACCGTTAATGTCCATAATTAATGATTCGTTAACAGCTAAATTGTCAATCTTTTCGCCTGCGGCGGGGGTGATTATAAAATTATTCAATCCCCATTTTTCTTTTACGTCATTAAATTGAATTGTTGCGTTTGCAAATCCAGCGGGTAAAGTCGCTGTAACTCCAGAAACAGTTGTATCCACAAAATATTTTGTGTTATTAGCAGCAGCAAAAGAAGCATTTTGGTATATGCTATTAGCATAAGTACTGAGAGTAGACCAATTTGTACCATCAGAATAGTATAAAAGGCCACTTGAATATTTAATAGCTCCAGCGCCAGCTACGGAAGCTGTAGATGTAACGTTTCCTAATCGTAGACCACCGGAAATTGCAAGGCTGACAAGATTAGAAGTACTGAGTGATAAAATTCCAGTAAATGTTTGATTGCCATCTAATGTTGCAATTGTAGATGAACGATCTGGAACTGTTAAGGTTCTAGATGTAGATAACGCTGTATAATCTATAGCAAATACTTCGTTTGCAGAATTTTTAAAATTTAAAATATTTGTAGTTGCATACAATCTTGTATAATTTACTGATGGAGAAGATGGTGCAGAAGACTCTTGTAATAAATCAAAATAAGAAGTTCCTGCAACTCCAGTACCTTTTACTGTTAAAAAAGTAAATGCACCAGAACTTGCTGTTGTTGCACCAATTGATGAAGAATCGATTGTTTTATTAGTTAAGGCTTCAGAACCAGCTAATGTAGCTAGAGTACCAGAAGTTGGTAATGTAATGCTAGTAACGCCTGTAGTAGTTAACGTAATGTTATTACTACCGTAAGTAAAAGTACCTGCGTTATTGACTCCAGTACCACCTCTTGAAGAAGCTAGCTGAGCTTCACTAGCAATTGTATTTATCCCACTCCAATAGGCAACATGGTTTGCCGTACCAGTACCAACCGTTAGGGTTCCGCTCAAATTTGGTATTGTTAATGTTCTGGAAGTATTTGTTGTAATTCCAGATAGTTCAAAATATAATTTTTTAGTATTATCTAAATTATCAACAAAATAAACAGAATCATCAACTAAAGCGGTATTAGTTATACTTCCGCCAACACCTGTTAATAGCGCGGGAGCCCAGCTAGAAACCGATGCTGCGTATTTTACATATAAAATTCCATTAGATCTTAAATATAATGAACCGGTTGGTGATGTTAAAGAAAGAGTTGTTGGATCTGCAGATCCAGTTTCAATATAGGCAGCTTCGCCAAGTTTTATCTTGGATTTAAGGGCTTTTAAATAATCGCCATTAAATATAATAGCGCTGCTCATGAGTAATTACTTTCGTTATTTCTGGCAAGAAATTACGTTTGAGCATATAACTGCTGGCCAGAATCATTAAGTGGCTTATGCCAGTGACCGCAATTAAATTGTATCACAATATCAGTTGAAGAAGTTAATAATTAATTCACTGTTTGCGCCAGGAACAATTGACTCTGGGCGATAACAAATCCTAGTAGAGGCATCAATTTGGATAACACCATAACCGCCACCACCAGGAATAATTCTAAATAAAACAATCTCTGATCCCGAAGAGCCAGTTCCTAATAATTCTACTTCACCGCTTGAGCTGAAAACTTCGACCATTGTAACTTTAGCTTCGGAAGAATTAAATAATTCTAACCAAGAAGAAGTGCTGACTGTTACTGATGTTGGTGAATTAATATCTTTATATAATTGAGCCGAACCGCCTCCTTGATGTACAAGACGAATTGATGCAAATGCTTTCTTTTTGCCGCGCTCAGTACCTGAATATGCCATTTTTATAATTCCTTTATTAAATAATATACCAACGATTATTGCCATCACTTTGTAATGTAACGGATTCTCCATCGCGTTCAATTAATAATGGCATGTTAATTGAATTAAATTCAACATATTCATTTAATGCGGGAGTTATTTGAATAGTGCGATTAGCCGCAGAGGCATTATTGCCAATATCTTTAATAACTAAAAGACGTTTAGTAACTGCAGAAGGGAGAGTAATAACGCAACCAGAAGACATAGAATCAACATTAATTATTACATCTGTTGGTTGAATGGTATAAGCAGAAACACCGATTGAAACAGAATTTACCGAAACTGCGCCTAATAATTTAATTTGAGAAGATGTTAATTGCATTACTGGTGTAGAAGATCCGCTTCCTACGTTTGCATATGTTTCTACGCCAAATTCTAATTGAGAAGTAAATTCAATTTTATTTGAACTTGCTCCAGATCTAACCGCAATTGAATGAGAATCAGATGTATTTCTTAATCTAATTGAATCTGCACCCGCGCTTGCGATATCTAAAATATAGTCGCCAGAATTTTGGCCAATATATAATTGGCTGTTGGTATTATTCCAAAATAAATTATTATTATTTTGAGCAATTTCATAGGCGGAGTTAATAAAAGTAATTGAACCAGGAGTTAAATTTTGCAAAATAATTTTATTTGAATAAACATTTTGCCATGGTGTGCTAATTTCGCCTAAATCAAAAGTACTAGAGGCAGGAACCAAATTAGAAATAAATCTACCTTGAGCATTGATAGTAGCTGAGGCAGAAAGTCCTAAAACAATAATTCCATTTAATTGTGCATTAGATTCAACAAATAAATTTTTAGTATAAGTTGATTGCCAATATAAAAAATTTGATCCTAAGTTATAATTTTCTGTAATTGCTGGAACAAAATCAGAATTAATTTGTCCGTTAAATTCTGAAAGAGAGTTTACTGTTAATGTATTTGTTGTATTTACACCAATAGTTGCGTCTTCATAGACAGTTAATTCATTTAAAAAACCATTCCATGGTTTTAAAATAGATCCCAAAGGTGTATTTGCAATTTCTGGCAAAACTGCATCAGATACAATTACCAACCCATCACTACTGGCTTTTAATTCTGCATCCGCACCTAAATTTGTTAATTTGAAATAATTTGCGTAATTTGTTGGTGAATATAACATCCAACCGTTTCTATCGGGAGACAGGAGTATTTTTGCTACTGAAGAAGGATTTGTAGATGTACCCGCCGCAACTTCATCAAATGATGAATTATTTACATTTTCGTTTTGAACCTCAAAATATAAATCTTCAGAAAGGGCAGTAACTATAAATTGGCCATTCATTTGGCTATAAAAAAATCCATCAATAAAAACCGTAGAACCGATTTTAATATTTCCGGTATCGGCCGCAAAATATCTAACAGTGTTTCCAGATTGCCATGTTGGATCAGAAATTGCTAAAAATATTGCGTTAGCTTCTTCAACAATTAACCCGCTATTTTGCGCAGTATTATTTAAACCACCAACGTTCAATGTAAAAGTTTTATCGGAAACAAAAGACTCAATCGACTGAGTTGTTGAAACAGTACCATTAATGTTGATAATGTCAGATGGACCACCAATATTAATCGTAGTTTTGCCAGAACCTGTCCCGATATTAATTGTTTTTGTTAAAGAACCAGTACCAAGATTTACAAATTCTGTCTCGGCATTAATACCAATATTTAATTGTTTTTCAGTATTTGCTGATTCAACAGATCCTTCAATTCCAGCAACTGATTTTACTTTTAATCCATAACCAGAAGGTTGATCAAATTGCGCTAAATCTGCAAAAGTTGATGTGCCGTTTACATTAAAATTACTTGATAATATTGAAGTATTGGCATAATTAATTCCAATTCGTCCTAGTGTATCAATTAATACACCATTATTTAAACCAGTAGAAATGACTAAATTTACAGAATCAGAACTATTTAAATTTGCAATATTACTATTAAAATATAAAGAAACTTTTTGATCGTCAATTGTATCGTTTCGAACAACAACGCCGAAAGGTCCTAAGTTAATTGTTTTCCATCTATAATCAAACGTTCCCAAATGATAGAAATTATCAATAGATGGATTAAGAGGAGAAGTAAAACCTGCGTTGATCGTCACCGTATCAGATGGATTATCACCAAGGATTGTATTTCCATCTACTTGTAAATCAGAACCTAGCCATAATGATTTCCATCTATTACTTAAAGATCCTAAATTATGAATATTATCTGTAAATGGCGTTAATTCTGAAGAAATAAAAGCATTTACTGTTAAAGAATCACCAGATGAATCACCAAGGATTGTATTTCCATCTACTTGTAAATCAGAACCTAGCCATAATGATTTCCATCTATTACTTAAAGATCCTAAATCAAATAAATTAGAAACTGAAGGAACAAATGAACTTGCACCTCTAGCATTAAAAACAACAGTATCGCTGGATGAATCACCAAGGATTGTATTTCCATCTACTTGTAAATCAGAACCTAGCCATAATGATTTCCATCTATTACTTAAAGATCCTAAATTATGAATATTATCTGTAAATGGCGTTAATTCTGAAGAAATAAAAGCATTTACTGTTAAAGAATCTGAATTAGAATTTCCTAAAATTGTATTATTATCAACTTGCAAATCACCTGTAAATAATCCATTTACAGAAGTTAATTTTGCACTGAGCCAAAGATTTTGCCATCTTAATAAATCTTGCCCTAAACTAAAAGAATCATTTACAGAAGGGTCAAAATTACTTGCAATTCTAGCAGTAAAAACTGCTGTATCACTTGTGTGATTACCGACAAATAAAGATTGATCAATAATTAAAGAACCATTTGTCTGTAATGTATTGATATTAGAGCGATATAAATTTACATCGGTAGAAAATAATCCTCCGCTTCCCCATTCTATTTTTCCGTCTCTGTTAATAGAAAATAAAACATTAGCTTCACCTTCTATTCGACTTTCATAAACAAGGGAATCGGTAGCAAGCTGAGAAGAAATTAATGAATTAACAGTAGTTTGTCCAATTACTCTGAGCGTAGAATCAAAATTAACCGCACCACCAACATCCAAATAAAGAGGACTAGATGGCGGTATTTTTCCTATTCCAACTCGCGAAACAATATGCATAATTATGCCTACTTAAAAATTCAATTTTTTATAGAAGAACTTTGCTGTTCAATATCAAGAGAAGAAGATTTTTCTGGTTTTTTTGGATCTTCTAAAATCAATGCTGGTTTTATTCGAGATACTTGTTCTTCAGAATTATCAGAAGGCGCTGAAATTTTGCGTTCTTCTAATCTTTCCATTGGTCTGATGTACGAACTAGCGTTTTTTCTATTTTCCTCAATATATTTAACAACAGCTTCTGCGACATCGTCATCAATTTCTACTTCTGTATCTTCGGAAACAAAAGTAGGCATTTGAGTAATGGTATTCATTAAATGACGACCGCGACGATCATACATGTGATCCATTGGTTTCAGTTTAATTTTTGCCATTTTATCTCTCCAAAAATGATTTAATTTTTCATTTCTACGTTCAGTTTAACATCAATACCAGATTCAGATTCTAACATTTTCTTTTTAGCTAAAACCCAATCCGGCCCTAATTTTATTTCGCATTTTTTCCATTCACTTATTTCTTGAATTCCGCCATTTTCAAAATATAAAACCATTTTGTCCTGAGTTGATTCATATACATGACCAATTACATTCATTTTTTTCCAGAACCATTTTTTCCTATATTTGAAAATATATCTCATTTTACCCTCATAATATATAGAGCAGTAATATATTTAGGTTCTGTTGACGCAGAATTTGTCGTTGGAGACGCTCCGCCTGTTGTCATGTCATTACGCCCATCTAATCCGCCACCATGAGTGGTTCTTGGCTGAATCCAGTGACGGTGCCAATCTACATGATGCCAGTGCGAACCAGCGCCATCAATTCCAAACTCTCTTGAAGACGGTGGATCGCGTTCGCCTCGAATGTAATAGTAATTGCTAGTTCGGTCACCAGATCCATCTGGGAAACCTGTAGATGCTACGTTTTCGGTATTGTGCCAGTGCCATCCGGCATCATTAGTACGGGCTCCATAGCCATAATAATCTTGGTATGTATTACCCGACCCATCACCATATGGATAATGACCCCATTGAGAACCGTCATTTGACCAATGCGCACCATAATAATGATAATGGCCAGGAGATGTATGAGTATGGTTTGGGGTCGTGTGTTGGTGCGTGTTGCTACCACCTGTGGCATTAGAAGTTAAATTGCCCTTCAAAAATACATCATTATTAATATTAGGAATAGTTCTTCCGTTTAATGGACTAGTTGCATCGGCAATCACTTGACCATTGCACCGCACATAACCAAAAACATCGGCGGCAGTAGTTGCAACACAAGAATACGCACCAGTTAGCGCAGGCACGGTTGCAATAACTGCGCCTAGCGGTACAAATCCTACTCCAGAAGCTGTACCGTTAATAGTGATTGAACCATTAATAGTAACGCTGCCATTTGTTGTTAGCGTTCCATTTGTTGTTAATGTTCCATTTGTAACAAATGTGCCTGTAGTAGTGGTATCGTTTAATGTTTTATTATTAATTATTTGCGAATTTGTTGTACCAACAAATGTATCTGTATTATCGGGCAGAGTCCAAATTCTATTAGAACTGGCTTGCGACACAATTTTATGCGTAAACGCTGAACTACTTGCTTCTAATGAGATAACACCTAATTTATTTGGAGATTTAAATAACCATTCGTTTCTATCTGAAGAAATTTTTATATATGCAGTAATTGCAGAATTTTCTTCAATTTCAAAACCAGAACCAGATGCAGAGGCAATCAAACCATTTTTATTTAATGTGATTAATTTATCAAAAATTTCTGTATCGGTTGATTGAATTTTATTAACAGTGCCATATAAATTAACAGTTGTCCCAACTTTACCAATATTTATTGTTGAAGCTGAAATAGTCCCTAAATTAAGAATATTGCCGTCTGATTCGACTGAGCCGGCATTTTGGATTATAAGATTTTTGGAATATGTATTATTCCAAAATAATAAAGAAGATCCTAAATTAACTGATAAAGTAGAATTAGGTTCTATCGATGTCAAACTACGACCATTAAATGAAATAAGATCGGCTGATGAATTTCCTAAATCTACATTTGCATTAAAGAATGCGTTATTTTGAAAAAATACTTGAGAATCAAAATTTGCAGAACCAGTGACATCTAGATGATGACTAGTCGGATTTTTACCAATTCCTACCCTGCTTATAATTCTCATTTTCTCACCTTAAATGCCTTGTAAACATTACTGTCAATGATTGGGAACCATCTGGTGTAGAATCAAGAGTTACTCCAGTGTTAGTTTGAGTTCCACCAATCCACACATTTTGGCCCGAAGAAGTAATTCTAGTATTCCAGATAAAGTCTGTTGTATTTCTTAAAAATCCATGATTAACAGACGTTGTTGTAGATATACTAGTTGTTACTCCTGTAATAATTTTAGTCAAATCTCTTTGCAAGGCAAGACCTTCTACTTGTATAACAGAACCGTCAAAAAATTGAAGACTGGTTATACCATTAACTGTAGCTCTTCTTGCAAGAAGAAGAACATTTTTGTTTCGTAAATCTCTCACTGGATTTTTTGAAGCTGGTAAAATTTGATAAGTATCTTCAGCATAACCTGCGTCGTAAATATCTACAACTCCAGAAGTTAGACTAACTGGTGTAGATGTTGAATCATCATTTAACCTAACCCAAAGTCCATCACCATCATTAGCAAAATTCAATGATGCAGAATCAATAGTAAATGTATGCCACGCGTCGGCATTATTTAATCCAACGCTAACTAAATTATTAGTTTTGCGTTTTTGTATAGTGATTAAATTACTATTTAATGAAGAAAAAACACCGGAGTTATTTATTTCAATGCCATGATTTAATTTTAAAAATAAATTTGGAATGCTTCTTACCGGGGAAGAATCCGCATCTTCCATCAAAGGAACTTCTTCCCCAGGCTGCATGACTCCATAATTTCTTAATTGAAACAAATTACCTTTTCTTCGGCCTAAAAAATACATGTTGATATCATCAACAGGGAGAATCAAAGGAGAAGCATCAACACTTTGAACTTTTAAGCCCTGAGAATCAGAAGTGACAAATAAATCTGATAATTGATATCTTTGCCTAAACCATCTAAATGGTTCTGTTGATGGCACATCGATGGGGTATTCAATAATCAAGCCAGTGGTAATGCTAGTAGCTACGCGCCCACTAGTAGTGTAAACAATGCCGCCTTCTACAATTCCAGTCACTCGATTGTATTGATAATAATCATCACCAAGTTTTCTGATATAATCACCAATTGCTACACCAGTAAAATCGCCTTCTTGGCCAGATACTGTTACATTTTGTGCCGGTGGAGAAGCAATTAATAATGTTTCTACGCCCCATTTTACACTGTTACCACTTGATTCGGTAGGAATTTTTTCTCGATCTAATTTAACAAAAAAAGCAGCGTTGTCTGGAATAACTGCAGTAAAATCAGTATCTGAATATACACGATTTGTAAATGGATTGATGAATGTTCCGCCTAGTTCCCACTTAATTGGTCCATAATTCATGGTCAAAGATAAAGGAGCGGAGGAAGAAGACAATGATCGACTTTTTAATGCGGTACCAGTCCAAGTTAATGTACGGCCATCAGTTGATGGCACAAAGGCCGTTGCATTTGGATTCAAAAACAAAAGACTTGGAATAGTTTTTCCGGCAATCGGCGTATACCAGCTAGCAGAACCTTTCATTTCTGCTATCAAAGTCATGACTGCGTCCATCCATTCTTTTAAATTAGTTAATGCTTTATCATTGATTGCACCATTTGCATCTTGGTAATAATATGGATTTTCTGTTGTAAATTGATTTAAATAGATGGAAGACGCGGGTAAAGCATTTTCTGCTCGATTGGAAGACCAATTAAATTTTTTATAAGGGCTTGGTAGAGCTCCACCACTACCTAATCTGAAAAATAAATCTCGGGCATCTGAAATATTAATAACATTTGTGCTATCTGTTTTTAAAATAGCGATTGGTATTGCATCTACTGAAAATCCTTCAGTATTATATCGTAGTTGGAGTTTGATGATAGATTGAAAATCAACAGAAGCGTTGAATTCTTGACCTGCTGGATTTTGATCATTAGTATTACTAGGATCAAAAAATGCGGCAGAAATTGGTGTAGTTGTTACCCTTTCTACAAAAGCTTCAATAAACACTTTTTCTGTGCTGGGAGGAACATTAATAATTTCGTCTTCTGCATCTGGTAAGCCATAAAAAAATGAAGCTTCATTATCAAGAGGCAATAAAACTACAGCGTTAGAAATTTTAACAGTTACCGTAAACCCGTTAAGAGCGGTAACTTCTAGTCCTTTGACAACATAATTTTTTTCTAATCCATTAAAAACATAGGCAAAAGCGCGTAAATCAAATGCGTTAAAAGAATCTGTGGCAACCATATGTTGCAGATCTAATCTTTGTTGTGAAAGATAATTAACCCTGCTCAAAATTGCCATTAATTTTCACCTATTCTTGAAAAGGAGCAATACCAGGATCTTCATATTTTAAGTCAGGTAATTGCACTTTTATATTTAATTTTACTCCAACACTTACTAAAGTTTGCAGAGTTTGTTGAAGTGTAACTCGCACTTGTGTTGCACCTGTAATATACACCGGATATTGTTTTCCGCCTATGCCAATCTCTGGAGCAGATGGTTTGCTGATAACTCGAATATATGAATTTGCTGAATGCGAATTTTTAAACACATAAGCCGGATCAATTTTTAATTGAGCTGGATTACCTGGAATTGCCAAATCATATTTTATAGGCCCTTCTTGTAAAGAATTACCAAAATTAATAATGCAAAATCCAGACGATGGCAAATTTTCTGTAGAATCAATATATAAAATACCAGGAGATTCAAATGAAACAATTGGTCGTTCTAGTCTAGAAAAATTTGCAGATATTGTATACGGAGAAATTTTCCCAGTAACATCGTATAAATACGACCCAACAATATTTTGGTTTTCTGGAATAGAGGCAGAGGCTAAAAATAATGTTGCATTCTTAAAAAAGTTATTTCTATTCCATTGACTTAATGGTTTTGGCATATAATATCTAAATTCTTCGCCACCAAAAACACCAGACCGACGACATTTACCATCACGAATAATAACCCAAGTACTGGGGTCTATTGGATTATAATCTAATGGAACGCCAATATTTGATTTAAAATAAACAAATTTGTCTTCTTGGCTATGAACTTGTAGATAAATAGTTTTCAAGTAGGTTGCAATACCAAATCTAGAAATTGGAATAAATCCAAAATCTAATAATTTAACTATTGAACCGTTTGTAAATTTTGCATAACCTCTAGAAATACGATCTGGAAACTCAAAGGCAATATCGGTTTTTCGAGAGGCGTCTGGTTTAAATATTACGTTAAATCCAAAAATCCATGCACCATTATATTTAATAGGCGCTCCAAGCGGACCATCATTTGCAGTCGGTGTTGCTACTTTAAATACTGTAGGTGTTGCTAAACTTGGGTTAAATCCACTTCTTAATCTCAGGCGAGTATCAGAAATAATTGAGGCAACTTCTCTGTTTTGAGTTGTAGACAAGATAATTAAATCATTTGGTTTGACTTCAGATAAAAATTTTGTACCAACACCGTAAACGTTTTTTCCAACCGATGTAATAGTGCCTGAACCATATGGCGCAGGGCCAGTTCCTAAAATTTCAAATGAGAATTTTTCTTTATCTAGAGTACGTCTTACTTTATGCAATTTATTGATATCATCACGTAATAATTTTCCGTTGACAGATTCAACGGGATTAAAATAACTCGCCATCATAAAAATATCTACATACAACGTTTCTGTAGTATTCATATAACTTAATTGAAATTGAGTGTCGCTTTGAATTCCAACATTATCTTTAAAAAAGATTCTTGGGCCTTCAAAAATAGAATGCGGCTGCAAATTCATAGAATTAGCTGGCGGCCTAATTCTAATTTCTGTAATTAGATTATTAGAAAATAAATTATGAATAATTGTAATTGTGTTTTCGCTATTTGGAGAAGCTGGTAATGGCAAATTAATAGAAACAATTCTAGTAAAATTAGCAAAGACATGTTGATAGTCAAGAACGTAAGTATTAACATTTGCTAATGATTGATGCGGCGCTGAGGTAAATTTTACAGTATTCACATCATCAACAATTCTAATACCGTGCAAATTAGAATTAGTATCTGCATCTGCCATCATGAAAGATGTATATATAGTATTAAAATTATGAGTGTATGTAGTTGTTGTATCTGAGCTAGGATATGTATTGGGTCCAATAGATCTGGTGACTTCGCCGGCTACAACATCTGGATTCATTGAACACATTACAGCTCTTACGAATCTTTCATCTGGCGTTGGAATACAACGCAGCAATGTACTATTATCTGGATCTTCTGGATCTGGAAGATAATTAAAATAATATTTTTCTTGAGTTAATTCATCGATAAATTGAATATAAAGTAATTGTGTATCCATTCCATTTTCAAATGAAACTTCATCCGCATCTGGCGGAATTCTAATATTTTTTATTGTTTTATGTTTAAAAATAGGCTGGTCAAGATTTACATCTTCAAATTTGACTTCTTCAATATTTTCTAAATTATGGTTTAAACGTGGTGTGTCAATTATTAATTCTGAATTATCAAGATAACCATTAATAGGATCTTTCATTTGAACAGATTCAAATGCCACCCCACATTCAGTGGCTGATAAATATGGTGTGCTATTTTGAATAGCTTCGTCAATAACTAATTCTTGAGTATTTCCAGACGGAACGTTTTTGTTATTATAATAAAAATATTTTTGTATAAATCCATTAGAAAATCTAGCCGAGCGAAGAGCTACAACTCCAGAATCTGGAAAAGAGTTTGGAAACGGAATAATTAATTTAGATGGGTTAATATCTAATAATTGAGCAGTTTGGTTTCTAAACCTAGATGCTCCTTCTTGTTTTTTTCTTACAATAGGGGGAATTACTGGAATATTAACATCTACAATTCCTGATCGAGCTTCAGAAACGTATGCAAAAAGATCGTTTGTGAAAATAGTGCGAAAATCTTTTGTTGTGATCGCAAAATTTGAAGATTCAGATTGAGTAAAATTTACATTTGTATATAAAAAATTAAATGTTTTTATTTCAAAATAATCATAACCGCAATTAATTATTTCATAAGTTCCATTTAATTTTGAAAATTCAACAAATGTTGAATCAACTAAATTAGAAATAGAAATATGATCCCCAATATCAAGTATTGGTAAATTTGGATTTGGTCCACCAATCCATGTGAATCGAACTACGTCAGAATAAATTGCGTCAGAATAATGATTTACGCGCCACTCTGTTCCTACAGAACTGCATGAATCTTTATATCCTTCAAATTTTAATTTATTTTGTACTGATCCGCCAATTACTTTGATTTTAGCAGAAATGCCAAAATCTCTACTTACAATACGAACTCCACTTTTCCTTGTTGTTTTATTTGTAACAATATCTGCATACAGTTCTGGAACCTGAGCATTTATTGTGCTGGCAATTTGTGCTGCAGAAATATTTGAAATATCATTAAATTTATCTGCAGAAAATAAAATACTAAAAACGCCAGACTCTGTTTGTACTAATAATGTGTCTTTATCTGATAAATTAAATGGTTCAGAAATAGTACTAGAAACAGTTGGATGAAGGACTGCGGAACCATAAAAAACTTCAATAATTTTATTTAATGTAGGAACAGATTGTTTTGGAGCAAAAATTGAAGGGAGAGCCAATTGCCGAAAAGAGTTTTGGTCTAATCCAGAGTTTTGTGAAATAGAAAAATTATATCTATTGGCAAGACTTGTTAAAAACCCACTTTCTGCAGTAGTTAGAAATAATTGTTTTCTGGCTTGAGAAAGCTGCTCAATAACAAAAGTATCACCAGTCGCAATTGCTTGCAGCAGACCTCTTAATGTAGTCTGCTCTTCTTTTAAGAATGAGTCTGGCAGAAAATCAAAAACAGAACTCACAATAGAACATCCTCTGGTTTTGAAATACGAGGAACTTCAAAACTTCCTACTTTAATAACACCTTCGTTAGCTATCGGTAAAGTAAAATCAATTTGTACATTTTTAACACCAGGAACTTCTTGTACATGTTTTATGATTTCACTAACTACAACTTCTTTGCCAACTCCCAAAGCATTTATATAAGAAGTAATTGCAGATTTAACTGGATTTTTGATTGAATTCAAAGAAATACCATCTTTTGAATCAACAGTTAATGCTATCTGAATACTCTTAATTAGTGGCGCTGAAACTTCAATTGATGTTCCAGCGGCTCGAACTCCTGGGTAGGCAATTATGTTAGACGGAAGGCCATCAAGAACGCGATGGGCTTCTGCAATTAATTCCGTGTAATATTTGTAACCATCTACACCAACAGTCGTTGATTCATCAAAATCTAGTTTATGCAAACATTTTATTTTTGTATTGAATGCCGGACTGAGTTTATATGCAGATGTTTGCGGCATCAAATATAATTCAGCATCATTTTGAATTGCGTTATGGTGAGCGTATCCAGAAACCCATCTATATGATTTAAATGGGACAGATTCTTGAAAAAGAATTGCATTTTTTGAATTTGCTAAAAATAAAGTTTTAGAAACGCTTGTTGCATTTGGAATAATTGCTTCAACAAATAAATCAAATTCATTATTCAGGCCAATTTTTGTTATTGTCCAAGAACCGATCAACGATGTATCAAACCATGTTGGAGTTCCTGGACTAGCGTTTTTAATTATTAAAATATCATTCTCAAAAACAGAATCAGAATCCCAAATGCGAATGTGGCGTTTATCTGCGGTATTCTGAGAATGCGTATCGTTAATTGGACCAGATTGCCATTTTAAATTACCAACCGCACCATCGGCATTAATTTCAGTATTTCCAAGAGCCAAAATTTCTGCTACTGCATTATCATTTTTAATGATGAAAATATTTTTGCCATTATGAGCGACAATTCTAAATTTTCCTCGATTTTGAATTGCAAATGCTTCTGAAAAATAAATCCAATCGTCTGTGCTAACAGAAAGATCACGAAGTTGCATATCTTCGTGAGAAGAAAAAGAAAAATCTACGTAAACAAATCCATTTCCTAATGGTTTAATTCTGTAATAAACAGATTCATCATTAGAAATTTTCCAATCTGAAGAAATTTTAGGCACTCCAGATTTATAATTTGTTTTTATATTTTTTTCGTTTTTAAGCATTGGCACAAACATAAACTCTGTAGTTTCTCTATTCAGACCAATACCAGATACATTGATTTCATCGTCCATAATATTTGTTCTAGAAGTCTGAACGTAAATATCATTTAAATTTTTTGCAACAATTCTAAATCTTCCGTTATTGGAAGATTTTATAAAACCAGAAATAGAAACAACATCACCGACAGAAAAATCTGATTGATTGTTGAGTGGGCCTATTTTGATAAAACCTGTATATATTCCAGAAGATTGGTAGATTGCAGACATTGTCCCAGAATCAATAGTGTTTCTTGCTACAACAGTTTCTGTTGTAATATTTGGAGCAATTACATAAATGATTTTTTCATCTTCAATATGCACTACCGGATAACCAATATACTTTCCTGTTTCATCTTCAATAGGAGAAATACATTGATTATTTGTATTAAATATAGATGTATAGTTGCATAAAAACGGAGAAGTTGTTGATTGCGATCCGCGAAGAATAAGCATATCTCCAACTTTTGCGTTGAATACGCCAGAACCGCTTGTAACTTGTAATTTTGCAATTGCAGAATTCACTTTTGTAATTTCGACAGTTTCACCACCAATAATACCGCTTTGGGATTTTCTAAAAACAAAACGACCATTATTCGGACTAGGGCGAGAGTATGCTACTCCCGTGGAAATTTTAAACCAAGTTTCAATATCCGGAGAGTTATTGGGTGTGATTTTTGAGTCTAACGTAGATGCGCTTGGCTGAGTTCTGTATGCTTTATAAATCGGCGCTGGAATAAGATTATAAACTTCAACAAATGAACCACGCGGCATTGATTGTGCTAAAGAAAAATCTGTTCTAATTTTAACAGAGCTATCTTGTCTTGATGCAGAGGTTTTGGCGCTTGCAATCACTGAATTTGCAGTAACACCTGTAATTTTGACTGCGCCAGAAGAACCTAGATTATAAGAATTGAATTGAATATAATATTCATCTTGAATACGTGAAATTTCTGCCTGAATATCTAAAGGACTAATTGCAGTAAATCTAAGCCACCGTTCAAGCGCTTTTGCCATTCCTGGAATCAAAATGCACTCTTGGTCTGCATATACAGAACTAAATCCTGTATTTAATATTTTCTGCTGAGATGGTAATGGAGCATCATCATATTGTACCAACGCTGTAATTTTATTATCTATGGGCGAGTAGGTATGTATGTGTGCAATGCATCCAAAAGGCGCTCTGGCTGAATGATAATAATTACTATTTAAAATAGAAGTTAAATCATTTCGTGCCGTAGTATTACCATGAGTATGGTACGTTGGATATTTAACAATTTTTGTTTTATCTGTAGTTTCAGTGACATCAATGGTAAAAACAGGATTGTCAACGTAGTATTCTTGACATTTATCAAGAATGTCTTGGATAGTTTTTGGTTCCAACGTATATGTCTGAATTGGTGCATAATCAGAAATATAGCTAACTGGCGTATAAGAATTCATTCTAATACCAGGCGCAGAAACTACAACAGTATCTGGATCTGGTGTTTCGATAACTAAATAAGAACCTGAATATAGTTCTGTACCACCAATATTTAAAATATCGCCAATAACAAATGCACCAGATAAGTTAATAGAAATTGCGCTAATAGTGAATTTAACAATGTTTGCGCCAGTTGGGCTTGTATAATCTGATGGCGTAATAGTATATGATCCAGTATATTGCGTTCCTAAAACTGCTGGTCCAGAACATAATGTACATGTAATAACTAAAACAGATTTATCTACTTCTTGAAAAGAAGTGTGAGAAATTTTTAGTTGTGATTCATTAGGATCAGTTGGGAACGAAAAATTAAATCTAAAATCATGAACAGGACCATATTGTGTTGATTTAATCACAAATGTGTCCGAAGGATTGCCTGCAAATGGTAAAGATGGGTAAACCGTATGGATCACTGTTGGTTTAAATAAAATATTAAAATCTGTAAAATCAAATGATCTATATGGACTATTTGGTTCAAAAAACGGTCTATTTTCATCATCTGGATCTTTAATTGTAAAAAATAGCTGATTGCCTGGACCAGAGCCAAAAGGGCTGACAGTTTCTGTCAAAACTTTTTTATACAGAGGAATACTTGTCGTTTTATTTGTTGAATCTAGATCCATCTCAACAACTAATTTATCAACTGGCGTGAACGGTAAATCATTCAATCTAACTGATAAATTAGTTTTATTTTCATTTGTACCGTAAATAGTCTGCGGTTTTGGTTGAAGAACATCAATCCCCCGTGTAAAACCCGCAAATGGTGCGGAAGAATCATTATTATAAACACGAGAAATTACACTAGAGTTTCTGCCAGAAATAAAAGCTTCTTGCAATCCTTTTGGATAATCTAAAATATTTTGTGAGGCGCGAGAAGCAGGATTTCTTTCATCGTTTAAAATTTCTGTTTCTGTTGTGCCAAAACTTAAATATCCGCGAGTATTATAAAAATCTTTTGGATAAGTAGGCCCATTAATTTGTAAAATATATGGAGCACCACCACCAATGAATCCACTATTTTTTGAAGCAATATGTGGCTGAATACTAGCTGCTACGGCAGGCACAAAAACGTTTTGTGCTGACGATACAGAAGCTAGAACTGAAATTTTTGAATCATTTTCAGAAAAATTATTGCTACGAATAGCTAATTGTCTAGGGGAAATTTTGTATGCATATCCACCAATTAATATTTTGTTAATTTCTGTGGTTAAAACATCTACCGTTTGGTAATCAGAAATTGGAATATTAATGATTTGAGGAATAGAATTTTCACATTTGAACGCATGTAACATGCCAACAGTTAAATCAAATGTTGACGGAACAGATGGTATATATCCATCAATTGTTGTTTTGCCTAATGTTGCAGACGCAATTGCTGAAACGGGCAGATCAATATAAAATTCATTGATTGTTGGTGCCGGAGAGTTTTTAATAACTGCGGTATATGGAAAAGTTAATCCAGGAAACATTGACTGAACGAGAGGGCTTGCATCTGTGATTCTAAATGTTTCTAATGGCTGAAATCCATGATTTGGTAAAATCACTTTAATCATTGGATCGCCAACAGTCGCTTCAATCAATGTGTCAGAAAAAATACCAAAAAAAGCTTCTCGTTCAATTTTTGATGTTTCAATATCAATGAATGTATCTTTTTGTACAAAAAAATTAATTGTGTTTGGAACAAACGTATCTGTAATACCAGAAATTAATTTTTTAAATTTAAAATTAGATACTGAAACTACTTCAGTTACTTGGTGAAATCCAAGTAAGTCTGTGTCATTTAATTGTGAGCTAGGCGCTAGATTTGTTGCAGTTAACTCAAATGTTTGGCCGACAATAAAATTATGATTTTGAGATGTAGAAACAGAAAAAGTTACATATCCTTCTGAATCTGTTGTTGTATGAGTCATAGGGCATAGATTAAACAATTGGTCTTCGCCGCGAGTACACAATCCTTTTTGTAAAACTTTCATTAAGCTGTTTGTTCTACCTGGCATTTTATTTGCCACAGAAGAATCACTGGCTAGAAAAATAAAATCGCCTAATTCAATTCCAGAATAAACTGTATTATCTGTATTCAATAATCTAATAATATTTAAATCTGGAGACAAAATTTGTGGAGTTAAAGAACTAGAACCGCTTACGGCAAGTTGTCTAATTGTAAATTCTCCATCAACCCCTACTACAATTCTTGGCGCACCAAAATTTGTTTTTCCTGCTGAAAAAACTCCGCTCACTGCTTCTTTTGATCTAATTTCTGCGCGAGTATATTTTGAAGAAACAGTTACGTTATCATTTAATTGCGGTTCTTTAATTAATTTAATTTCGCCACGAACACGATTAATTTCAAAATCTGGTTCTGCTCCATAACTTTCTAATTTATCTGATGCATTAAATAATTTATTTACACCAATCCATGTTGCAGGTAGACCAGTGGATGTAACAGTTTCAATTTTCACTGATCCAGATGCACTAAGCGTCTGCCATGAAGAGAAAGCTAATTTTGAGCCAACTTGATATACCTTAACTCCAGCAACTTTCTTTTTGAAAATTTTAATCCAGTCTGTTATTTGCGCTGTTGAAATGGTTCTGCCTATTGCTAAAAAATCTTGATTAGTAATAGAAAAAACTTGCGGAACACCATCGACTGTCATTTGGACATTTGTTAAATCTAATTCAGTCAACGATAACCATGGGAAATTAGCTGTATATACTGTTGCTGAACTGCCTTTAAAAGACATTAATGCATTATTTTTATAAAGATAAATTGGCCTAACTACGTGAGTAGGAAGTCCTAATATAACTTGAAGTGGGCTTGGAAGAATTTGCAAAGTTTCTGCTGTACCTGAAATATCAAATATTGATAAAACAGAACCATTTTTTGCCGTGCGGAATCCTAAACTTGATGCGCTGTTTAAAATAACTGCGTTAAACGCTCGAACAATTTCAGAAGGCTGAACTGCTAGTAGGTTAGCATATTGAGAAATGCTAATATAAAATCTAGAAGAAACTCCATCTAACACAATATCTAAATACATTCTATCTTGAAGAGTATACGGTCCAGGCTCTACGCCTTCAGCTACGCACCCAGTAATTGGATAATTGGATGTTTTAAGAAAAATTTCTTGTCCACTAGATTTTACTAGTAGATCTTCATAATCTAATCCTTTGAAAGACGGTTCAAGACCTGATCCATCATCAATGTAAATTTTTGTTGCTTCATTTTGATTAGTTGATTCAACAATATTTAATGATGTGATTGTTTTGCCGCTTTCGGGATCTCGTAATCCTTGCAAAGAACTAGAAATTGAAAGCTTTGTACCTCTGCTTAATGAAGCAATATAACTTGCAATTCTTTGCCTTAAAGACTCGTCGCCTTCGGCACTTGTTCCGTTTGTAAAATTAGAAATATTTGTGACAGACGCCCCAGAAAAAGGAGGGGAGACGAATTCTTTTACAGCGCCGGATGATACGTTTCCTAATTCGCCAAAAGAAGTGCATGTTGCTGTTGTATAAACAGTATCTTCACCATCAAAAAGACTTGTTGTGCGATCAATAGTATATTGAACTGGAACATTACCATTAGATCCTGGCGCAAGAATCAAAGTTCCTGCTGTAATTTGCCGATTGCCCCCTTGCGAAAGGACAGCGGATTCACCAAATGTATGATTATTCACTAATGGAGTTGCATTATTTAATGTCAATGACCAATAAGTAGTATTGTTTTGAATGTCTGTATATTGAATTGGACCTTCTTCATTTGGAGTGTTTCTTCCTAGATAAAAAGATCCAGATGATGGCCAACCAGTACAATCTTGTAAATAAACTTTTAATGATCCTGCGTATGGCGCAGGTTTGCCAATATAAACTGAGGTGGCTTTTTTAGAGAACGCTGAAGATATTTTTACTTGTCCACTAGAGCGTTTAGACGGAAAACGGCCAAAACCACCAACTCCGTTAGGAATTTGAGCTTCAATTGCTTTTTCATCTAACTCACTTCCAACTAATGTTTGGAGATTTGAGCTCTCTAAGATTTTCAATACACCTAATTGGTTTTGATAATCTTGCAGGGCTGCTGCTTCTAAAATTGTAGAAGTCACACTCCCTTCACTAACATCGGTAATATCCGTATTAGCAGTGAGCTTACGAATCATATCAGCTAAAATCGATTGAACGCTTTTAACTGTTATCGCCATTTTTAATTCTCCATCAAATCACAAAAGCTAATGGTATTAGTTGGTTAGATCCAGCAATTGTAACAAATACCGTCATTCCAATTTTATTATCTGCAGAAATATTTATATCTCTAAGTGTAACAGATGTAAAACGTAGATCTTGTTTCAATGTTTGTTCAATCACTGATGCTATTTTCGTTGAAGTTGTAGCACCTTGCAAGGCAAAACCAATATTATTTGATAATCCATAATTAGGGTGTAATGGCAATTGCCCTTTTTCAGTTTCAATCATTAATCGCGCAGTTTGCCTTACGTTATTTATTCCAAATTGATATTTTAAATCTCCGCTAGTATCAAGCAAAAGATCGCCAGTAATATCGTCTCGAGCTATATCTACTCCAAATGATAAAAGAGCTTTATCTAATTGTTTTAACTCGCCTTCAGTTGGTTCTGGAATATTTGTATACGGCGCAGAAACCGTTACCGGAATTTTAACTAAAGAAAAATCTGTGATAGTTTCTGGCTGAAACACCCGAATGAAAGGAACGTGTGAAATTGATAGTTTAGATAAATCTTGATTTCCACTAAGATAAATAGTAGCAGAACCGTCACGGTTATCGTTAACCTGTTGAATTTTTCTAACTTCTTCTGGAACAATACGGCTTCCTATCTTGATAGCTGAATTGATTCGGAATTTTTCTTGTTGAGAAATAGGAACCCTCAAAGTAGCCGCACTTCCGCTTTCTAACAAAAGAATTTTTTCACCGTATAAATCTATATATGGCGGTTTTAAATTATTCACCGTTACTAGCTCATACCATCTATCTGCGCTGCCTAAGTAATCTTGAGCCATTTGTTGTAAACTTTTTTCAAATGGAACAACGATATAACTGCGGTATATATTTTCTACCCTAACATCAGAATTACTTTCAATTAATTTAGAATTTGCAAATGCCAAAAGATTAGGGGCGATATTTTTTTGATATTTAAACTCAATGATAATACCTTCTATATAGTTTTCTAGCTCAATAGTATTATTGAGAATTTGCAAATCAGAAATAAAATAATCTCTTTGTTTTGGAGAACTTTTTCTATTTCTAACAGAATCGTAATAGGAATCTCCTAAACCAATGAAATCAAACGCAATATCTCTTTGGGATTTTAAAAATTTCAGCATTTCTTTAAAATTTTCAACAGAAAAATTTTGAACTCTTTGTTTTTCTTGTTCAATAAATGATTCTTCTGGATCAGTCAATTCCATTGAATTGATATTGATTAAATTCAATAATTCAGTCATTTCTGCAAAAATGTTTAAATCTCTGAATGGATTGACCGCTGCACCATTTTCGTAACTTTCAATAAAATCATGAAATTGTAAAATTTGTTTAACAAGAAACTCATCCCCGTTTGCATAATTTGTAAATAACTCTGTTATTTTGTTCTTATTTTTTACAAACCATGGCCAACGATCAGAAGCCAGCTTTGGAAATAGTCCTAAAGCTGGAGAGCCGCCGGTTCGAACAAGAAGATACAATTGCAAATCTATCTGTAATGAAAATCTGTCGGTGTACTGCGTTGCCATTTTTCTTCCTCTTGTTCTTATTTTATATCATTCCACCCGACCGTTTTCTCCAACCCTTCCTTTTATATATCCCATATTTATATAAAGCCAACTGTTTAAAACAAGAAGTAAAATAAATAACAAGTCAACGCAAACAAACTAGGATACAGTGAAGAATACGGAGGATATATGAAAGATATCAACGGGCAACTGATGAAGTTCCTCCATGCTGCAACTGCGGAAGAAGACTTAAACGAAATAGTTTATCAGCTGCGGGGAAGCAATTATCGTAGCTTACGACTTGTTAACCTTAGTAGAACAAAATTTATGGACTCAGATTTCTTATTTAATAATCAACAATATAAAATTGTGGTAACTCGCAAATTACCACCTTTTGATTCTTCTATGTTTGAAGAAGAATATCTGGAGGAAGAGAATGAAATACTATCTGACGGAGATGACACAGAGTTTTGTCCGTAGTCTTTGTATCGAAGATTATGGACACCCATATTTTTTATGGGCAGTTTCTACAGCTGGCGAAGCGGGAGATCTTCTTTGGATAGAACAACCGTGGGCTTCTCCGTTTAGAAACGATTTTATTAAATTCATGACTGAGCCGCAAGAATACGATATGAAACAAGAGTGGAAAGTAATTTTTGAATTTAATGACTTAAAGCAATTGCCAGATTATTTAATAAATAATGAAATTTTAAATCAAAATTATAAAAAAGCACTATTACAAGAAATATCCGTAATTATTTAACGAAAGATTTAAAATGTCGCATTTTAAACTGTTTGATTTTACCGACCAACATCCAGAAGAAAAACGCCCGTGGAAAAATACTTGGAATAATAAAAAAATTTGTGCCAATCCTCATTGCCATTCACATTTTTCATTAGACGGTGGCTCAACCGTTCAATCAATGATTGATCGTGCGATTGAACTTGAATATACTCATTTCACTCTTTCGGAACACGGTAATGTAAACAGTGCAGTTTCTTTGTATCGAGAGGCAGAAAAGTTTAATAAGAAAACTCAAAAGATCAAACTGTTTCATTCCGTTGAAGGATATATTCGTCATCCTAAAGATGAAAAATCTACACACATAACAATTGGTTTTAAAACTAAACAAGCTTTTCAAAAGTACTGCGAATTAACACATACCTTATACGACGAAAACCACATGGAAGTCAAATGGGGTGATGTAAAACCTGTTATGACTTTAGAACATTTAGAAGAATTAGCGGCATTTGGAATTGTTGTTGGCACTGGATGCATTGGTTCATTTTTTAATTATCCAATTTATAAAACTGGCAACCCTCAAGAAGCACGCGCTCGCTTAGAATGGGTTATTTCTTTAATTGGCAAAGAAAATATATATGACGAATGGATTGTAGATGATCTAAGTAATTATTATACACCGGCAAAGATTGAAAACGGCACAATCATTAAAGAAGCAAGTTTGGAGCTAAATGAATGCTCGCCGCATTTATTACAATATGGCCAAAATAGTCCAAATATCGGTAAGAGTGTTAATAATGTCCGTAGGGAGTATGTAACTGGCCCACTTAATATTAAGCCCGTGGCCTCACTTGATTCGCATTATGCGCATCGAAAAGATAAAGTGATTCAAGATTCTAAGAACTATGGATCTGATTGGATCATGTCTAACTTCCAACATATGCGTGGTGCCGAAGAATATGCGTATGAGGCAAAAAAATTTGCAGAACTAGATGACAAATTCATTGAAGAATTGCTAGATAACACTGGCGATTACGCTGCTCAATTTGATAATTATGAATTTGGCCCGTCAAAAGAATGGATTATGCCAAATTACCAAGATTCTAATCTTAAATGGATTGTAGAAAAAATTAAATCCGAAGAAAGAATTAATTTACAAGAAAAAAATTACGCCGACCGACTTAATTATGAAATCAAAGTCCTTGGTAATAATGGTGTATTTGATGGTTTAGCATATCTAAGAACTGTTAGTGAAATTTGTGACGAAGCTGGGAAACGAAATATTCTAGTTAATACTCGCGGGTCTGCTGGCGGAAGTTTATCGTATTTTGCCGTAGGTGCATCTGTAACAGATCCTCTTAAATACGATTTACAATTTGAGCGACATATTACATTAGGTCGTATCAAATCTGGTTCATTGCCCGACTGCGATTTAGACTTTGATGTTAAAGACGAAGCTTTGTCGATGATCTATCAAATATATCCTAATCGCGTCCTACCAATTTCAGTGAACCAAAATCTTAAACCTAGATCTGCAATTAAAGATGCTGAACGATTTATTCTTGGAGCAGTAAGACAAGAAACAGAAATTTTAACCAAGTCAATGCCCATTGTTCCGCAGGGAAAAGACGAAACGGAGTGGTTGTTTGGTTATGAAGATTTGGAAACTAGCGAGCATGTGCAGGGTTATTTTGAAACTTCTGCAGATTTGCAAGCGTATGCGCAAAAAAACCCAGAAATCTGGATGATGGTTGAGCAAATGTGTGGAGTTATGCGTCAAAAATCTTCACATCCATGCGGATTAATTATTACGCCAACTGAGAGTAAATACTGGCTTCCAGTTTGTCGCGTTGGTGGTAAGAATGGTGCGCTTGTAACTGCATGGTGCCCAAAAGACTTGGAATGGTATCGCGCAGTAAAATTTGATGTACTTGGTGTTAAGAAAATGCAAACTATCAAAAAAGCATTTGAATTAATTAAAAAACGCCATGATGTTGATTTAACTTGGGGAGAATTTACTCATAGTGATGAAGTTTTTGAAAACATTTATCACACAGGTCAAACCGATGCGACGTTTCAAACAAACACCGCGGGTATTCGTTCTTTGTGCGTAAGAACCAAGCCAAAAAATATTGTAGACATTTCCAACCTTATTGCTTTGTATCGACCTTCTACAATCGACTGGCAGATGCACTTGCAGCCATCTGAAGAACGTCCAAGTGGGTTTAACGGTAACGCTATGGAGTTTTATGTCCAATGCTCTGCCGGCCGTCAAAAACCTTACTACATCCATCCAAGCTTAGAGCCAATTTTTAGTTCTACATTTGGAGTTCCTTTGTTTCAAGAACAAGTCTTGAAACTTGCGCGAGAGGTTGGCGGTTATTCATTCGAAGAGGCAGAAAACCTTCGGCGTGGTATTGGTAAAAAAGATAAAAAACTCATCAATGAAATTTTGGATGACTTGGAAAGTCGAATTATTCAAAATGATCCATCTTGGAGTGAAAAACAAATCCAAGAATTACGGGAAATGGTTATAGCATCTGCTCGTTATGGCTTTAATTGTGCTCATAGCACTTCTTATGGAATTGTTTCTTATGCGACTGCATGGCTTAAACACCATTATCCAATTGAGTTTTGGACTGCTGAATTGAGTGTAGAATATGGCGATGAAGATAAACTAAGAGAATACTCACAGCTTATTTCTGATAAATTATTACAGCCTTCGGTATTGCATTCGGACACTACTGAATTTGTTATTGAAGGGGATAAAATCCGCGTTCCGCTCTGTGTTCTAAAGGGTGTTGGGGAAGAGGCAGCTAAAGCTGTTAAACGGATAATGCATAATAGTCTAGAGGGAATGGGGTTAACGAAAAAACCCGAGACTGTTAAACGTGCAAAAATATCTGGTAATAAAGAATCGAATGATAATTTGCTCACGGTCGGGCAAGAATAAAAAAACAAAAACTTATTTTTTGTGGTGGCGATCTAACTTTCCTAATTGGAAAAGTATTATTAAATACAAGATGCCAACTCGAATCAATAAGAAAACAAATTATAGAAATAAAACTGGGTTGCCTAGATTTTTTTGGGTGATGTTGACAGATTCTAAAGGGCAGCCAATTCCTATAGAAGAAATTGAAAAATTAACAATATTTGAGTGTTCTTCAAAGATAGATTTATTAGAGTATTTAGCAGAAAAAAACTTTCCAGAAGAAATAATTAATTTATTTACTTCAAAACTCTAACTTAATACCAAGGCTGACAGCTTTTTCTTTTACTTGAAATCCAGACTCCAACCAAAGTGGTCCGTAGATTCTAATCCCAGCATTAACTAAATAGTCTAAATCTTCACTTGGAAGAGTGCTTAAAACTTTATCTATTGGTTTTTGTACAGAAAATCCCACAGAATATTTTGACTGATTATATTTTTCAGTAATTTCAGTTTCTTTTTTAAGGTTTTCTTTTTCTTTAGTTTCTTTTGATTCTTTTTTCTCTTTTTGTTTCTTTTCTTTTTCTTTTTCAGAAGTTTTTGATTCTTCGCTAGTTGTTTCTTCGACTTCGCCGTTGGGTTTTGTTACACGAGTTGTGGTTTTCTTTTGCCATTTTTTAGATTCATATTCTCTTTTTAGTTTTTCTTTTTCTTCGGCGATAATCTTTTCTGTTTTTTCTTTATCAATAGTTACGACTTCTTTGATTTGAACATCTGGTTTTGGTTTATTGCCATATCCAATTGCATAACCACCAATTAAAGCGACAACGCCAATGATTAGATATTTTTTATCAAACATAAGGATTATTCTTTTGTAAATCGCGCCATGATAAATTTTGAGGATTATATTCAAAGTGGGCGGTTTCTTTGAATTTTTTCCAATTACCAGCCCACCTTAAACCTTGTGGTTCTAGTTCGGTCTTAACTAACCCCCATACTTTTTTATAAAGCTTTTCGTCCCAAACAATATTTCCAGTTTTATCTACAAAATGAAAATCTGCCGCAATTCTATAATTATGCGTAGACTGACCACCTTTGGCATTTGTTACAATTTTCCCTGGCTCAGTTCTGCCAAGAGCATATAATTTATCTTGGTCTTCCGATGAACGATAACAAGAATGGCATTGCATATTAAGATTATTTTTATGTGCTATTTCTAGCATTTTTTCGACAACTTTTTTTGCGGCTGGCATCAAATCTTCAAGAAGTTTTTTTGTTCTTTTGTCCATTTCCATTTGTAATATCCTCTTTAATCATGCGAGGTTCTTTGTAAGCTTTTTCTACACCATTTACTGCCGCTAAAGCAATAGCAACAGAAGCAATAGAATTAACAACTTCTACATCATTCACAAAGCCTAAAATAGCCAATAAAGTGATTGTATAAAAAGCTATCGCAGTTCTGCGACAACCATTGAATGGCTTTAATAACATTATTTTTTCTTTAGTTTTGAAACCATGTTTTTCAACTTAGTTACACTACCAAAGCCCTGTTGTTTATAAGGTTTATCATTTATTGTTTTTTGTTCTTTCATATGCTCAGAATAATTACCAATAGTATCTTCTTCTTTTGGCGGTTGAGCGGTTGCCCCTTCCCGTCGTTTTTCTAAAAACGACGGATTTTTTGCCGCTTGTGCTGATTTTTCCATAGATTTCTCCGTAGGATTTTTTGTTGATTCTTGTTTTTTAGTTTTTTTTGCTCTTTTTTTGATTTCATCTGCAACGCGACTAGAATCAATATCTTCCTGTGCTTGTATTGGTATACGATTAGACAGAAAATCATATTCTCCTGGGACAGAATCTACCACAGATTGTGGTACTTCTTCAATCTTCTTTTTTGAAGTTTTGCCTGCAGACGGAATATGTTCATGTGATGGAATTTCAGGTTGACGCGCAGTACTAGCAACTCTATCTCCAGTAATTGTATAAGCATCACCAGTTCTTTTTGTGTTGACAGCTCTTCTGCTCAAATCTTTTGCCGCTAATTCAGAAGCTACTCTTGAGTTATTGCTCGGATCAAAAAATTGTTTTGATTGTTGTTGTAATTCAGAACGAACTTCAGGAGTATCCGGCCTTGGTTCCCACGCATTAACTCCACTAAAAACTGTTTCTCTTGTATCAATTTTCTGTGGTTCAGCTCTGACTGAAGGAGGAGCGCCCGCTCGACTATTTGGCATTATTATATCTGCAGCAGCCTGCATAATATTAATTGGTTTTGGAGCAGGTAATGGAGCAAGACCTCTTTTTACTCGTTTTTCATTTTCTGCTTTAACTTGTTTAGTTTTCTTAGCGTGTAAATGTTCCGCAATAATTTCTGCTAGCTCTAAATGCTTTTCGCTAATTTTATCAGTAAAGGCTCTATTTGGTATATCTCTAGCAACTGGGTGTCTTAATCTTAAGCCTTTTATTCCAGATTGTTCCGTTGTATCTTTTCCTTGTTTTTCTGTATCTGCTATAGGATTAGCTGCAATCCATTTTAATGCTCTAAAATCCGAAAGATGTTCGTGCCTTTTTAAAGGCGGTAGCCCTGTGGCCGCTCTTTTTTGATTTGTTTCATTAAAATGATTTTCCTCAAAATTATCATCATCAAACAAACTATTTATTTTATTTCTTTCTAATTCAATTGTTAATTTAGGATTATTGATTTTTAAATCATTTATTCTTTCTTGTATTTCTTTTGTAGTTAATTTTATCTTTTCGTTTCCAGTCAAAAGTTGGCTGTACAGCTTTATAACAGAAGGATCTACTTTTCGTGGAGTTATAACTGTTTCTGAAGTATCTGGTCTTGCAATATCAAGGCCGGACGGATGATCTAATGCATGGCGACGAGGATGTGTTGGTGCGGGTGTTTTTTTCTTTTCTGCTTCAGGTAAGTTTTGCCAATTTAAAAATTCTTGGTGACGAGGATGGTCAGGATTTTGAGGATTTTGTGCCCAAAGCTCTTCTTCTCCATTACCCTGCGGCGCTAATGATTCCGCAGTATTCAAAAATTCTTCGGCATATTGTTGCGCCGTTTTTCTTGCAGATTCTGGAAGTAACGCATTTCCTGTTTGTTTTACAAAATGTTCTGCGGCATCGTGTGCATCTCGCCAATCTTTTATTGATTCTCTGTGTGCATCTGCTATTTCGTGCAATTGAGATTCATGTGTAGATTTTACAGGTTCTTGTTTCAGCTCTTGTTTTGCACTAGCAATTTTTTGTTGTATTGAATTTTTTGCATTTGCCCATTTATCTGCTCTTGTCCCATATGCATCTGCGACCGCTTGATTACCTGAATTTTGTCCCAGTTTTGCATAATTTCTAAACATAGATTCAACGGCAGAAGCCAAGGCAGCGGCTTCTTGGTATTTTGATTCATCCATCAGGCGTTTTACGTGTGAACCTAAGTTTGCATGGTTTTCTGAAGCTGAAAGTGCTGGGTCAAATATGTGATTTTCGCCGCGAGTCAGGCTTATTCCTCCCTTTATTTTACCAGAGTATAAATCGGCAATTTGTTGTTCTGATAAACCCGCAGCTTTATTTTTTGAAGATGCGACTCTTGCTTTTTCTAGTCTTGATAAATTAATAGATGGTTGTTTCATTATTTTCCACCTTCATTTTGCGGATCTTCATTTGTTTCCGTAAATTCTTTTAATTTTTCTTTTAGTCCGGCGTGCCTTCGTTTAAAACGAATGTAATCTTCACGATTGTCAGACCTAGCACCCGCCTCTTTGATATACTCTCTATAATACTGGGGACTAATATTAACAATATCTTTAAAACTTCTAGTAGATCCCACTGGTATTGGTTCTTCGCTAGGAGTTGTGATGGTTTCTGCTGACGTAAACAAATCAGGTGATTCTGGTGGTGTGAATTGAGTAGCAACCGATGAATGTGGATTATGCAAATGACTTCTTGGTTGTCCAGTTTTTAATCCCATTAAATTTTTTTCCGAGGCAGTACTATCTTGTGTTTGTTGATCTGTTTTAAGACCAAAACTTTCTCGAAAAATATCTGCAACTACTCTAGATAAACCCGATTTATCTTCTCCAACCATTGCACCCCATAAAGCTTTTGTTCTAGATTCAGGATCGGAGTCTTGTGCATCATCAAATTCTATAGTTGAAGTGCCAGAATTTCCGGGGCCATGAATATGGCTTCTAGATTGCATTTGTATTCCGGGCGCGGCTTTCATCGCTTCACGTTCTTTTTTTATACGATCATAAATATGCGATTTAAAATTAGATAATGGAGTCTGTTCAATTTTATCTTGATTTGCAGCGTTCAGCATTTCTTGTAATTTTGTAACTGTCGGATGATTTGCGGCATCACCCGATTGTTTTGTTGAAGAGCCTGGTGACGAATTAAGAAATGTATTAACAGTTCCAAGAACATCTTGTGTATGTTCTGGAAATTCTGATACAAATTTGATAATATCGCCGCCTACGCCTGTTAACACCCTTTGCCTTACAGAAGGGGCATCATTCCCTTTTGTCTTCATACGATTTTCCAAATGCTGAAGCATATTTTTAGGATGTTGATCTTTGTAATTTAAACGAAATTCTCGCCCTTCTAGCTGAACAGAAGATGGCGTTGCGCTTATTTGTGGATCTGGTTCATTAAGATTGCGTTCTACATATTGCCTAACAACCGGTTTTTTTGCTTTTGATTGAACTGATGCCGGCGTTGTCGGATTTGTTATTGTTTGTGCTACTGATTGTGTTGCTGGCTTATCGGACGGAAGATCCTTGTCATCTAGATCTATCCCCAAATTATCCCAATCGACTGCGGCCTTTGTTAAAGATTTATTTATTAAAGGTTTAGAACCAAGTCCTAAAAATTTTCTTTTAGCCATATCTACTTCTGGCTTAGACGCTGCTGGTTTAGGTTTTGATTGTTTTGTTTTCCAATTAGAAATAAAATTTTTAAATTTTTGTTTGAAACTATCTTTTTGTTTTGACTCATTTTCCTGTATGGGTTTACCATACAATTGATGAAATCGATTTAAAATTGTTTTTTTATCATTCGCAGATAACTTAGCATGATTTTGTATTTTATTTGCAAACCCTTTTTTCCATTGTTCCAGCGCCTCTGAATCTAAATGCTCGTGCATATTTGTAGGTAAAAAAATTGGTTGATCTTCTTTTTTATTATTTAAAAATGACACAGGACCAGAAGGAGAATAATTCTGATCTTTGGGCGGTGGGGGATATAAAACACTAGATGGAATCGTAGATGGAAGAGCAATGTTATTTTTCTGTTTTTTCCGAGCTTCTTCTCGTTCTTTTTTCCATTTTTCAGACGGCGGTGCATATTGAATTTTAGGCGTCGATTGTGCGGATAATGGAATATCTTCTTTAAATCCACCAGTATGTATTTTTGCTGAATGTTCTGGTTCTGTTACAGCCGACATCGTAGACAAGGGAATCGTCCCTGTCGGCGGTAGTGTTGGTGCAGCTTGCTTTGAACTTTTAGGATTTTTTTGTTTTTTCGTCTTTGATTCTTTTTTAGCTTCCACAGGAGCAGCTGTTGGTTTTGATTCTTTTTTAGCTTCCACAGGAGCAGCTGTCGGTTTTGATTCTTTTTTAGCTTCCACAGGAGCAGCTGTTGGTTTTGATTCTTTTTTAGCTTCCACAGGAGCAGCTGTCGGTTTTGATTCTTTTTTAGCTTCCACGTTTTGTTGCGTATCAGCGCCATATAATTCATCAAAATTAGCCGCATCATTTTCAGCAAGAGGCGGTAATTCTTTAGATGATACAGTTTGTTTTGATTCTTTTTTAGCTTCCACAGGAGCAGCTGTTGGTTTTGTGGTTTTTTGTTTAGAAGAAGTTTTAATTGTTTTAGGTTTTGACGAGGGTTTGTCAGATGGAAGGTTGCTGTCATCTAGTGCGTCTTGCCAATTGTCTTTTTGTAATAGATCTGATTTTTTATCAGATGTAATCAAAAAACGCATCTTTTTCAAATGATTTAAAACCATGATTTTGTCCTTGACTTTTTGTATATTTTAATATATTGTCTTTAAATACTAAAACGTTAATATAAATTATACACCTGGAGTCATCTATGGCAATTGATTTAAATAGAATGACATTTGGCGCTGAACTAGAACTTGGCGATGTTGATACAAAAATTATTTTACCGCCAGGAAATAAATGGTGCGATAAAGATGGATCTATTTGTAATTCCAACGGAACCGCAAATGATCCAAAAAAAATCTTCAATCGATATGGTGGCGAAATTCAAATGAAACCAGAAAATTCGCCAGAAGAACTTTTGCATGCAACCAAAGATATCTATTCTTTGTTTTCTAAAAAACATTTCAATTATACCACTAATTTACATGTTCATATTAGGGTTCCTGGTCTAAAAGAAGACTTAGATGCATTGAAGAAAATTACAGAATATTTACGCAAATATGATGAAGAAATTTATGAACTTATAGACCCAAATCCATTTCCAGAACGACAATTAAAATTTTCTAATCCAGACTTTTACAACGGAGCAGTCTCTAGGTGGCGAAGAAGAAATAAATCGCATCGCTACCGCGTTTCAGAAAAAGTATATAAATTAATGATGAATGCTAAAACTCCTCAAGAATTTTACGAAGCCCATGCGCCTAAAAATAGGTTTGGACAGCCCATGTGGCATGTAGTTGTCAGGGCCGGTGTAAATTTAAAGCAGGTGTTTGAAGACACCGAGACTATTGAATTTAGACATTTCACTATGTCTCCAGATATGAATAAAATGCTTTCGGCCTATAAATGGCCAAAATTATTAATGGAAGCTATTTTTATTACTGGAGATGCGCCAAAACAAATACTAAAGAAAAATCCAGAATTAGAATTTCAAAAATTTCATGATTATGATCACAATTTAGATAAAATTTTCAAAAAAACAAATGTTTATCACAATAAACGATCTGTTGTTAGAGAAAATTATAAAACTTTGATTGAAGAAGGACTTATTGATGAGCAATCACTCTACTAATTCTTGGTCTAGAGCAAAAAAAATATTGTTTATTTGCACAGGCAATAAATTTAGAAGCCCATCTGCAGAACATATTTTAAAAACATTATCGCCGAATCTAGAGGTAAAATCAGCTGGAACTTCAGCTAATTCTGCCAATAATCATCTGATCGCTAAAAAAATGCGTCGTTGTTTGATTGAAATAGGCTATGAAGAGCCATCAATTAAATCGCAACACGTTTCTAAAGAATTACTAGAATGGGCCGATCTTGTGTTTTATATGGCGCCAACTCACATAAAATATTTAACAGAAAACTACCCAGAATTTGCCATTAAATATCATGGTTTGTATACATTTGATAAAAGCAATGGCTTTGAATTAAATAGAATCGAAGATCCTGCATTTATCAAAAATCATTCAGATGTTTTGCAAGTTACTAAATTAATTGAATTATGTGTAAAACGTGCAAAAGAAGTTTTAAACTTCTGACCCAGAAATTTTATTCTTTTGTCGGGCGCCAGTTGGAATACTCATTCCAGGTGGCGTTGGAATTTTTGGCATTTCTATTTTTAATTTAGGTATTTTTGATTGTTTAGACATTGAAGATACTGTGCCATCTTTTAATTTATAAAGATGATCTTGAGTCTTTTCCGTTGCAGAAGACTTACTTAATTTCTTGCATAGTTCTAAGATTTCTAACAGCTTCTTCAAGTTCACCTTCTGTCGCAATCCATGGCGGGACACAAACCATTTTATGTTGTATTTTACCATAATTGATTTGTTTCAAAAACGGTTTTAGCAATTCTTGTTCGTCTTGATGGCGGTTTTCTTTTAAATATGAAATATTAATAATATTTTTATCGAGCATTCTTGACAAACAGGCCATACAGGGCTGTACACTGACTAGAAATTCGTATTGATGTCGATGAGGAAATTCATTCATTTTATCAATTAAATCAATTTCTGCATGTCGAATCAAAAACTTTTTACTAGGATTTTTATCAATTGATATTTCGTTTTTTGCAAAATTATTTGATGCAAAAAAATTAATCAATTTATTTACACCAAAGGCAATGACTGAATTAGTTGAATTGTCTATTGCTATTGCAACAACTTGTACAAGAGGATCGTCACTGCGTTTTTTAAGGGCTTCAAAGAGGACTTCGGTATTAACTACTGGATAGCTTCCGTAGACAAACATTCTTTAATTCCTTGTTGTAGTTTTTCAACTACTTGTTCGGGTGTATCCTCGAAGTCCACTTTTACTAATGTGACGGGCGCACGGCATAAATCTATAAAATACCCTACGCACATTTTTGCTCTATCTGTAAACACTTGAACATTGTTAAATGTTAAATCAGGAAGACGCTCTTCTACAATACCAGCATTTTTACGTCTGATAGACAATCGTTCTCTGATTTTTTCTACGGTAAAGTCATAATGCACTACTACTACACGAATTTCTTCTTTATGGCGATACTCATTGACCATTTCTACCCAACGAGCAGTGGACATTACACCATCGACAATAACTGTATCCGAAAGCGCCAGGGCGTCGAAAAAAGCGGTTCTGACAAGAGATGGCGTTGTGATTGAGTCTGTGCCAGAATTTTTATTGCCAATCAACACACAATTATCATATTTGACAATACTATATTTTTTCTCAATAACTGCGCCTCTATTAGGCATGCGCTTTTTAACAAAACGTCCTAATTGAGAAATTTCTTGCCCGTCACCTTGGCAAAAAGTATTTCTAGTTGTTGTCTTGCCAGTAGCTCCGGCACCCATTAAAAAAATAGCAACTTTAGTCATGGAAGCCCTCTATAAAATCTTGATTAATCTTGTGGCATTTAATACAAACACGATTACCATTATGCGAATAAAATTGAGTATTACAACGTAAACAATTTCGATATTTTGGAGGGCACGCATTATGCTCTTTAAAGAATTTTTCATCAGCTCTTTTAAGTTCTTCTGTTAATTCTTTATGTCGTTGCTTCCTTCGTACCGAATTTTTCTCTTTATTGTTTTTAATCTTTTGTATAACAAAATTCCAGTCTAAATTATTTTGGGCAACATAATTTTTAACAAATGATTCTACATCATCCGTTACTGGAACTTCTAAATTAAAGGCTTTGCAAAATAATTTTAATGTTATTTTAGTTTCATTAATAATCATCACACGCTCTTATTCTAAATCTGCACCCATGTCTACAACACCTTCTTTTTGCAATAACGAAAGTGCTAGCACTCTTTTAGAATCTGCGAAGTTTTTTGTTTCATTAAATGCACTACGGAATGTCTGCAAAACTTCTTGTGCTGCTTTGTATTCTGAATTAGATTCCATTTCTTTCTTAGCCTTCAACACATGAGCGTTTTGCTCTGCAACAATTTGCTTCAATTTGTCAGGAGAATATGTTTTAACCATTTGCAATTCATCGTAAGAATAGTTTTTTACAAATGTTTTTTCAATATCAGAAAGATGGCTGTATTTATTTGACTTGCTTTTCTTCATATTAAGCCTCCACAAACAATAATTGTTTATTTTTTATATACGCGGTTTTTTCTTTTTGAGTAAAATGATGTTGCAAAAATTTATGATCAAATTGACAACTGTCAATTAAATTCCAAAAATCTTTGTCTGAAAAAATTTCTGGTTTTTTTAGGGCTAAAAATTCATTGATATCATGGCCAATAACATAAGAACCCTTGTGCAAAATTTTTGGAACTTTACACAGGCAACTTTCTACTTGACCAATTGGCGCAGACCATTTTTTAGATAACTCCCATCCAAACTCCTCCCATTTTGTTAATATTTTTCGGTCATACTTTTGGTCAATTCCATATAAATATCTGAGTCCAAAAATTGGACCGGTGTTTTTATTTGGGTCTGAATTTTCAATTCCTAATCCATGAATACGCAAATTATTGTATCCGAGTGTTTGATCTAAAACTTCGCAGATTTTATAACAAGCCCAATCACCAAAGTACGGAATCGTTTTAAAAAGCTCTCTTCCGCTATCAAAATTATGTTCTTTTGTAACTAGCAGCGGTTTAATTTCCAACCATCTCTGATAGGCTTTTTGAAAGTTTTCTAAACGTCGTACTTGCGGTGTTCGCCCTCGTTCCATACCAAATTTAGTAATTTTATTAAAACAGACAGTTTCTGTACTATCAGAAACCATCCGCATGAAATGAATCATGCTTTCTATAGAATAGTAGTAGACATACATGAAAACGGCAGTCTCTGGATCAAACTTTTCATGTTGAATAATTTTTTGTAAAAACGGATAAACAGGGTCAACATCTTTGGTTTGAATCAATGCAAGACTGGCTTTTTCAAAATCACCATAATTAAATAGCTGATGCATAGACTTGCGCCTGAATTGCGTCTGCAATTTCTTTTATATAGGAAGGTGCGTGTCGTAATCCGTTTGCAGATTTAGGCGTGATGTACATTTGATTACTTTCTTGTATAAAGGCATATGGAAATTCGGAAACATATGCGGGACGCCAACCAACTGTAGGAGATCCCTCTGGTTGAATATCTACTTGTCCGTCTGTAACTTTTTTAATATGAGAAATAATATTTTCCACTTTACTGCCGATTTCTAAATCTTTTTGATTTTTTTGATAAATAAAATGTGTTCCAAGGTAATAATCATCAGTCATTGGTCGAGGATACAAATATGCATTAATAAAACGACCTTCTTTAGCATTCAGACACATGCGCGGGTATTTATCAAACACTTCTCCAGAAACTTTGCATGGAACAGACCATCCCCATCTATAATCAGTGGGACGATGTTTATGGAATCCATGAGCATGGACAATTAAAGCATCTGATTGGCAATAACCAGGTCCAAATAATGAAAAGAAAAAATTTCTAGAAAAATTAACAAATTTTTGTACATTTACATGCATAGAATGTTTATTAAGAATTTTAATATTGCCAATACATTCTTCAACTTTTAGATCTTTTGAATTATTTCCATGCGGGATACTTTTTTGTGTAAATCCATATGGTACAGATTCTGCAAATAATTGTATTGGCATAGTTTCATCGGGGGCAAATTTTTTTATCCAAAGATTATAATTTAAATTATCAAATGAATCTCCAGATGGATAAATGCAACCAGTGCTTGCCTTCCAAGCTGATGGATGATCTTCGTCATGCCATGTAAAATCAATTTTTCTTTCTGTTAGTTCCCATGCAAGCAGGCTGCCAATTAATCCAAAGCCTTTAATATGTACTTTAAGCATTTAACTATACCTGCCTTTAGTATGGGCCAAAAGCTCCACTTCCACGCCTGCGTGTTTGTGCAGAGTTGCGGCGTTGTTGTTCCTCCCACTCTTGCTTTAGCTCCTCCTGTGTCGCCGCTATTATCGTTGAGTCTTGACGGTTGCTCGTTGCTGTCAGGGTTCCGTTTCCCACGGGTGTTTGCGCTGGTTTAGACGGCTGTGGATTAGATAAATTTTGATTAATTCGTTGTAGAACATCAATAACTGGATTAGAGGAAATTTTTTCTAAAAGCTCAACGACCTTTGTTGCTTTTGCTTCGGCATCAGAAACAGATCGAACAGTTTCTGGCGTGTTATTTTCTAATAGTTGTTCTAAAACATTATTTAGATTTTTATGAATATGCTCCCATAAAAACTGTCCACTAGGCAGACCAGCTACCATTTGTTTTAATTCTGTGTTTTCTAATGCTGATTGCACATCGCCAAGTAATTTAATTTTTTCTTTCTTGTCCATATCATCCCTCGTAAATATCGGCGTTCATTGCAATTCCCATGTTTTTAGAAATAAAAACTTCTTGTTTAATCTTTGCGTAAAGATTTTCATCCATTTTTACTAAATCAACAAATTTTGACATGTTTCCGGCCTTAATACCAAGTTCTTCTGGACCAAAGTAAATAGTATTGCCAGTTTCTTTTTTATGAAGAACGCCAAGATTAAGCGCAAGTTCTACCAGTTCTTCATCTTGATTAGCTAATTCGCCAGATTCCATATTGAGCCAAAACTCTGCAGCTTTGCCTTCAACAGTCAATCGTGTTTTATTAACTTTGCAACGTACTTTAGAACCAACAGCAATATTCTTACCTTGGCTATCTTTTGATTCAGATACAAGCTTGTCCTTCATGCCGGTAGCTTTTTCAAGGAAAATAATTGTAGAACAGAGATGTTTAAGTCTTTGTCCACCCGTAAGTACCCATGGATAATATTTAGCCATTCGCGTATCAAGGTTTGCCATTGCATGGTTAGTTAAAATAACTAATACTTCACATTCATTAGCAATACGATTTAGCACGTTTAGAGCAGGATTAATGCTCTTAGAAATACCGCCATAACCATTTGCAGCACCACTAACATCGCCCTCTTCCATTGCACCTTGCTCGCCTAATGCAGTTAATGCCTTAACCGAATCAAGAATAATTGCACAACAATCTTTGTTCTTTTTAATTTCTTCTTCCATTTTGGCTAGTGGTTTAATTGCGCCTTCAAATGTATTGGATTGAATAACAACAAGACGATCTAGATCAACACCCAAACTGCCCGCACGTTCAGGATTAAATGCATACTCTGTGTCGATAAAAATACCGTACTTATTTGGATTAGCTTTTTGTTCTTGAGCAAGTAGTTTTAGAGCCATTAGGCTTTTACCAGAACCAGGCGAACCCCAAAGCATAACTAGTTCTCCAACTGGAATACCGCCGCCAACTGCCCAATCAAAAGATACAGAGCCTGTTGTACGAATATGTTTTTCTTTATTTTTAAATTCTTTTGCTACGGCAACTCGTTCCATTTTCAACATTGACGACAAATAACTTGGAAGCTTAGACATTGTTCACCTCATGCACGGATATTTAAATTGTTAAAATTTGTACGGCCATAAATATTTTTCTTAACATCATCGATAGAAATTGATAGCACTGATCTTACTGAAGATAAATAAGAATATACACTTTCCCAATAAGCTTCATCTTCGGCTACGATTTGATATTCTGGCTGTAAAGAAATAAATGCTTGCTTATCTTTTTCTGTTGGTTTTTGCATGTTTTTTTCTGATGCCCATTCAGGAAATTTTTCAATTCTTAAAACTGATTCGACGCGTTCTTTTTCTATTTTTGATTTTGATAAAGAATATTGCGCCTTAGTCATTAATTCAGAAATTGTTAGCAGTCCATCTCGCATAGATTGCAAAAACACAGGAGCGTCGTGTTCTGTCACATGAACAGACTGTTTGCTTTTAGCGATAAAGGGGGCAAGTTGGCTGGCAATCATATTCATTTGATCACGTTTGGAAACTATATCTGTACTCATTTTTACCCCCATAAAAATCCAAATTTTGGGAATTTTTGCCACTAAAAAAATAAACCGACCACAAAATATGGTCGGTCAAATTAAAATTAATGAGTACTGTTAGAACGGATTCCAATTCTCTTCATCAGAGCCAGAAAAATCTGCTTGATGTTGGCTTGGTGTTTCTACAGCCTGTTCGCCACCCGCACCTTGCTTTTTAAGCAATCTTGAAGGAAGTTCTGTGCCTTCTGAAGCAACAAATGCAGCGACTTCATCTTCACTCCAAAGCCGAGAAGCAATCATTTGGGTTAGATCGATCATCTTTTCTGGATCTTTTAGGCGTTCTTTAACGGAGTTAGAAAGCGGTTGTTCATAAAGCATTTCTGTTTTTTGGCGACCAACCATTTTAGATTCTACACACAAATCGGCAAAATATCTTGTGTCAAGTTTTTCGCCAGTTTTGTTGAGAACAAGCCAGCCAGTTGGTTCTGCTGGGTTATAGACTTGCGCGTTATAGTCTTTAAACTTATGCACTGCGCCAGGAATTTTCTTGCTAGCATCGCCAAAAATAGCTTTGATTAGAGAAGTTTTTGCATCAAGAACAGAAACTTTATCATCACCACGCAATACAACAAGAGCTGCAAATCTGCGTTTTTGCTCAAAAGCTTTAGCTAGCGTGGCGTGGTTTAGATATTTTTCATGCATTTTATGGCCAGAAGCCTTGGCACCAGTTTGCTCTAGTTTAGCTGCTTCGTCTCGATGTTTCCAGTGAGCATCGCAAATTGCACAAGACTTTCCTACAGAGCGAGCGCACGGGATGCGCATGTATTCGCCGTTCAGAGTATATTCATGAAAATGATTCTCTACATACGGGCGAGGTTTTGCTACATGTTGATTAACAACAACTCTTAGCGTAAGAGGCCATGTAGTATTTTTTGCACCACCAACATAATTTACTTTCTCGCGCTGTTCTTTTTGTTTTCCAACAGAAAAGTCTTCATTTTCCAACATTGTATAATCAAAATTTTCCATAAACGACTCCTTTTAACGGTATTGAAATTTAGTTACTGACGGATTAATAGAATTATTAGCCGAAGCTGTTATTTTTGATAACTCAATACCTTCTTCAATTAGTTTGAGAAGAGTAGCAACTTTTTCTTCTTGAGCCTTCTTTCCTCCTCCTTTTGGCACTGGTAAAACAGTTCGAGATAAACGGTTATTAATTGGCGAACGACGGTAGGTATAAAATACACTAGATTGAAGCTCTGCAGTCCTAAAAATTTGTGAAATACTGATATTATCTTGCTGTAGTGTCAAATCATCTACAATTCTTACAAAATCTTTGACAGTTTCTACACGTTTTACTACTCGGCTAGTGTCTGGTGTACGACGAAGAGCGGTAGAGCCGCAAAATTCTTTAAGACAGTTTGCAAATAAAACATTGATTTCTGTTGAAGAAATTTCAATCGGTAGTTCTTTATTTAAAGTTTGATAGCCTTTTTTAGCCATTTCCGCTGCACAAAGAGGCGCATGGTCGGAAACATATCTCAATTCTTGCGGTGCATATTGTTGCATACCTTCGATTACTACTTGAGCCTCTTCTTCTTTTAGATCTGAAAGATCTACAATTACTGGAATTGAATAGGAACGGTCATACATAACGGTCATTTTTTATCCTCCGACACGCTTTTCGTAGTTCGTTTTTTAAAACGTTTTCGTTCTTTATTTTCAACAACACTTTTAGCATTGTGACAATCGATACATTTAACAGTTAACTTTGACAAAATTAAATTTTTTGTTTCTTTTGATAAATTCTCCTCGTCAAAAAAATCTACACCTACAAACATTCTTTCAACATACGTGTTCCAGTCTTTCCATCCAGCAATTCCAATAACAGGATCTTCATGGTCAACTTGAATTTCTTTGTAATCAAAAACATGTTCGCACACACAGCATCTATACTTAACTCGTTTAGCTTTACTAACTGTTCCATCTTTTTTAGTAGCTTTATGAGAAACTTTTGCGTTTTCTAAAACTAATTTTTTGATTGGACTAATAGAAAATAATCGCCGAATAGCAGATACTAGGCCGGCTCTTAGAACCCATTTTCTTTTCTTTTTACTCTTCTTTACCATCCTGAAATGGTATTCTAATTAAATTGAAAAGTCGATGATATCTTGCAAATTAAAATATGCTTTTTTAGTAAAATTACTGACGGATACTTTGCCAACAAATAAACAAAGTTTATGGCGATAAGAATTCATTTTCTTACTGACTTTTGGGTCGTATTCAAAAACTTTCTTTTTAATTCCACTGATAGGATCATCAACTAATCGCTCTTTTGGCCACATTCGAACTTTTACGTCTTCGGCCCCATCAAAAATTGATATTTCAATAAATTCTTTGCCGTCATATTTTTTAGTATTGTACCCATTGAAATATCCAAAAAAAGCCTTTCGCCACATGTTTGTTTTAACAGAAAACTCACCAATAGTTCCGCTGTAGCTCTTGGCGATAGCTACTCTGTCTTCAACGTTTTGCCCATTTTGATTAATTGTAAATTGGCGCGCAAATGGAAATACTTCTGCAAATTCTGCTTTTGTTTGCCTAAATCCTAATTGTTGAATTGCAGATTGATATACATTACAAAAATTAATAGAAAAAATTGGATTAAAATCAGCAAGCCAAAGCTGCCGATCAAAATCAGATGAAATTTTTTCCATAGGAATTCTTTGATCTTTAATCTTTGGAAATCCGGCAGTAGATTTGCATGTTTTCTTAAGCTGTTCAATCAGCTCAAAACGCTGAGAAACAGTCAATTGTTGGTCAAAACAATCATCAAAAGCTCCGCTCATAATCAATGTAATGATTGGCGACACCATGATTTTAATCTCGCCAGTTTCATAATTTTGTTTAATGTCTTTAACTTTTGTTAAAAACTCTTCCCATTTATTCAATGTAAAGAACCTCATCAAAATAATGATCTTGCGTATAATGCTCGATCATCAAAACTAATTTACGATCTGATATTTCTTTAATTGCATCAATACAAATTTCTTGTGTGGCAATGTCACAGCCTTGTAAACTTTCGTCAAGCATCAAAATCGGACTGTTGTACATATCTGATAAAGCCAATTGAAACGCTAATACTAGCCTGCTGAATTGACCACCAGATAAATCGTCCTCACTCAATGTATCTAATACTTGCCCATCACAAATAAGTTCTAGGTTAATTGTGGAAATTTCTTTATCTTTAGATTTTAATTTTCTGGAAGTCTTTAATTGAGCTTTTACTCGTCCATCCAAAAGAATATCTAGCCAATATGTAGCGCGAAAGTTTATTTCGTCAATAATTCCCTCAAGTGATTCGAGCATTGACTTTTGCCAAATTTCTGCAATTTCCGAACATCCAGAAAATAACTTTTTAGCTTCTTCTCTTTCGGATTCTAATTGTTTTATTGTTTTATTGAGAGCAATCAGTTTATTTTCATATTCATGAATTTTTTCTGAAATTTCATTATTTTTAGTTATTTGCCCTAACACTGATTCTGATTCAATTCGTTTGGCAGAGTACAAATTAAGTTCGGATGAATGTTTTTCTATTTCTTCGTAAATTTGTTGAATTTCTTGTTCTAATTCAACAATTGGAATCAATGTTTCATTTGCCTTCAAAATTTCATCAGCTTTATTCTTTTTCTTTTGTAGTTGGTTTAATGAATTTTCTGTTTCCTCTAAAACAAACTTATGTTTTTGTATATCTTTTAGAGTTTCTTCTAGTTGATTGGCAGCTGTTTCAAATGTTTTGATATTTTTTTTGCATTTATTGATTTTGTTTTTTATTTCATCTTCAAAGTTTGATATAGAGATAGATTGAATTGCATCATGATGTGATAAAAAATCTTCACAATCAAGTTTAAGGGATAAAATTTTGTCAATAATTTCTGGTTCGCCGTACAGGTTTAACCCATCTATTGTTTCAAAAATTTTATTTAAAGACGTGTCCTTTTGTTCTTTATATCTTTCTAAATTTTGCAATTGGTTTTGTAACCATTCAAGTTTATTGCATTCAGATTTTAAATTCTTTATTTGTAAATTGCTCTCAGCAAGTTGGTTCTGGATGCTTTGTTCTTTATATTGAGATAAATGAGCTTGGCACATCTTTTGTTTATCAGTTAATTCTTGTAAAGAGTCTGAGTATTTTTTTAGAAAATCTGAAGCCGGTTGGAAAACTTCTCTTGCGGGATGGTTTTTATTATCAGTCAAGACTTTTCTTTTAATTTTTAAATTCTGAACTTTTTCTTCCAGTTTTCCTATTTGAGAATTATATTTTTTAAGTTTAGTTTTTATAGATTCTTCAGAATCTGTGATATTGAATAAAGTTTGTTTTAAAGATTTTATTGCATTTTTAATTTCGTCTGTCTTTTCTTTGACATTATTTTCTTTAGTTTCTAATTGATTTAGAAGAGCACCTACTTCTTTAATTTTTTCTGCAATTTCTTCTTTTTGCTTAAATGGATCAGAGCCTTTAAAAGCAAGTTCGTTAATCAACTCCATTTGTTCAGAAGGAGAAAGATTAATCAAACTATTCTTTTGATTTTGGGCAACATAGGAACAAATATCAAACTCTGTTTTATTCATTCCTAGAGTATTTTCGATTTCGTTCTGCGCCGTAGATGAACTCAGTCCATTTACTTTTAAAATGTTTGGGCCGCGGCCTCTAACAATTGACAAGCCAAAACCGGCTAAATCAACTTCCGTTGTTTCTTCATTCCATGTTGTAATTTTGTTTTGTTTACCATAAAGAGCATAGCTAACGGCTTTAAAGATTGATGATTTTCCTACGCCACTTTTACCATCAATTCTTACCATTCCAGTTTCTGGAAATGAAAAATCTGCATTTGAATGATTACGGAAGTTTGTTAAAGATAAATTGATACGATTCTTCAAGCTTTCTTTCCTTTATATAATCGGAAAAACGTTCTTCAAAACTCTTTGTTTTTGTATTATGTTTTCGTTCACTGGAGGTTTGTTGATCTTCTGAGATGAATTTAAACTTGACTAATTTTGCTAAATTTTTATAATCTTTTGTTTTCTTAAACGCAATAATATTAAATGATGTATCTTTGATAACAATTCTGTATTCGTTTTCTGTATCTACCGCAAAATTTTTGATATCTGCAATATCAACTTGACGTGTAATAAATTTAGGCATATTTAGATCAATAGCTTTTTCAACGGTGTAATTACCATTATCAATATTAATCAAATAAATTGATTTATTTTCTTCTTCACTAAATCTGTGTTGGCAAGGCGTTCCGGGATACCAGACTCTGTCTGCTACTGTGTGTTCGCCATGAATGTGCCCGCTAATAATTTTGCAATTTGGAATATCATCGCCATTTTCGCTTTTAAGACCACCGTCCATTAAGCAGCCTTTAAATTCTTGATGCGCAAACAATATATGTGGCTTGCTACTAAGCATGTCAACAGCGGTTTGGAATGATCCAGGAGGGCAATATGGAATAAACCCTAAAATCGTATCAGAAACTATTTTTTCCGTTGGCCGATCTACAACTATATAATTTTCTATTTGTTTAAATGGAGTCAAGGCATGAAATCTTGGCAAAAAAGTTTTACTATCATTCATTTCATGATTACCGAGAATATGAATGATTTTTGTATTTCTGTTTACACACAAAAACTCTGAAAAAATAGTTAGGCAATCGTTACGAACAACGTCATGTTCATCAAATACATCGCCAAGCAAAACGACGGATTCTGGATTATATTCTTTAATTTTTTCTGTAATTGTTTTAAGTAGAAGCTCGGAACGTTTTAGTCTGCGATGAGAAAGATGAATATCACCAATGACTAAATATTTTTGATGCATTGCGGCTCCTTTTGTAACTACAGTATCATCTGTAATCGCAAATTGAACACAAGACTAGTTCTATTTCCTTTTCATACTCATTTGTTTTGTTTTATATAAGTATTGCGGTTGTTTGTGGAGACAATATGAGTCGCGCTCAAAATGTTTATTTTCCCTTCTTTGTTCGCAGAAAATGGGAAAAAGATAATCAAATCATTCCGTATTTAAAAATATCTAGTCTATTGCTAGACAAAGAAAAAAATAAAGAGAAAAAATATTTAGTTTTTTATAATCGTAAAAATCTAGAAAAAATTAAACAAATCAAGGCAAATAGATATATTCCGTTTGTCGAACCTACTAATGATTATTCTTTACAAACTACGTTTGTGATTGATTTTGATATCAAGCAAGATTTACCAGAAATTAATGCAAAGATTTTAAACGGATTTAGTACATTACATTCAATTTTAAATGGAAAATGTCTTTTAGTAAGAAGCGCAAGTGGAACCGGTTGGCATATTATTTTTGTGGCTAACGGAAATATAGAACCCAAAAACTATCAACAGCTTCAAAAAGACATCATATCTAATTTATTTGCCGATATTGAAGAATATATTGATTACAACGCATCGTTATCAAAACGTCAAGGATTTTACCATTTATCGTATTTTCCAGAATGGATAGAACACGGTTATATTAATATCACAAAAAAAGATCAGGGTAAGAAAAGAAATTTTTGGACAAATAAAATCACATTAGATCCATTTGAAATTCATTCTTTACAAGATAATTTAGTTCCATTTAATAAACGAGATTGTTACAGATTAGATTCAGATATTATTAAAACTTTACAATTTATCAACCGTGCAAATGAAATAAATAACCAATCAATACAAAACCAATATATTAATAGATTTATTAATCTAATTGGCGAAATATCTGAAAGTAAAAACTTTCAGCTAAAAAATTTATTGAACAAATATAATTTAGCGTTTGTTCGGGCTAATTATCCAAACGCTGCAAATGTAATAGAAAAAGATATATTATCTATTGCAAGATATGTTGGATATTATCGTGCAATAGATGAATTCTTATGTGCAAAAAAAACATTCCAAGAATCAAACGATATTCATAAATTTATGCTGTCTTTACGGGACATTAATTTTAATAAAAAAGTCAATGAATTTTTTGCTTCTAATGAAAAAGATAAAATCTTATTTTTTGAATCGGAAATTACTTTGTTAAACAATGTTTTTATTGATTGTTTTGATATTTCATTAGTAAATAATCCCTTTAAAAGTTATGAAATTCTTCATTCATACGTTGAATCTTTTGAAGAAAAGAATCAAATAAATTTAATACAATCAATAAAACGATTTATTAAATTTATTTTTGAAATTAAAAATAGCAAAAAGGCAAATTATTTAGAGAGTAATTTTGAAATTAATGAAGATTTTTCGTTTATGTTTTTAGATGGTTTATTTGCTGAAGATTTTACAAATCTATCAATATCAAAACATAATCAACAGACGTTAAAAAAGATTTGGCGTGAAGAAAAACAATGGTTATTTGTTGGATTTAAAAACCTTATTGCGGCAATTTACCAACTAAAAGTTGCTCAAAATAGTATTTTTATTGATATTGGTCTGGAAGATTTCAAAAAATATTGGAACACCCACGAAAGAAAAGCTATTGCGCTCAGACAACTGATCATGCCAAAACTATCAAAAGACATAAATGAATATAAGCCTCACTGGAAACGGCGAGGATTTATGATTGATTGGCACACAGTTTCTAATTTTTGTATCAAGAATTTTACATTTACTCCCAAATATCTAGCAGATAAAATGGGCAATGGAAATACTTGGTCTGCTATTAGATCTTACGCGAAGCCTTTAGTTGCAAATTACGGATTATATGAAGCTTGCAAAATATTCAACGAGGCTATATGGTTATCAGAAGCTAAGAATAAAAAACAGCGAATTAGAGAATTTGCTCTTTTTGCAAGAAAAATTTCAAAACAGTTACAGGAACAGAAATGCAAGTTACAAGCGCAGACGGCCGTATAGTTGTAATGATTACTGATGATATTTACAATAAAAGTATTTATCCTCAATGTGATTTTAGTATTATCGAATTGCCTATTGAGGCAAAAGACGCTAAAAAGATGTATCAGCAATTATTCAAAACTCAAAAAAACAATCATATTTCGTTACAATTTAGTCGTTTGCCTAAAAAACTTAGGCTAAAGGCTATGAGTAACGCTTTTATTGGTGACGAAGTCGGATTTAAATTTTATGATTATGTGACTATTGTTTCGCAACAGCCCTGCAGACAACCGCCTAATCATCTTTCTCCTCTTGGCGAAACGGTAATTTTATTTACTAAAAACGAAGAACCAAATGTAAAAACTACTAATTGGTTTAATACAGAAGTGGGAGATTGTACAAATGTTTGGGATGTAACACTGCAACCAAAAGAAGGGGTCGGGCAAACAGTTTCTAAAAAATTTGCATGGGAGATTGGATATCTTTTAGCAAATTTAGCTAGTCCATTAATTTGTAGAAAATTTCTTGTTTTAGGTCTTCCTGAATTGTCAATGGCAAAATTTGCATTAAATTCAAATTTGCAAATGTATGCGATTACATCAGATGAATTTACCGCAAATAAAGTTATTAAAGAATACGATAAATCGCTAAAAGACGAGGTTAGTAATAAAACATGGCAAAAGAAATAAAGTACGGACAAGAGGCCAGAGCAAAGGCTGTAAAGGCTTTAGAAGAAATTGCTGCAATTGTAGGAAGTACTCTTGGGCCAGGCGGAAAAACTGTTCTGTTAAGTCGGCGTAATTCTGCTGATGAAATTTCTGTTAGTCACACAAAAGATGGTTTTAATGTTTTGAATGGCCTTCGATATACCGACCCTGTTTTTGATGCTGTCCATAAACTTTGTTTACAGGCCAGTGCAAATTCTGTGGTCTCTGCTGGAGATGGTACCACATCAACCATTGTTATGGCCGCTGCGTTTGCAAATGCATTGGTCAATAGTGGAAATAATCCGCAGGCAGCGGCCAGAAAATTTCGTAAAGAAATACAAAGAGCTATTGAGGCAATTAAGCAAGAGTGTATTTCTGGTGAAGAGGCTATTTATAAAGTTGCTCTTACTAGTAGTAACGGAGATGAAGAACTTACCTCCTATGTACTAGAAGCAATTCAACAAAGCTCTGCTTACGGAACTGTAATTGTTGAAAAAAATCCAATGTCTAGAGAACCATTTAAAATTGATAAAGAATATGGATACCAAGCGGGTACTGGATATAGTTATTACCTACCATTTGCTCAAAGCATTCGACCAAATTTAGCAAATAACGCTGAATTTACTATGAAACAATGTTTTGTAATGCCATATAATGGCGATTTAATGATGATGTCACAAGTAAAGCCAATGCTAGAAACATTAGCTCGTAATCATCAGCAATGGAATTTATTGATTGTATGCCATCAAGTAGCAGAAGATTTAGCTGCAAACTTAGCGTATTTTAATCGCCAGAATCCACAAGTAAAAGTGTTTGTGGTTCGCACAACACCATCGGCAGAACTAAATGGGCAGGTTCAGCAATTAAATGACATTGCCGCATATACTGGCGCTAAAGTTATGGATGGTGGTAGTTTGACGCACATTACTATAGAAGACTTTGGCGATTGCAAATCTGCACGTATTGGGTCGCACAAAACATTTTTACTTGGCCGATCAGATCGAAATTGGATTATTGAACGTGCAGAACAAAATGAAGAATCTGCAAGATTAGCACCAAGTCAGATGGATAGAGATATCATTAATTCACGAAACGCATCATTAACAGGTGGCTGCGTGAAGCTAATTATTGGCGGGACGCTATTCAGCGACTTGCAAGAACGTGCCGACAGAGCTGATGATGCGATTAAAGCTTCACAGGCATGTGGGCGGAGTGGTGCTTTGCCAGGATGTGGTGCTTCATATATGCGGGCAGGACAACTTGGCGAAGTTTCAGAAGAAGTTTTAAAAGCTCTTTCAAGTATTCATTCGGTAATCATGGAAAATTTCGGTGAGACGCCTATGAAGCAATTTAAAAAATCAGAAACTTATTTTATTACAGAAAATAATATCAAAAAAGTGAGCAATTTTGTTGATTATGGTGTTGCAGATAGTTTTGAGACAATTAAATCTGTGATTACAAATGCTTTTGAATTAGGATTATTAGTGACTAATCTTGGTGGATATAGCCTTGAAGCTGATTTAGACCAAATGGAGCAGGCCGCTAGAGCAAAAGAAATTTTAAGAGGCGTATGAATTAGATGAAAAAGAAATTTTCTGCAAAAATTGAATTTTTACTCCCAGATGATTTTGAAGGTTCGTATACTGACGCTCTTAAAGAATATGTAAAATATTTAGAGTTGAATGGAGCGGAGGAAACAAACATTCCTCAATTCTTGCCAGAGGATTGGCATTTTGCTTTTGCCCTTGGCCAAGGAAAGAAGTCTTGCCACAGTTATGCTATAGACTTTTTTGGAGTAGATGTTCATGATTTAGAAGAATATCTCGATTAAATATTTTTTATTTTGTTTGTTTTTTTATGATATAATAATCTATCTTTCACAAAAGGAGTGTTTGTATGTCCCAGATTAAGAAAAAGTTTATTAAGAATAATGCTGTCGATGGCGCGAAGCTATTACTTCTTAATGAGCAATCCATCCGTGCCCTTGATGCTAGTGGTAATGCTGTTGAGCTTATGAAGCTTGATGCTTCTGGCGATCTCCGTTTGCTAGTCCTTCCAAAATCAGATGCCGATCCTACTTCATCTGAGCATTTGGCTCGTAAAGGCTATGTTGATGCTGAAGTTGCTGGCGCTTTAAGTTCTGCAAATAGCTATGCCGATGCGCAAATTGCTGCGACAGTAGGTGCTGCACCTGATCTTCTTAATACTCTCCAAGAACTTGCTTCTGCTCTTGGCGATGATGCTAACTTTGCTTCTACAATCGCTAGCCAAATTTCTGCTCTTGATGGTCGTTTAGACACACTTGAAGGCGACGATAGCGTAGCTGATTCTGTCGAACAAAGAATTTCTGAGCGTTTGAGCCCTTCTGATTCTCGCAGAATGCTTTATGTAGACCTTACTGCTCCTGGCGGTTGGCATAAACCAACAGAAAGTCTTTCTTATACTCCAGATGGTACTATTTTCAAACCGTTCAATGACATCCAAGCTGCAATTAACCACGGTTATACGCAATTAGATGACATGGTTTATGGAGCTAGTGACGCAAACCATGACTTCTGTGTTGTTGTTCGCGCTCTTGCTTCTGGTGATGCCACTGGTTCTGATGTCAGCATGCAAACTGGTAATAATGCAAGACCTTTGAGCATTGTTATTGACCCAAGTGCAATTCGCCAAGCTGCTGGATTAAACGCGCTTTCTTCAGCTGGCGGCGGTAAAATGACGCTTATGGTTGAAGACGGAAATTTTGGTGCTATCATTCCAATTAAATTGATTGGTACTATCACAATTAGCGGTCAATATACAACACGCGTTAAGCTCAAAAATGTGTTTATCGAGGCTCCTGGGTTCACTTCTGCTAACCCTCCTACAGTTGTTACAATTAACGGTACTGCTGGTAGACATTATTTTGATAACTGTAACCTCATGGGTAAAGTTGCATTCCAAGGCGCATGGGCTCGTTGGCATGACTTTTATAACTGTGCAACACACGGTTATGTTCTAAGCGGTACATCTACAGGTTCTGTTTATTCTTACAACACAATTGTAGATGGATCAACATCAGTTGGCACTGGTATTATGGCGTTTAACACGTCTGACCGCATCCACTCTGTTTCACACACAGCTGGTATTCTTCTTATGACCAGATGTGCGCTTACAAACTCTGCTGGTGTTGTATCTTCAGCCGCTGCTCCTGGCGCTCTCTCTTTAAGAGACGTTAACTTTCATAACGGTACTGCTTACTGCGCATTAACTAAATCTGGTTCCGCACCATACATGTTCAGCAATGTCATAAGAAGTGACGCGGCTGACGAAGGAATGGTTGGAACAAGACTAGTTCTTGGTGCATCATCTGCAGACTTAAAGTTCGTTTCACAAGATGCGGGTAAATGGAATGCTGGTTCTAACCCAATTAGCGTTAGATCTGCACTTGATGAAGTTGCTGGAAAAATCTCCAATTTAAGTCAATCGTTAGATAACCGTTATCCTGTTTCTGGAGTTGCAGTTTTAACCGCTCAAGATATTGCAAACGGATATCTTGCACTTGGTGCGCCAATGAGCTCAATTGTGCCATCTTCTATTCTTGCATGGGTTGATCGTTTGGCTATTTTTGAAAATAGTGATTTCGCCTTACTTGATACTGGTACAGATACTCATTTGGTGTTTGACGGAAGTCTCATGCCAGGCGGTGATGAAGCTCTTGCTGTAGGCGATAGAATTCGTTTTCAGTACTGGGTTGTGTAATTAAAAAATTACATATAAATTAAAGAGCCGGTGAAAAACCGGCTCTTTTTTTATTTAATTATTAAAATATAATTAACTTATCAAGTCAATAGAAAATAAATATTCAGAAATTTGTGTATCTATAAAATTTAAACATTTATTTAATGATTTTGTTTCAAACATTGGAGATTTGAATTCATTTTGATTAATTTTATGATTAAAATTCAATTTGTATTTTTTATTTAACTTTCAAAAACAATCATTGATCCAAAAATTGTTTTAAATTCAATTCTAAAATAACGGAACACCAGTCATTTTAACCCTTCGTGGTTATTATAAGTATAATGCAAATTCCTCAATATCAAAGCTTAATAATGTAGTAATTTACGACATAGTTCGCGCTATCTGTTGTTTGCGAGGTCGTAAAGCTGAAACTATTACTCGCTTTAGCGGTTATTACAGATGACAAATGCCGAGGAGTGGTGTCAACCGTATTTGAAATGTCCATAAGAACCACATAGCTTGTAGACCCAATATCGCTGAATGAAACCGTAAAAGTAGAAACCTGCGATGTCATGGGTGAAGTACCATAGCGAACAACGCCTGAGATGGTGTTTGCCGCCACATAAGCCTTCATTGCCGAGATAGAAGGAGCCTGATCCGTTTCACTTCCGGCAGTCGAGTTTACAACCGCCGCAGTTCTTGCGCGAGCAGTTGTGAAATACTGATTACTTCCTTCAGTGATTACACTTGTGGTTGTGTCGATTGCAGCTTGCAATTTCGTGATTGCGCTCGCAACAGACGTATTAGCAAGATAAATGTTAGAAGCATAATAAATAACAGCACCAGCAGAACCGTCAATTGCTTTACCTGTTCCAGCTGCAATATTGAAAGAACAATTAAGAACAGTGCAAACTGTTCCAGCCGCAATTAAAATACCTGACTTATTAGCAGTACCGTTTTGGATTAAACTCAGTGCTGCAGTGAATCCGCCTGTTCCGGCCATTTCAATAACATAGTCTTTATCAGAGATAATTTGACTATTTGAAATAGATGAAACAACAGAATTATTGCTCATCTTAATTGCTCTTGCCGAAACATCTGTTGAATAAAGGCGGTAAATCTCAGAGTTGAATGCTGAGAAAAGTTGACCTTTAATCAAGTCAAGCGCGTGTCCTGCACCCGTACCAACACAATTGATAACAGTATTATCAAGGTATAGCCGTGAAAGACTTGGAGCTGTGTTGTTCATTGACACCGCACTATATCCTGCACTTGTTTGGTGAACTTGAGAGTTAATAAGCTGCAAAATAACTTGTTGATTACCGGTATAATTCAGAACATTTCTTGTCCCGCCTAAAAGATTAGCCACGAGGATGTTGCTGATAGATGAAATGTTTGCAAATATTCCACCGGGTTCAGCAATACCAATTGCAAAATCAATACCGCCCTTAATAGAAACAGCTTGGATATTCTTTCTTGGAGCTTGGAGACCAACAAGGTGTGTATTTGAGCGAGTCCAGCTCAACGTCTCATTGTAAACACCTGGGTAAATATAAATAACACAGTCTTCGATATTTGCTCCAGCAACAGGTGCAGGCAAGGAATCCATTGCAGCCTGAACTGTTCTATAAGGAGCAGCTTCTGAACCATTTCCAGTTGAGTCTGAACCATTATATGCAACATAACGGCTGTATTCTGGTCTGAATTGGATAGCACCTTTAACTGAAGAAACAGATGGAGCTTGGTTCGTTTGGGAACCAGCCATTGAATCAACGACAGCTGCAGTTTGAGCTAATGCGTCTGAGAAGTATTTATTGATAGCACCTTCAGAAACATCATCCGTATCAAGAACAACATCACCAATCTCTCCGTTCACAGAAGTAACTGGAGCCGACAAATCTGGTAATTGAGAAGATGGAATTTTACCATTCCCATCAAGAGTAGCTACGCCGTCGGGCGAACCTTTTTCTGAATTTTGAACTGTATTATCTGCAGTGTTTAGCCTTTGCCATTCCAAACTATTATATATAATCCAATCACCAACTTCCCAATTAGATACTCCATCAATTAGTGTTGTGCCTGCAACAGAGACAATATAATAGTTTCCGCTAACACCAAGACCGCTATTTAACTCTGGTAAATTAGCGTTTGCGTCCCACGTTCCTTTATAAGTCAAAACTCCTAATTTATTAGACGCAAATTTTTTTAAAAAACTCATTTGAAAAAAAACCTCTATAAAAGTTTTAACATAAATATCATTATATAATAATATGATATCATTAATTATAATACAAAGGATTTATTATGCAATTTGGAATTCAACCAATTGAATATTATGGCAATATTAATGATTTTACAACTGTAAAAAGCTGGGATGTTTCTGGCGGCAGTCCAGCTACGTTGTATTTTATTCTGACTAAAACAGATGGATTAGGAACCAAACGGTTTATTACTGATAATTCTACTACAGTCAATGTTTTATTTTTAAGATCTAGGCCAGCAAAAAGCGGGGAGTCTGCAAAAACAATTTCCAAAACAGCCGTTGCTGTTTCTCCAAATGATAAATCTTTGTTTCAAATAAATTTATCAGCAGAAGATGCTTCCAATATACTTTCCGGATCAGTCCAGTTGGTAGTAACCATCAGTGGTGTTCAAAACAAGAGTAGTGTGCCATATATAATCAAAAAAAGTATTTCTTCCCCTGGATTTTGATGTATAATTTGTGTAGTTTAACTCTTTCTTCTTTAATAGAGGTGTATTTATGGCTAGTCCACGTTTTTCAAAGGTAGCAAAGCAACTTGAAGATAACCTAAAGAATTTAGGCTATTCAAAGGCTAAAGCTAAAGTTGTTTCGGTTGATTCTGATGGCAATGTTATTGCTTGGCTTAACCATTCTTCAGCAGGCTCTGCAGCTGGTGATCTTCAATGCTTCCTACGTTTTAAAGCATGGGAAGTTGCTGGTCTTCAGTGGCCAGATTCAATGAAAACACAGCTACATGCTGCTGGTCAATTTGCAGAAGGTGCTGCTCTTGTTGAACTTATTATCGAAGCTCCTGCGGCAACACCTGCTGCCGGCGGACTTCATAAGTTCCTTCCAGATGTTCTCCATGTTCTTCGTGGACAAAACGGCGCAGTCGTCAGGCTAAAAGAAACTGCCGCTGGATCAGCCCCTGCTCTTGCTCCAGGCGGAGTCCTTGCAACTGCTGCTGCAACATGGAATGCTGCTGGTGTAGAAGTCGGTGTGCTTATGCCTTACGGCCGTGGCACTGCTCCTGGTTCTTTGGCCTAATTTAGTGGGCCGAAAGGCCCATTTATTTTTAATCTTGAGGTGAAAAATGGCTTTACTAAGTCCAGAAGTAAAAAAACTATTAAACGACTTTTCAAAGTCACAGCCAGCTTTGAATCTTCCAGGTCTTCCTGCTGACCAAGCAGGCATTAAGCTTGGTGATCTTATCGAAGCAGCTGCGGCTGGTGAAGTTGCTGACCAATCTGCTGCAATTGCAGCACTACAGGCGGCTGTGCTAGCACTACAAGGTCAAGTTAGTACGTTGCAATCAACTGTAGCTGATCATGAGTCTCGTATTGCTGCTCTTGAACCATAAGAGGTGTTAAATGAAACAAAATGAGTTATTTCAAAACATTGACACGCTTATGACGGAAGTTCTTGAACTCAAGAAATCTTGGGACGAGAAAGTTGAAAAGGCTGAAGCTGAGCCTTCTGATGCGCAAGATGATGCTGTTCATATGGCAGATCATGGCGCAGACGAAGAAAGTCTCGCTGAATACGCTAAAAAACTTTCTGACGAAGAACTTCATGAACTCATTTCTTCACTAGTCCAAGAAGCAGAAGGACGAGGCGGAGAAGGTGAAGAACAAGAAGCCCCTGAAGTGGGTAAAAGCGAAGACGAAGACGAAGACGAAGGCGAGGACGAATCTGAAGAACCAGAAATGGAAAAAGCAGATGAGCAAATGCCTGAAGACGACGAAGCTATGCAAATGCCTGAACAAGACGCAGATGCTGAATCGGAACCAGAAGAAGGTGGCGATTTAGGCTCAAAAGTAGCTGAACTTTCTGACGAAGAAATCCAAACTTTGATGTCAGCAATTCAAGCTGAAATGGGCAATCGTGGCGGCGGTGGTGCTGGTCCTGCTCCAGTTGGAAAATCAGAGTATGAAGAAAAGATGGAAAAAAGCTTACGTGCTGCTATCAAAAAAATTGATGAACTTAGTTCTCAAATTGACTCTCTAAAAAAGAGTAACGCTAAGAAAGTAGAACGTAAAGAGTCTATGCCATCTCAAAAATATGCTGATCCTAAAGTTACAGTTTTAGAAAAATCTGTTCCAGAAGATTCTAAAGTTGTTATGACTGGAGCAACTCTTGCAAACTGGCTAATTAGCGAACAAGCTGCCGGAAACAAAAAGGTTAACTCCGATATTGTTACTAAGGCAAACCTTGCTAAGTCTGTTGAAGATGCTTCTGAGTTCTATAAAGAACTCGAAAGAATTGGAATTAAAGCACCTCGCTCATAATGCCCATCCCTCCCTCTTATGAGTTAGGTATTCTGCCCTAAGAATTTTTTCTTAGGGTTTTCTTTTTTTACAAAACTGCATACATTTAATTTAGGAGATTTTTATGCAAGAAAAACTAATTCGTCTTTGTTGTAAAAATTGTTCTAATAGCTTTTTATGTTGGGAAGATAAAAAACCAACTAATTGTCCAAAATGCCAGTCAGCAACTTTACTTACTGTTATGAATACAAACACTGTTCCTGTTACTACTGGGACGATGATTGAATATTCATATGACAATTTAGATACAATCGATTCTTTTATTACAGAACAAGCGCAAATTGAAGATCAAGAGCGTGATTTAAACAAATTAGCAAAAGGTCGAAAAGACGCATGAGCACAGAAATTAAAGATAATATTGCTAACTTTGACGCTAGATTTTTAAAAGGTGCTGTACTTCGCCTTATTCTGCAACCATCTTTGATAGATAAATATCGAGAATATCTATATCCAGAAATGTTTGATATTGGAGATGAATTTCAATCTTTATTTCGTGTTGCAAAAATATTATTAGATCGATCTAAAATCGAACCTGTTTCTATGGAAGCTTTGATAGGTTGGTTAAATTTGCAGCCATCGGGCGATGGGCGTGATGCTAGTATGCAGCTAGCAGAAAAAATGCGACTAGATTCTGATCTTTATAAATTTGCGCAAAATGATGGATATTTTGCAGAATTTTTAAGATATCTTAAAGCGCAAACTTTTATTAATTCCCATAAATCGGTTACTAAGAAATTTAAAAATACAGATTTTGATTCTGCGTATAAAGATCTAGAAATTACTCTAAGCAAGATTAAGTCTATTGGTACCGAGGAAGAAGAAACTGTTAATTGGGAAACTGCTCATAAATTTCTAGAAGAAAATTCACAAAAACGATACAATCGATTTAAAATTGGCATTGCAGACTTTGATTCGCTGGCAGGTTTTGAAGAGCAATCAATGAATTTGTTTATCTCCACTTCTGGTGGTGGCAAGAGCATGATGTCGATTCATTTGGTTGTACAAGCTGTGCGGCAACAAAAACACGTTCATGCTGTTTTTGTGGAAGACCGGCAACCAACTATCTTACGGCGTTTATTTGCAAACATGACTGGTATTCCAATTAATGAACTTTCTAAATACAATGATTTATCTCAAGATAAAAAAAACGCAATTAAAGCCGCTGCCGTTGAATTAAAAAAATACGCCACAATTGATTTTATTTATCAAAACCCTCCATCTTCTATTTTGCAAAAAATTCATGAAAGAAATCGTGAAAGAAAAAATCAGGGATTAGCGGAAAATAAAGTTGTGATTATTGATTATATACAACATATTGGTCATATGGCGGCAGGCGATAGTATGCATGAAAAGTTGCATCGTTCTATGGCCGATTTTAAGGATTTTTGTTTGAAGCACCATATGATTGGATTCACCCATTTCCAAGTAAACAGATCTGGAGCAGCAATGATGCGTAATAACGACGAAAATCAGCTTATTGATATGAGCATGATTTCAGGTTCATATAATGCTTGCTTTGTGGCCGATAATATTATTTCTATTAATAGAACACCACAAATGCGGATTGACAATGAAGCCGTTTTGTACGTTATTAAAGGTCGAGAAGGCTGTAATGAGAATAAATATAAAGTTAAAACAGACTTTGCATATGGTATATACCGTATGGAATCGGCAGAAAAACTGGAAGATGTTCTCTGAAGCGAATTTAAATAATTAAAACATAGTTTTATAATTTAAAATTGATTTTTGAAACATATTCGGGTGACAATAGAACTCTGGCTAAGATTTCTACGGGAGTTATTTTTAGATGCACAATCTTCCTAAAATTCTACAAAAAAGAACAAATTTTAGGCCCTTTGCTTATCCCACCGCATTTGAAATTTTTGAAAAACAGCAAAAAGCTCATTGGACACCGTCCGAAGTAGAAATGGATGCCGATGTTCATCAATATCACACAGAATTTTCTGCAAAAGAAAAACATGCAATTACAACTATTTTAAAAATATTCACACAAACAGAAAACATTGTTGCGGATTATTGGACAAACGTTGTTGGTAAATGGTTTGTGCAACCAGAAATTTGCATGATGGCAAACACGTTTGCTTCATTTGAAGCTATTCATGCGCAAGCATACGACAAACTAAATACTGCTCTTGGTCTTGATTCTAAAGAATTTTATCTATCATTTCTTGAAGATGAAACTTTAAAAAAGAAAACGGAATTTATTGAATCCAAAATGGAAATCTTTACAGAAAAAGATCTACCATTATCCCTTGCAGTATTTTCTGGTTTTACCGAAGGCGTTTCGCTGTTTAGCTCATTTGCAATTTTATTAAATTTTCAGCGGTTTAATAAACTAAAAGACGTTGCTAATATTATTAGCTGGTCAATTAGAGATGAAAGTTTGCATTCAAGTGCTGGATGTTGGCTATTTAGAACACTAGTTTCCGAAATGAATTTTTCTAAAGAACAATTATCTGATTTGGAAGAACAAATCAAAGAAGTCGCTGAGCAAATTCATGAGATGGAAATGATTTATATCGATAAAATCTTTTTAGAAGATGAGCTCGAAGGTTTAACTAAAAACGATATGAAAAATTTTATTAGGCATCGTATTAATCAAAAAATGCGTGATTTAGGATTGAGTGATATATATAAAAATCTTCCAACAGATAAAGTCGGCGCCTGGTTTAATCCATTAAATCAAGCCGTAGAGTTTGTAGACTTCTTTGAAGCGCGTTCTACAAACTATGTCAAAGGTTGGAATTTCGGACACATTAACTGGTAATCTTCATACCTAAAAGAGAATACAAATGAAGCTTAAAGAACTGAAGTCATCTTTTGAAGCTCCCCAATGGCTAACCGAAGAAGGTTTTATTACTTTAACAAAAGGCTATTTGCTTTCAAACGAAACACCAAAAGGTATGTATCGTAGGGTAGCAAAAGCTGCGGCTTCTTATCTACCAAATAATAAACAAAAATGGGAAGACGATTTTTTTAATATTATTTGGAATAACTGGCTTTGTCTTGCAACGCCAGTCGCATCTAATTTTGGAACGCAAAGAGGATTACCAATCAGTTGTTTTGGTAGTTATGTTGACGACAGCATTTATTCTATTTTTGAAAAAAATTTAGAAGTGGCTGTTTTAAGCAAACATGGCGGTGGGACATCTTCGTTTCTTGGAGATGTTCGCGGGCGCGGGGCTACAATCAACGGTGGTGGAAATAGCAACGGTACAACTAGCTGGGTAGAAGTGCTCAGAACAACTGTTAACCAAGTTTCCCAAAACGGCATTAGACGAGGCCAACACGCTACTTATATCCCAATTGACCATGCAGATTTTGATGAATTTGTAGATGTAAGAAAACATTTAGACGGAATCCACTTAGGCGTTTCTATTTCTGATGAATTCTTAAAAAGATGTGAAAATAAAGAAGAAGAAGCTTTACGAAGATGGTTCAAATTGCTCAAGGCTCGAATGGAAACCGGTGAACCATATATTTTGTTTATTGATAAAGTAAACGCTCAGAATCCAAGTTTATATAAAGAGCAAAACCTAAGTGTAAAAGCTAGCAATCTATGTTCAGAGATTGTTTTACATTCTGATGCGGAACATTCATTTGTTTGCTGTTTGTCCTCAATGAATTTAGCTAAATGGGATGAATGGAAAGACACAAATGCGGTTTTTTTAGCAACTGTTTTCTTAGATTGTGTGATGGAAGAGTTTATTAAAAAAGCTTCTAGCATAAAAGGCATCGAAGCTGCTGTCAGATTTGCTAAGAAATCTAGAGCCCTTGGATTAGGTGTTCTTGGATATCATACATATTTACAAAAAAATATGATTCCATTCGACAGTCTTCAGGCAAGAATTTTTAACCACACTTGGGCAAAAGTATTAAAAATGGAATCGCAAAAAGCTACTGAATGGATGGCTACTGAGCTTGGAGAGCCAGAATGGTGCAAGGGTGAATGCGTTCGTAACACACATTTGCTTGCTATTGCACCAACAACTTCAAATGCAATTATTTCTGGTGGCGTTTCTCAAGGAATTGAGCCGATTGTTGCAAATGCATTTGTGCAAAAAACTGCAAAGGGTACATTCATTAGAAAAAATCCTACACTTGAAGAATATTTAGAAAATTTAAACTTAAATACTAATGAAATATGGGAAAAAATCATTGATAACCATGGCAGTGTTGTAGATATCCATGGTATTTCTGAAGATGCTAAAGAAGTATTTAAAACTGCTTATGAAATTAATCAAAAAGAAATTATTTTTCAAGCAAACCAACGCCAGAAATATATATGTCAATCACAATCACTTAATTTGTTTTTTGATTCTAATGAAAGTCCAGAATGGATTCACAAAATTCATAAAGAGGCCGCTTTGTCTTCGCATATTAAATCGCTTTATTATGTAAGATCTATGGCTGGGATTAGAGCTGAAAAAGCTGAAGGCTGTAAAAGCTGCGAAGGATAATCATTTTTATTATCCTTCGGTATTATTAAATCGGAGGAATTATGAACCTTTTTGTTATTGGCTCACAGCAAGAAAGTGCTCAAGCTCTTGATGACCGTCGTTTAGTAAAAATGACTGTAGAAACACTGCAATTATTTGCGTATGCTATGCATAATTTGGAAATTCCAGAATATCATTATCCAGTAAGTAAAGAAACTGGCTTACCATTCAAAGCAAATAACTCGCACACAAAACATCCAGTTACAATTTGGCTACAACAAAGCGTTGGCAATTTTGATTGGATGTTTATTTATTTACAAGAAATGATGAAAGAATACGAGTTTAGATTTGAAAAACCTGCATTTGTTGAACAAATTAACCTTCAGAAAATACAAAGTGCCAGAAATTTATGGCCAATAGGTGAGTTAACGCCATTTGCTAACTGTTCACTACACCAAGATATAGAAAATACTATAATTGCATACAAAAAAACATTAGCGGATAAATGGAAAAAGGGCGAATTGTCTACTAGAACTTTACCAAAGTGGACAAAACGGGAGCGGCCAAACTTTGAGTGCGCATCAAACTGAAAATGCTATTGCTAATTTGTTGGATAAATATGCGGTTGATTATAAAGTCAATCGCAGATCATTTATTTTAAAATTTTGCCCAAGTTGCGGTAAATCAAAATATTCAGTTTGGCTTTTAAAGCCAGACGATGATGAAACAAAAGTGTACGGTCAATGTTGGGTTTGCGGTGCAAAATTTTCAATTCTTAAATATTTAACTGACTGCGGTGTAGAAAGTTATAAAAAATTAAAATCAGAACTATTCGGCAGGCAGATATCTAAACCAAATGCTGGAATGTTTGATTTAGATACTCCTATGCCAAATACTCCAATTAATCAAAAACATGAAAATTTAAAGCTTAACCACTGCTCCATTCCCGAAACATTTCACAAAGTGTATGATTGGCCGTCTAATCCGGCTTCTATGTATGCAAAAAAACGCGGTGTTGTCGGAGATTTGCAGCACGAAGTGTATATAGACCCATTTGCTCGCGCAGTTGCGTTTCCTATTTATTGTTTTGATACTTTAGTGGGATTTCAGAAGCGTTTTATTTCTCCAGATGCAAAAATAAAAGTACACACTGATGCTAATCTACCCAAAGCTCATGCGTTTATTAGATTCGGCCATGTTAATAAGCCAATTTGCGTAGTAGAAGGCCCATTTGATGCTGTTGCTGCAGTATGGTTTGGATATTACGGGCTTGCTACCATGGGTGCTCAAATATCAGCATCTCAAGCAAGGCAAATTGCGATGATGGCTATGGAACAAAATCCAGATAATCCAATTGTATATCTTGGCTTAGATCCGGATGAAGCCGGTGAAAATGGGGCTTGTAAACTGGCTAGGTTTTTAGATTTTTATGGCGTTAAATATGAACGTATAACACCAATGATCGAGCATGAAGATTTTAATTCTATGCTAGTTAAACATTCTGGTTTAGATTTAGAAAAATCAGATAAATTAGTTACTATAAATGGTCTTGTACAGTCGCAACATTGGTGGATTCCAAATAAAATACGAATAGATGATATATATGAACAAAGAATGATTAAAAACGTTAAGAAAAAATTAAAAGATCTTTCAGAGGGATGATTAAATGAATTTAGAAAAATTTTTGTATCAATTGCGTAAAAAAAATAATGAACTTTATATTGCAAGACTTAGTTTGTCTTCAAATAGTCCATTACAATTAAAACGGATTGGCGATTCAGAATGGTCTGAAGTTTCTCCTTGGGATCAAGAACAAAACAAAACTGTCCCATGCAGTGATTGGTTAGATCAAAACCATATGAAAAATCACTTGTGTGTTAATGGAATACAGAATTACGTATTATGAATTATTTGTATAAAATTTATCAAAAAATGAAATTTGATAAACATACAAATGCCTATGAAGTAGAATCTTGGTGTATTCATAGATTCAATACTGAAACTTTTGAAATTTTTAAACTAGAATGTATCGTTGGTTCTATGGGCAGCGTAGATATATGGCTGCCTGTATATCCTTCTATGTTAACGAATCTATCACAAATGACTGATTTTATCACTTTGGAAGAAGCAATCAATTATTTAGAGAAATATGGGCTAAAAACTCTTTCTTCTAAGCTCATGAATCACCTATAATCAGTATTTACCAATATAAAAAACTATCCATGAATTAAAAAATCTAGACAGTCTTAAATACCATGTATAATATTATTATACATAAAGTTTAGTGATTTTAGTTATTTATTTAATTAATGATAAAAAATATTAAGATTAATTTAACTTATCACTTTTTTTGTTTATAGATCTATGTGTATAATTACTTTAACTTTATGAGTTTACGCTTTTTTAGTGTAGAATGTTATAAGAAATTTGTTTAACTCTTTCAGAGGTGTTATATATGTCAGGTTTTAGTCCACTTAATCAGCAAGAGCTTCAAATGATCGCTCAGAAGCTAGAAAGTCTTAATAAGTCTTTCGCAGCTGGCTTCCCTGGTCTCAACAACGCAGGAAGAACTGGTACTTCTGCAATCGCTATTGATAGCCTTGAGCCAACTGTGCGTTCTTTGACTCTAGAGGATGAAGACTTCCTCTTGACAAAAAATGTACAAACCCTCAAAGCTACACAGACTACATATAGCTATGTAGTTAAGACAGCGGTTCGTAGCGGTATTGACACTTGGGGTGTCGAAACATTCCTTCCACAAGAAGATGTTTCTCAATATATGCGTGTTGCAGAAGTTCTTCGTGTACAAGGTATTCGTAAGACGATTTCTCACCTTGCACAAACAGTAAACTCTGCTGGCGGCTACATGCTTGACCTCGAAGCAGAAAACGACAAGAATGCAGCTATGTCAATGGCCGAAGGTCTTGAGCGTGCAATGTATATCGGTGGCGATATGTATCTTGACCAAAATGGCGAGATTGACAGCACGCTTGCTGCTAATCCAAACGCTCCTATGCGTATGCCACGCGGTATTCAGGCTCAAATTCGTGAAGGTAACAAATCTGCTCGCGGTATCATTGGTGACTTCGTTGGATACGGTAACAACCGTGTAACTTTTGCTGATGCAAAAGGCCAAGTCCTGACAAGGGGTCAAGTTGACAAGCTTGTTTCAGCTGTTCGCGAAAACCGCGGCCGTATTGTTGAAGCACACTGTACGGTTGACCAACTTGTTCACTTCCGTGCTACGTTCTTCCCATTTGAGCGTGGTGATCTTGGCGCTGCTTACGCAATTCGCGGTGCTAACGTAGAAGCAGAAGCTAAGTCTGGATTCCCACTCCAAACAGTTGTTGGTACAGTTGACTTTATTCCTTCTGTATTCAAATATACTCGCGCTTATCCAGAGCCTGTAATGAGCTCAAGTGGCACAATTGCTACTCCAGCTATCAGCGCTACTGCACAAGTTGCTGGTAATACATCATTCAAAGCTGGTGACGTTGTTAAGTATGTTGTTCAGGCAGTTAACATCCACGGAATTTCAATGCCTTCGGCTGAAGTTTCTGTAACAATTGCTGCTGATGGAAACAAAGTTCAGCTTACTCTCGCTGCTGTTCCTGGCGCTGAAGAATTCGCTCTTTTCCGCACTTCAGTTGGTGGAGCTTCTGGCACATGGAAAGCTTGTGGACGCGTAATTGCTGCTCGCGCTGGTGCTACTACTGCAGTTGATGCACAAGCAATTCTTCCTGGACTTGACAGCGTAGTGTTCCTACCAAAAGCTCAATTCCGTGCGAAACTTGCTGTCCTTGGCGAAATGCTTTCTAAGATGAAACTCGGCCTTCGCGGTCTTGTTGAAGAAACTCTTTATGTAAGCTACCTCGCTGTAATTCTCGAGTATGTACGTCATCACGGTCTCCTTGATAACGTCTACCATGAGCTTAACGATGAAACTTACGGAAGCGTCTAATAAACGCTTCTAACGAAGAAGGCTGGGGAAACCCAGCCTTTTTTTATTTCCTATTGAAATGCGTTCCATTTTCCCTAACGCCATTTGCCGTAACTAATACAAATTCGGCATTTTCTTCAAATTGTTGTAAATTAGAAGCATTGCAATAAGTCAAAGCAGACCGTAAACCGCCGTTGATTTGCTGCAAAACATCTTGGGTATTACCTATACTAGAAATAGTATGAGAAGAGCCCTCTGCCGATCTATGAGTAGATAATTTGCCCTGATCTTTGTATGAACTAAAGCTGGCGGACCCGCGAAATTCATTTGGACGTTCGCAGGCATCGGTTCCAGCTAACATACCGCCAATCATAACCGCCTTTGCACCAGCCGCTAAAGCTTTGGCAATATCGCCGCTGGTTTTACAACCGCCATCGGCAATTAATGAATACCTATCTGGTGAGTTATCCATAATAGCAGAAAGCTGCGGGTAACCACAACCAGTAACAGTGCGAGTTTCACACACAGAGCCTGGACCAATTCCAATTTTCCATCCAACAATATTACTTAAATCATGATCTATTACTGTTAGATGCCTTGATACATTTTTAATAAATGGAAAAATATCAATAAAATTACCAACTATGTAGTCAATGTGTGGATTGAATTCAGCAATGTCTGCAACAAATTTTGCAACTTGAGATTGTGCGGCATGGGCTACATCAATAACAAATGTTTTAACGCCAACACTTGAAAGCTCGTTATGTCGTTCATAACTAAGTTTGTCTATGCCAATAGATGCCCAAAAATTTACTTTTTGTTTAACTAAACTCTCGGCAATAATGCAATTTTCTTCAATGCTCATAAATCGATGCAGACAGCCGATTCCGCCAGCTTGGTGCATTGCTATACACATATTATGGCCTGTAACGGTATCCATATTTGCAGAAATAACGGGAAGAGACAAAGATGTATATCGACCTATTTGAACCGACAGATCTACGTTACCTCTAGAATTAATCCAAGAAAATTTTGGTACTAACAAAACATCGTCAAAAGTATATGCAGTCTTTTTAATCAAAGAACTCATTATTTCTCCAATAAATTAAATATCTTGGCACAAAAATTCGATAAGGCTTGAATATTTTTTTCTTTTTAATTTAGAAGACCCAATTAACTCAATCGCCTCGTGTACTCCTATCGCCTTTTTTGTTTTTAAGACAATAAAAGCGTGATCAATTAAGCCCATCGAGTTGTAATTTTGCATGATATTATCTTCGGATTGAGCTAGAAAGTCCCATTGAAATTGAGCCATTTTTAGATGTGAATTCATTGCAAAATAATAAAGCTTTTTATAAAAAATCTTTTTTGTGTGCATTGAATTTTGTTCTTCTTTAAAGATATGAAGATTGCCATCCATAGTATAAAGGATTAAGTATTTAATTTGATTATTTTTTATTTGTTGTGTTTCCATAATAATGTTATATTAGTAATAATAACGGTTGATAATATATGCAATTTCAAGGTAAAGAACATAAAAAACGAGTCAGGGATGCTCTTCGTAAATACAACGAAGAAGCCAGAAAACCTGTTTATTGTATAGATATGATTACAGGCGAAATAGAAAATTTTGAAAGCAAATATGATGCGGAAAAGGCCGGTTATAAACGATATAGAATTGATCGCTGTTTAAACGGGGATCGCAGAAGTTACAAGGGTAAAATGTGGTACCTTGCTTAATTTTTTTTGATCTCTTCTAAACTTTTTTGAAGAACTTCGTTCACTATATTTTGTATGGATTGTGTTTGAACTTCTTCTAAACTTTTTTGGAGAGCTTCATTTATATAATTTTGAATAGATTTTTCTGCTATTTTAATTTTTGGCTGATTTAAAAATTTAGGTTTATATGTATTATATTTCAATTGTCTGTCTAAAAAACCATTAATTTCAGCAGGACTTTTTGCTGCTGGTTTATTAATTGCACGAGAATGTTCAAATACATTATCCCAATTTTTTACTTTGGGCCTTACTTGCGTTTCCCAATACTTTAACGCAACTTGAGCGGCAATATCTGGATCAGAGGCTAAGTGTGGATTATTATACAGGTCAACACCTATCATTTGCCCATATTTTTTATAATTATAATCATGCGTTAAATGTATATATCCTCGCCCAAGAAAATTTTTACCGCCTTTATATCTTTTATTTGCTATATTGTCTGAAATTATTTCTTTAGGTTTTTTGAAATTCATAGTTTCATGAGCTATTTGTGCCATAAATGCAGCTAGTTCTTTGCCGTGTAATCCCGCTTTTCTGGCTTCGCCAAGAATATGTTCTTCGCCAAACACAGGTTTTGTGTCGGGAGGAGTTGTTGGTTGCTCAATTTTTGGTTGGACTGGTTGCTGCGTTTGATTCTGAACCGAGGGATTAAATAATAATGATGAACCGGCTACAATTCCAGCTTTAATTTTGTCTTTTAAACCAGTTTTTTCTAAATCTTCATCATAGTTTTGTTTAGAGTAATAAAGATCTTTTAAAGATTTTTTTAACTGCATAGTATAACCTCTATTGTAGAAATATATTATACTATGCCATTTTATTTAAAATAAACGTTTATTGAGACTTGATTTGATAGTTTCACTATCTGGTTTTTTGATCCAAACCATATTTTTAATATCAATGACTGCAACGCCAGGAAATTTAATCAAATTTCTGTAATCAACTCCATATCCTCTATTTGCAGTAATATTTTTAGCTCTGTGATAACCGTTTTTATAATATCCATCATTAAGAACTTTCCTTAGTTCTTCATTATCAGTATCTAAAATAAATAAATAACTAGATTTAAATCCATAAATTGCATAAATTTCTGTATTTTGCCGACCAGCTTGTTTAAAGCCCCCAACTTTAGATTTCGCTTCGGAAGAAGCTCCCTTGTCCATTTCAATAAAAACATTAGGAGAATCAGTAACTTTTCCAAGTTCGTTATATACTTTATCTTGGCAAGCGGCGTTAAAAATACCATCGCTTTTAATTTCTACACGACCGCCATTTGGCAGTCCAATATCCATTGAAGCTCTCTTCTCATTACCTCTAGGAAATGCACCATCCAAAAACAATGGGACAAGAAGAGTTTCTAATTTATTAGAAAGTTCATATTTTTCTTTTCTTGAATCAGTATTTTTAATCATTTCTGCAACTTTATTAATTTCTTTTACATTTAATTTAAGTTTTTCTGCAGTAATTTTAATGCTTTCTGATTCAGAAAGAGGATTTGCTTTCTTGCTAGAAACCACAGTTTTTTTAGGAGTATTTTTTAGTTGCTCGGTTGAAATTTTTGTTAAACTAAAATCTTTTTCGTTTCTTTTAAGAGCGTGAATAAAAGTCCTGATCATTAAAATATTATCTTCGTATGCATTGTGCGGAACAATTTCTTTAATTCCACTGCGTTCAGCACATATTTGCATAGAAGGAACACCGTATTTATCGTTTGGCATAGCAAATAAAATTGCTGGATCAACAACCTGAAATGGACTAACAGCTAAAGTTTCCTTGATAGTTTTAGGAATAAAATGCCAGTCAAATGAAGGATTTCTGATAAGAAATTTCCAATCTCGTCGATCTAGAGTGTGTTTTTTAAGAAATGAAATGCTTTGGCTGATCCATTCTTCTAAGCCCATAACTGGAAGCTCTGCATTTTTAGAACGAATTTTTTTTAGAATTTCTACAGTTTGTAATTTTTCTGTAAAAAGCGTATCTAACTCGACTACATAATTATCTTGTTGAATATATGCAGAAAAATGAGGCAAATCAAAAGGATTTTCACAAATCTTTTGGCTATCGAAAACGACCCAAGATGCATTAATAAGTGATTCTGGAGATCTATAATTTAAAGATGTAGTTTCGCAATCAAACGCTATGTAAATAGTCATATATTCTCCTTGTATCGAAAATATATATGTATATAGCTGTATTGAATAGCTATAAAATATTGGCAAGTATATCTAGAATAGAATCTTTTGTTTTGCTGTCAATATCATCTTGTTTTTCTTGGTTATTTTTACAAATAATCTGCAAAAATGGAAAACTATCAGTAATATCATCGCTTTCCCAAAGCAATTTATAGTGCTTATAATAAGGTTGTCTTGTATAGTAATTACAACAAAATTTTATTGATGGCCAAAAATTCAATTTAAAGAGTTTACATAATTTTAACCTGTTAGAAATAGATATGTATGCAAGTTGTTCAGAAATTAATTCTTTATCATTATATTTAATAACAATATGGTTTCTATCGTTATTCCAATCACTCATTTTTGTAAGAAAAAAAATTTTGATGGTCATGTATTGTCACTGTTGCGTATTTAAATTAAACGATTAATATAATCTTATCACTAAAAGGAGTGTTTTTAGCAATGGTAAAGAATGTAGAACTAAAAGCTGTTGTAAAATCTTTTGTTTCTAATGTCACAAGGGAAAAACTAGGCAACGGGGAGCTAGATGAAGAAGCTGAAAAAGAACTATCTGCTGTGAAAGACTTTTTCAAAGTTCAAGAGCTTGATAGCGTAGTGAATTTACGACTTTCCCTTGAAAACATGCTATGGAAATTGTTTGAAAATGTAAAAGTGCCAGAAAGTCCTCTGCGTTTAAAGGCACATGAAAGATTCCTTGGGCGCGTAGCTGAGAACCTAAAAGCGACGTTGGATACAGAGCAAATTCCTAAACTAGAAACTGAAGACTTAAAACAAGTTCTCTATATGGTAGAAGATCCAGAAGTTTTTTCTAAACTAGAATTACCATTTGAATATGCAGCCCAAGATGGAACCGTGCGAGTGCTTCCATTACCTGCAACTAATATTTTGCAAAATGAACAATTTGTTAATACTGTAGATGAGCTCTTTATTCCATGCGTGGAGAAAAAATGACAGTAATTGATTTTAAAGAATATTTGAAAAATAAAAAATCAATTGCGCATGCACCAGTTGCAAAAAATTCAGAAATTTTTCGTTCTGCCCTCTGTATGGAGCTAGAAGCTTTGCTCCGTCAGGGGGGGTTCCCTGCTGTCAAAGTTATGTATCATAAAACAATGTACGTCTTTGTGTTAAACACAAATTTATGGATGTTTTTTAAAATTAAATTAATGAAATGGTTAAAAATCTTCTCATGGGAAGATTCTATGTTTGCTGCGATCAAAAAAATTGATACTGATGCTGAACATCTAAAAATGTTTCGTACATGGCCAAAAGCAAAAACTATTGATCAAATCCTAAATTCTTAGAGGCGTTTTTTCTTACGCCCTTTTTTCTTTTTTTCCGTGATAACACTAGAAATTAATGATTCATCTATTTCTTCTTCTGGACTAGAAGGCAATAAACCTTCTGTGACAGAATTAATTGGAAAATATATATAATCATCAGATGAATCTTCTGATAAAACCCCACCATATTTTTTATGAATTGCTGTAATTTCTTGAACTGTTTTTTGCTTTTTTAATTTTTCAATACCAGAATCATACGCAGCTTTTACTTGTTCTTTTGTAATACCTAATCTTTTTGTTATTTCTGATTCTGAAAAGGACTCGCCTTCATGAATATTCATGAATTTAAAAAAGCAATAACTTGATTCATCTTCAGAAATAATCCCCCAAACACAACCGCCAGAATTAATATCTTCTGACATCATATGACCAGGATTGTCTTTGTACCATTGAGCCTTTTGTAATCCTAAATTACAAATATCTTGTGGATAATTTTGTAATTTAAGAGGGCAGCAACGTTTAAAACGAGATCTATTATCGTCTTCAGTGTCAGTCTGGGATGATAATTTTTTGTTGTGCATCATCCGCAGTCCCCATTTGGTTTTCTTGCTGAGAAAGACTGGCGTTAAATGCTGCCATCCATTCTTTATCTTTAGATAAAAGATAAGCTACAGCCTTTTCTACTTCTTCTAAACGCCCGAAAAGTTGATATGAATTTGCAATAAACTGATTCAAAGTTTCCTCAAATTTTGAGGAAAGCTGTTCTTGATTGTCTTGAGACAATTGTTCTTGTGATTCATTCATTTTTTTCATCTCCTTCAGTAATTTCTGAATCCATTTTATTTAAATAGTCTTCGATGTCCATACCAGCATATGTTGTAAGGAAAATTTGAGCAATAATATCTTGTTTCATATTTTCAAATGCTTCAAAATTAATATCTTGTAAAGAACCAATAAAAGAAACTTGAGAAACTAAAGATTGCGTAATAGCTTTTACTGCCAAAACTCCAAATTTTTTATCATTTTCAGATTTATCACAATATTTTAAAACTACTTCATCAATTTCTTTCATCATGTCCGACAACCAGACAATCCACTGAGCGGCTTCTGCCTCGTTTATACCTAATTTTTCAATATTATCAGATAATTGCTTGTCGGTTTTAATTATTTGTTTTGCTAAACTGAGATCATAGCTAGACTCTTCTTTTTTAGATTTGTCTTTTGATTTAAATTCAAAAATATTAGACATGATTATTCCTCTTTTATACGTTTTTAAATATAAAAGAGGAATAATGCAAGGTTATTCAGATTTTGAAGATTCGTTTAGAAGTTCTTTAATAGATTTTCCAGATTTATTTTTAGCATTTAATGCAGTTTTATGCTTTTCATCTGCGTGCTTCATTTTTTGTTCATGTTGCTCTTTTTTCATTTGCATTTCTTGCGCGTGTTTTTCTTGCATTTGTTTTAATTGTTCTTCGCTCATATTTTGTTCATTTTCAGCCTGAGCTTGCTGTTGTTCTTGCCCATCTTGTTGTTGCTGTTCGCCTTGTTGTGCTTGTTGTTGCTGTGCTTGCATTTGTTGTTCAGCTTGTTGCATTTGCATTTCAAGCTGTTCGGTTTGCATCTTCATTTGCTCTGCCTGCATTTCTGGAATTTTACCGCGTTGTTTTTGGTAAGCATCGTTTAGTGCTGGATCAATGAAAAAATCTAATGCTGGATCTTTTAGAGCTTTTTTATCATGAAAAAAATGATATCTTAGTTCTGACATTTTCATGTATTTAGCAACTGATGCATGGAATAGTGGAGAAGTAGGGACGTCTCCGCCGAATGGAAAGATATCTAAGCGTTCGCTATCGGACCATATTTTACCAAACGTACCAGATGTTTGTAATTCTTCTTTGTAAATAGCTAAATCTGCTTCTTTTGTGTTTTGGCCAAGACCAATAGGCTCTAATTTTAAAATATCTTTTGCTTGTTCAAAAGAATCACCAACTAAATCATTAAGCAGGTCAAATAGCGCTTCCATTAATTGACGAAGACCGCGTTCTTCTCCTTGAACAATCTGTTCTTGTTTTCCTGTATCGCCCATTGTTGGTTTTGCAGAATCTAACGCACCAAATCCAATTTCTTGTGGCGAAATCTGAAATGCGCCACAAACAATCATTAAAACACGTTGATATAAATTATTAAACTCTAAATCTTTTGCTGTAATGTTTAATGGCACAAATTCAACATCAATAGGGCCAGCAACAATTGGAATTGTTGCTGAATTATCATTTCTGGCGACATAATTACTAAAAAGTTTCCTAAAAGCTTCTGCTTGCTCTGGACTTACAACACCAGGCTCTTGTGTTTTTAGATTAATAATGCCTTTTGTCGCTAACCCCTTAGTAAAAGAGTTTTGCAAATATTGTTGGGCATAAAAATGCATTGAAACTGCATAAAACGCCTTTTCAATCGGCGCCATTGGATAACCATCTAAATTTTCATGAGCTTGTTTTTGCAAATACGTAACAATTAGATCATTTTCTGTAAAAAATGCGACATTTTTTCCGTCAATTCTTTGCACATATGCAATTGGCCTGCGGCCTTCTTCAATATTTCTATAATCTTTTAGATCCGCTTGTGACTGATCTGATATATCTTTATCATTAACCGATAAAGTTACTTCTGCTTGATCTAAAACGCGATAAATACTTTCAACTGGAACTGGTCTAAATAAAACCGGAACACCTTCTTTGCTTCTAATGATTTGTGTAGCGCAGCGCCCATATACTAATAAATTTCTTGATTGAGCACCTAAAAAATCTGCAAGATTACAATATTTAAATGTTGTATCAGAACCTTGAAATACGTGGTCTAGGATTTTTTTATTAGTTGTTCCACAATTTAAAACAAATTTAACAATCAAATTAGAAAGCTCTGTTCTAAATTTGACTTCTTCTAATTTTTCTTCTTCGGAAATAGAAGAATCCATTTGCGCTGGAATAACTTCTCGAAGAACAAATCCACGGTCATATTTATTTGCAGATTTACGACCAAACGCCATCGATTGATTAGCGCGAGTGTCAATAATTAAAGAAATAATTGAGTCATAATATGCAAGTTCACGCAATTCTCTATCGGACATCCGCCCTTTTTTCTCAAAAAGGCTGTTTGAGCTGGCATTTCTAGATTCAAGGCTAAAAACAGCCTTGCTTTGTTCAATTTTATCTTTAATCAAATCGTTACTTTCTAACGGTTTGACAGATTTGTTCAAATCTTCAACAGAAAATGAGACTTGCCCTTGTCTACTTTTTTTTAAAAAATCAAAAAGCCCCATTGTTCACCTATTATTCTAATGTGCAGCTTTGAACAGAAACGGTGGCTGGTTCTGAATTTTTATTTGTTGCAGAAATATTAACTAAGTTAGTAGTTGTTGCAAACAATGCTGAACCAGCGTTTCCATTAATAACGGGAAATTCATTATTTGAGCCATCAAAAGATAAATAAATTGTGCTATCAGATTCGATAGTGACAAAATTAATTAATCTGGAATAAAATAAAAACGGAGTATTAATACCAGCTAAAACGGTCTCGGGAATAATTTGTGGATTATAAAAAATAACATCCCTATCTGTCACATCCATCACTTGAAAATCTTTGCATTTATTTTCTGAATTAAATGCAGAAGATTGAGCAACTCTCAATTTATCGCCAATTTGTACACCATCGGCAGAAAAAAACCTAATCACAGAATCAAACAATGATCCTAAAACAATTCCATTTTCATCGCCAATCATTCCATTATCACGAACAATAACAGAATTTGAAGTCTTAGAAAGAACAACATACCCTCTTCCGATTGAAGAAGGATTAAGAGGCGAAGAAAGGCCGGAATCGGACTCTTGTAGATACATAATATCGCCTGGTAATACTGCGCTTAAATTAACTCCACCGCCATTCAGAGTGATTTGTGAAGCAGATGGGCTCATTCTAGAGGCGGAGTATGTTGTAAGCGCAGAATGAGCAATAGAACGATTGATTCTAAAATTTGGTGAAGACCCAACTCCAGTCCAACGTAATCTCACAAGATCTGTACCCGATTTAGGCAAAGAAATAGAAAATTCGGAGGCGGCTAAAGATGAACTAATTGTTCGCGCTGTTGATTGCAATAAAACTGTTTCGCCAGGTAAAACGCTGATAGTTTCACTTATTGGATTAGTGACAGAAAGACCAGTGACTGATGAAAGAAAATCAAAATTTCTTTGCTTAGGACTTTGCGATGGATTTACATCACTGTAACATAGTCTTGATATATAAAAATTCAAAAGAGCCATAATTGCCCCTAAAATAAAATAGTCGCGCTACCCGATTTTAACATTTTTTCTGAGTCTTCTTCGTTCTTTTTCTTAATATCTAAGTTATATTCATTTGCATAATGAACCCGTAATGCTTCTTGCATCCCTTCTACTGTAGTAAAATTTAGCTTTTTTGTAAAATCAAAAGCATCATTTTGATTTGCTTGTATAACACTGGCGTTTGCAGTAATAAAGGGATCTATTGCGTATCTGAGCGCGTCTGGACCATGAGTAAAATCATCATCTGCAAATTTAGAATAATCATATCCCATCAATCCTCTTGCATATGTCCAATTTTCCATACATTTTATTAAAAATGTATTTTTCATATCGTCTAAAATCATAAAATTAGCTTGTTGTCGCATAGCATTCCATAATTTTGAACGAATCCATGCAACACCAGTGTCAATTGTTAATGGTTTTTCGCCTCTGGCTGGCATATTCATGCTGCCAGCAACAGATGTTGATGATTTATCGGCAGTGTCTGGACATAATAAATCAAAACCGTATTTTAAATATATGTTTTCTTTTATAAAGGAAAGCCAGTCTGGATTGGCATATCCTGTTGAATTTTCTGTGTGTAAAACTATTAATTTATCATCAGATTTTTTATATGCGACTAAAACAGCAACTGCTGGATCAATGAATCCAAAATCTACTCCACAATGCAATCGCCATCCGTTTTGTCGTAATTCTTTAATCAATAATTCTTTTGTTGGTTCAAATAAATTTCCGTATTTGTCTGTTGGAAATACATTAAATGCAAAATTCCATACGTCAGAAATAGGTTTTACATGAACGCTTCTATTAAATTTATTAAAAACAACACCAGATGACTCTGGCCTTAAGTTCAAGATCTGTGCATTTATTTTATCTGGGTCACTCGCATTTAATAAAGTGTTTTTAACAAACCCTATATCACGTAACATTTTTGATTTTGATTGTTGTTTAATTGATTTTGTGCGACAGATTGAAAAAACTGGACAAGTTTTGCAACCCTCATACGCTAAAATGCCAGAATATGCCATTTTATATTCGGCATTCAATGCTTGATATGCCGGATTTCCAATAACGTCCAGATTTTCAGAATGAACAAATAACATATCTCTAGGATGTTCTGGTTTATGTCTTTCTGGAGGACATGGTTGCATCCAATCAACAATTGACCATTTATGCAAACGAATGCCCGAGTTAGGTAAATCAGATTCATCTATTTTTTGTTGAATTGGCCCAGATCCAGATTTTCTGGAAGATAAATAAATAAAAATTGGCGGTTTTCCTGATCTATCTGGGTCGGCAATAAACGTTGCCTCAGATAAAATGTCTTTATCGATTAAGTCAAGCTCATCAAAAATCAAACAACTTGCGCGTTGGGCGTTTGCAGACTTTTTAGTAGAAACAACAACTTGTAATTTACAATAGCCAACTGGTCGAGATGGCGCGGATGGCAACCTATTAAGTTCTTTTATTCGTTTACTGTCTGTTTTAGCAAATGAAGATATAATTGGCAGAGCTAAGTATTTATCTAAATATCTAATCGCAGCTAACGATTGATCTAGAATAGCTGCCATATGTACAATATCGCGGGCAAAATGCACCATTAACAAAAATTCAATAATAGATGCTGCTAATGTTTTTGCAGAGTTTCGGCTTGCTGCTACAACAAATGTAGTCCTGTTTGGATCGCCGTCTTTTGCTGCGGAATAAACATCCCAAATAAAATCTATTGGATTGGAATTACTATTTTCATCTACCGTGCAATCCGGTAAATCAATATCTAGAAAAGTCTTAATCCATTGTTTAAGTTGTGGTTTTGTGTCACAAACTGCAAAAAATTGTTCTTCATACAGCTCATTAAGAGCTGCATTTAATTGATTTTGATTTGTTATCTCTGTTTTTTTAACCATAATTAATCTTTAAATGGGTGAAACCATGTAACAATACAAAATTTATTACCATTAATAACTTTGTGTGCGATATGTTCATATGCATAGTTTGATGGAAATAATAATATTGAATTTTTTTTTGGTTTAATTTTTAAATCAAACTTTGTGAATTCTAATTCACCGCCTTGGTAATCATCATTTAAATACATTATACAAGAAACTTCTCTAGATTGTGTTAATCCACCGGCATCTGTATGCTTATGGTATACACCGTTCTCTTTATATCTCAAAACATGGTAGCCTTCATCATTTTTGATGAAAATATCGTGATCATTTGAATAATCTAAAATACTTTTTTTAAAAAATAAAAAGATTAATTTGTCAAATTCTGACATAAAATCATTATTTTTTAAATGACTAGAAACAAAAAAGGTATCACAAATTCTTAATCCGTTATTATACTGATTTTTTTGTATTGTAGCTGGCTGCCACATTTCTTCTGAAATTTTTGATATAAAATCAAAAAAAATACAATTAAATTCATCTGGAAATATATATTGTGTGATGCATGGTCCAATAATATTTTTTTCAAATTCAAATTCCGTAATATTTTCTATTCCTGCCTTTTCCTTCAAGGAGGCTGCAGTATTTTCTAAATTCACAAGCAATTCCTTCAATATTACAGGTAGTTAATAAAATATTTTTACCGTTCATTTGTAAGTAAGGGAAAGATTCTGTTGGTTGGTGTTTCATCAAAGTATAGGCGACGTCTTCAGGCTTTGCTTTTTTGTTTAAAATTTTACAAGTTGGCGCTGCTCCTCGCCCCATTTCTAAATACTTGAATTCATCAATATATTCTGGAAATTGATATCCAAAATCCATCATAATCTCGGTCATATGGAATGGATTTTTAAATTTTAAAATTGGATGAATGCTATTAGTTAAGTATTGAATACTATGTTTTTTATCAGACATCAGCAATTGATAAATTGGTTCAACTAATTCTGGCAGTTTTTCATATAAAAATGCTTCTCGATTTTCTGCGCCAATAATAGAAAGACCTGCTTGCGGGAAAAGATATGCAGTATTGAATTTTGGCCCTTCTATTTTATTGAATTTTTCACGTGAAAGTTTGTTTTCTTCTTTATTTAAAGAAATATTACCGGTAATTTCAAGAGTTTTAGGTAAATTAATATACCTAGCAAACATAATATTTAATAAAGTTAATTTTTTATCGTGAAGACACGATTGAAGCCAGTTGTGTATCCACAGTGTTGTTTTATCTAATTCTCTATAACAGTTTGTAAAATAATTTCTATTCAAAATAGGATCTTCTGTCCACGGTCTTGGTTGCCCGTTATCTTTTAAATGAAAAATTTTCATTCGTTCAATTGCAAAATCCCAATATCTCTGTTCAATAATAGAATCTATAGCAACTTCATTCCCCTGCATCCAACCAAAATTTTGGTATTCAGAAAAATGAATATAAGAATTTAATGCTTTGATAATAGAACTCATCTCGTTTTAACCTTTTCTAACAATTCTAAAAGTTCTAATCTGTCGTGTTCTGATTTTTCTTCAATTAACGTCGGCTCTATTACGCTGGATTCAATAGTTTCAACCCTATTTTTAGCCGCATTATTTAGGTTTGCAACGTTAACATTAACAACTGTACCACTTGCTGACTTGCCTTCGGCTTCTTTAGTTTGAAGAGATTGAAGCATATCTAATAAAGTCATAAAATCACGATAATTTTTCGGAATTAATGGACAATTTTTAGCTTGAGTTGGATCTTTTATAACTTCTGCTAATTGTTGTTTATATAAAGCGGCAGTTGCTACAATTGCGTCTGTAACTAAATCAATAGCGGCTGCATCTGCGCGAGTGACTTTTTCACCTGCACGAACAGAGGTAACAAGTTTTTTTCGTTCATGCCATTTATAATAAATGCCTGTGTATAACAAAATTCCCAATGGAATATTAAGTTTATTGGCAATTTCTTCCCAGCTAGCTCCCATGTAATAAAAATAAAACGCCGACTGCTCTACTTGTGACGGCAACCTGCTTCCAATTTTAACGGCCGTAGTTTTTGCTAGTTGAAATTCTTCCGCAGTCATATCAATTGGCTGATCACCAAAACAATCTAAAGGCTCTTCACGTTTTATAAACGAAGATTCTGAATAATTTGGAGTAATATTGCTGTTTTTATTATTCTTTTTCATACAAACCGCCTTTTTTACATATATATTATTTTTTCATAAAAATAAACAGCCTAAGATATTATTCTTAGGCTGCAATATTTTTAGTTTTTACTAGAGTAAATTACTCTGTAACACCAGTAGCACGGCGAGCGAGGACATCAACCGTGATGAACTCAACAGCTTCGACAGGAAATACACTAATTGTAACCTTGTATGTATTACCATCAAGAATAATTGAATCAACACTAAATTGACGCAAAGCGCCTTGGGCAACAAAGCTAGATAAAACGTCTTGAATTGATTTAGATACAACCGATGGAGAAACATCTGTTGTTCTTGAGCCAATAAAATTATCTAATGTGCTGCGAAGAGTTTTAACCGTTTCATCTACAACAAATTGAACATTCACTCGTTCAAAATACCATCCCTTTGGATCATTTTGGCGAGAACGAGTTGAAAGATCTGGAGATTCCATGCGAACTCCAAATCCTGTAACTGATTTAAGAACAATTAAACCAGCTTCAATTGCTTCGTCTAATTCTTTAGTATCTGCATCAAAATCTGGCACAAATACATCAGAAAATACGCTCAAATCACCAATATGTTTAATGTTTGAAACTTGGAAACTCTTTCTAAGAAGAGAAGTTCCGAGAATCGCTTGCGCACGACCGGCAGCTAGAGAACAAGCAAGCATCCAAGGTAAAAACCATTGGACATCGCCGTTTGAATTAATTGTTCTAGCTTGCTGAAATGCCATTTGAACACGTTCACAGCTTACTTCTGCAGCTTTTTGCCTTGCTGCCGCAAAAGAACTATGAACGCTGCAGATTGCAAATCTTTCACGTTGATATTGAATGCTGCTTGCGCTTAAAACATGGGCTTTAACCGCCGAATTAATAGAATCAATTGAATATACACTTGCTTGGTCTGTTAAACCATCTTCAATATCTTTACTAGAATCTCGACTAAACAACGGCACTACTTGAGAAACATCAATTTTCAAGGCCGCATCAAGAGCATTCTGTACTTCAATGTTTGAAGTTGCACCTACAGAACCGCCTTCTAAAAACTTTGGAGAAGAAAAAACATCAGGAAGTCCTGCAAATGCGGGAGATGCTGTGTTTTCTACCAAACTAATCAAACCAAAATTATTATCAACCAGTGATTTAAAATCAAAATAATCAGATTTAAGTAGTCCTGGGAATGCGTTTCCTGAATGGCCAGTACAAATTCCAACTGAATCAACTTGGTCAATCACAGAAGGACTAAGGCTTTTCCAACGAGCATCGGAAACACGTGCCTTATAACCAGTTTTAGTATTAATAAATGCAATCAAATCACCGATTGTATTATATTTAGCTAATAAAACATCAAGGTTAGCGCCAGAACCACCGGAGACTGATGTTTTTAGCTTTTTGTCTTTTGTTACTGTAACTGTTGCAGTTGTTCCTTCATAGCCAAGCTCAAGAACTACACGGCCGCCTACTGGTGTATTTGGAAATTGAGCTCCGTCTGTTAATCTTGCAGAAACAATTCGGACTTGTTTTTCTGAAGAAGAACGAGAAATAACTGGGCCTTCTACTGTGCTGATACTATTTTCTTTAATATAAAATGGTGATGTTTGGCCATCAAGTGCTTGGACAGCTACAGATACAGGATTATTAGGGGCAGAACCTGTAATACATTTCTTAGCTTTAATAACCGATGCACCTGCAGAAGTTACAATCCAAGCTCCAACGTTTTTTGATCCTGCGCCTTTTAAAACACTGTTTGATGGAACAACAAGCAATTCACCTAGTTTGGGTTGAACTGCAAATGCGCCACTTGAAAGGACAAACGAACCTTCAGATCCACTTACACCCAAAGAAATAGAAGCTGAAATAGATACATTATTTGAAACAGCAGGTCTTTTAGAAGCTGACATTAAAAATTTAGCTGCAGCGCCAATATCTCCACCGGCAACGTAGTATTCAATTGAAGCCGCGGCTCCGTCTTTTGTGGATTCTGTGACTTCAAAAGAAACTGGTGCATGCACCAATAATTCTGCATCAGCAACGGAACTCTGGCTACCAGAAACTAGACCAGATACAGATTCGCACTCTTGAATCGTGCGCTCGCCGGCAGAAGTGTTAGCTGTCAATCGATCCATAACGATTGTATTAGAAGTACGAGATTGAATCTCATAATTTCCGCAATTTTTTTCGTCTGCACCAGCGAGAGCGGAACCTAGAGGAATATAAACAATGTCGCCGGCAACTACATCTGCGCCAAATGAACCTGAAGTTGAAACCGATACTCTTGTGGGATGTTGAAGATCAACAGAAAGAGTAAGAGTATCGCCAGCTGTCAAAAAAGATTTTAAAGCTCCGCCAGAAACAGAGAATCCATCAGCAGATGCATTAATTGTTGTAACCATTTCAGCGGGAGTCGCTTCAGAAGCTGCCAAAAAACTTTGCTCTTCGCCACCGTTAGCGCGAACCATAAGGCCAGCCGCACCAGATCCCATTAAATATCTAACTGTTTTTTTAGGTTTAATTTCGGCTGCTGCTTCTTTAATTTGAACAGAAATAGAATTTCCGTCTTCGCCATATTCTGCAGCGGCAATAGTCGCATAAAGGCTTGCACCTCTAAGAAGATTAGAAGACGCTAATCCTGAACTATTAGTTTTATAAACAAACAAACTATTAACAGCGCCAGTGAAAACCGGACTTGCTTGGTTTGAAAATAGCATTCTAGCCGCATCTACTATTGGACCTGAGCCATAATAGTTCTTGACAGATTGATAATCTGTGAAGAACGTTCTATTAAGATCTAAAAGCGCACCGGGAACACCTTTAGTTGCTTCGCCAATAATAAGAATGTTACGTGGACCAGGGGCGACATTAGTGAGGTTATCTTCAACTTTTACAGAAGAATAAACTCCAGGAACAACAACCCTCGTTCCATTAATTACAGCGGATAAAGTCATCGAAAAAACCTCGTCTAAGGTTAAGAATAGTATCTAAAATATTATATTCAATATATTAATGATACTTTTATTTTTGCTTACTTAAGAATATACCCGTATTGTTTCATAACATCGAGCATTTGTTCTTCTGTACCAATTATTGGATAACCTTTGTGATTACAAAAAGCAACTAATCCGCTAAGATGATTTGGTTTAAATTTAGGAATAAATTTATCAGCATGCATGCTAGCAACTTGTTCTAAGCTCAACAATTGTGGAGTTTGCTCAGTTGCTTCACTGGCTTTATTTTCTTGAACGTCGATTTGTTCTTCAACAATCTTTTTCGATTTTTTTTCTTTTGCCATTTTTTAAAACCCTTTATAGAAAAAAGTAATTAATAAAATTATTTTTTGGTATCAACGCATTCTTCGTAAAAGAATGGTTCAATAATACCAATTCTGTTAACTATATTATACGCCACAGCTTTTTTAGCATCGAAAAACATGTCTGGCGTTTTGTTTCTGTTAAAATCTTGAATAAATTTTTTAAAATTTTTAGTGCCCATGTATTTTTCCATGTATCCTAAAAATGATTTTTCTTGATTTTGAAGATTTTCAATATCTTTTTTTGCTTTTTCAAAATCTGTATCTTCAAAATTAACTAGATAGTTATGATGCATAAACTGAGCTTCTGGCCAAGCCACTCGCTCTTCACCAATACAAGCTAGAATCACGCCGTAGCTCTGAGCCATTGCCATGACTTGTGTTTTGATTGGTTTTTTACTTGAATTTAATAGAGGAACTAAAGGGCGGGCAAAATCGATGTCAGAAGAACCTGTACAGTTAATATTCATTAATATCCATGAGACGTTTGGATCGTTCTGCAATTCATAAAAACGAGTATATACATATTGCAATTCTTTAAAAGAACCAATATCCTCTGGAATCCAAAGAATGTTATTTTTTATAACCTTGTTTGCCATTAGATAGTTTCCTGATCGTATGCAACGACAGTATCTTCCTCTACCTTCTGTTTAGTTTTTTACAGATAACTGTATTTTGTCCACACCTTTCGATTCTGTAATAATCCATTGCTCTTGTAAAGAGCCATTTATTGTGTGTTGTGTGATCCATACGTTTGATTCTGGGAAATCTGCACTTCTACTAAGAGCAGAATGAGAAAAGGTAACGTCTTCCATTCCGTTTTCAATCAAGTAAATACGACTTTGTTTCAGTAAAAATCTAATAATGCAAGAAATTAATTCAGATAATTCAGGATCGCCTGCGACGTTAACATAAACGGTGATTCTTACTCTGTCAAATGAACTTCCGACTATCAAATTTTTTGAATCTAGACAACTAACGGCTTTCCAATTTATCAACGGTTGCGTTTTATCTGCTTTTACGTCTAAAACAATAACAAAATCGCCATTTTTGTCAGTTTCAAAATTAATAATTTGAGATTGAAACTTTTTATTTTTGACTATTAATCTACGCCAGATCTTATTTTGCAAATTCAAATCTTTGCTAACTATCAGATTACCTTCATCTGTGATATTTTTTATATCAAATGACGCATAACTTTTTTGTTCTATGCTCATTCTATGAGTTTCGCCATAATCGCCAATGAATTGGCGTTCTTCGGAACCGCCTTCGTAAGTTACACAGATATTTGGTAATTTATCAATATCAAGACGATACCCTAACGTGTAATGAAATTCATTTTCCATAATCCATTTGATAGCCATGTCAATATATGGCGCACCATATACATCATTCATTTCATCATTTAAACAAAACCCCCTAAGCAAAAATTCTAAATGTTCGGGTTTTTCTCGTAAAAAAGAAAGTTGCTTTTTTAGATATTGGAGTATGTATAGGTGGGGAAGTAATATCATAAATCTCCAAATGCTTCTGCTAAAAGAGAATCCAAAGTATCGGCAAATAATCGCTCTTCGTTCTCGTTCTTCCAATCAATTATCTTCTTATAAATTTCTTTTCCTGAAAAGCCAGGATGATTCCATGCGGCTGAGCCATGTTTTGCGCTTACTGTTCTAAATATTACATACTTTGTTTTAACAACTTTTTGTGTTTTGGCCGCTGCTTCGAAGGTTTCTTCTTTAATGAGCGTTCCAAGGTCTAGAGGATTTTTGGCTATTGACCTTTTTATCGAGCGTCCTTCGGCATCTTTTGCATCTTCTAAAAAAGAAAATTTTGTTTTTTGTAAAACCGTATTTATTTTTGATTGAATTTCAATTTCTTTTGATGTTAAGACAGTCTTTTTTGCCTCGGTAGAGGCTGTTCTTGATGCAATTCTTTGAAATGTATCCATTTTTGAATCTAGGGAACCGGCGTCGTGTCTCAAAGGTACGGTTTTATACGGGAACCCTTTTTTAGATATTTTTACATTTCCCGTTGCTAATAATTTTTCCTTCATACTGAAGGGCTGTATTCCAGATTCTAAATATCCAATGACTGGGGTTACTGGCGAAAAGAAAACAGCGTTTTCATTCCCCGTAGAAATAACTCTAAATGATGCAATATAATTTGCGGCTACGCTTGGATCATCTACACTTTGAATGACAATTGCAAAAATTGCCTGTTCTATCTTTGTTTTTACGATTTCTCTAGCAATTTTTTGTAAATCTCGTCGGATTTCTTCCCGCTCGACTGATTCCAGATATTCTAGATACTCTTGATAGAATGCATATTCTTCGTATAATCTATCTATCTTGCGTTTCACTTCCCCTCCTGAGCTTTCCTAATATATATCCCCATATTATATAAAGCCAACTGTGAAACACTACTAGATAATTGACTAATAGTCAAGAAATATTAAGTACCACTCAATAGATTATTCTTGACTAACTCTAGAACTTGTTTTTCTTGATCTGATAGTCCAGAACAAGATTCCATAATTTTTTGAAGAACGTTTTCTCCGGCGTCTTCGGACGCTACTACACCCATCATTGCAGATACGGCTTCAAGAAGAGATTGAGGTTTAGCTTCTTCAACATTCTTTTCCATTGGCTCTGCAGAGGTTGGTAATTCAGCCGCTTTATTTTCTTCTTGAGCAGTTAAAGCCATGGCCAATTCTTCTTGGTGAGATTTCTTGTCTTTTTGCATAGTTCTTTTTAACATGCCAACTTCGCGTTTCAGGTCTTGAATTTTATTAAAAAGAATTTCAAGATCTTTAGGAATCAGTTCTTTATCACGCAAGGCTTTAAAATCATGATAATTAAGCTGATCGTGCAAAATTAAATCGCCTAAATCCTCTGGCATGACATCTCTTGACTCTAATAAATGTAAAAAATTTGGTACATTAGTCATTTTTTTATCTAAAAGGCTGTATAGTCCTTTTTCATTTTCGCCGTGACCATAATAAACAGGTTTATCGTGCATAGTGTAAATTTTCATACTAAGAATTTTTGGTTCTTTCATAATTAACTCCTTGAATTATTAGTTCTTTCAGGTTCTATATTTTTAGGCCATTCTGGTAAATCAATTCCAGACGAATCAATCCACAACATTTTTAACACAGCAGATCCTGCTACGTAAGTAGGAAAACTAGGTTTAGAATCGTTTCCAAATTCATTCATAAACACAGTTCTAAAAACTCTGGGCGTAGATAAAACAGAAAAGTACGGCTTTGTCCAATAAACAACTGAAAGAGTTTCACCACGCCCCTTATTTGAATCCCAATTTGGTTTTTTTCCAATCCATTCGATCATATTATTTGTAATAGCAAAATCAATATTATTTTCATATCTATTATTTCGTCCATCTACTAAATAATCGACGTCTATTATAGGAAATTTTAATCTTTGTAGACCATTTGGTTTGTATTCAAATAATTCTTGAGTAAGAACAGTGACACCATTATCAACTGTGATAATGTCATTTTTTCTCAAATAAACACGCTCTAAATCTGGTCTATCTTCTTCATAATATGTTGTGTAATTAACTGCTGAGATTGCATGAGAGCCATGCACGCCTTGGATAATATACTGGTCTTGCCAATTTAATTGCTGTATTGCAATATAAAAAGGTTTTGGATCATAAAGATTATAACCAGGAATGTCAGTTTCTGTGTCTAAAAATACGCCCGCAGCGGGAGTTTCTCGAGATGCAACTAAAGCATGGCGCCAATGTGTGGCCTTAAACCCTTTTGATCGTACTAGATTATCATGGGCATCATTACTAAAAATACCGCCCGGAACAGCGGGTCCATGTGGATGGACTCCACCAGGCAGACCACGATATTCATTTGGTGTTTTTATCCCAATCAAAAAATTTGGGGGTTTTTTATCGGCCATGAATTACCTCTTATCTTTTATTATCACACATAATTTAACAGGGGGCATACATTGTATTTAATTACAAATGATACATACTATTAAAAATAAACTCTCATGGCGGGGGTAATCTTGCAAAGCAAGCATTCTTTCGAAATTTATCTTGTTCGCTCTAATCCTCTTTACGAAAACTTACCACGAATATTTATCGCAAAAATAAAAAATGAAAAAATATCATGGGTTTATGAAATTGATGAAATTCAAGAAAGACTATTTGATAATGAATTTTGTTCAGAAGAAGCCGAGCATCTTGGAACTATTGAAAATTTAAATCACGATGAATTGTCAGCCGTGATTCGGCATCCAAAGAAAAATGAATTGATTAATTTTGAATTAACTCAAAAATTAATGTGGATGTTTGAAACTTTGATGGGCGATCATATGAAAGTAAAAATTGGTAGCGTTGTTCATTTAGCAAAACCTAAGAAATTTACTAGAACACCGGAGATGGACTTAGCTGAACAAGAAGAAATGCGCCGTAAAATTGAAAACATAGAGCACAAAAATAAAACTATGCGCCGGCGCCAAGATGAATTATACCTGTCTGAAGAAGAGGTAGAAGAATATGTATTCAAAAATCGCAAAAACAATCGTAGCATCCATAATTCAAAAAACTAATAGTTTGGAAGATGCCCCAATTTTAGAAGAATTAGAAGCCGCCGGTGTAGACAATAATTTATTGGCTGAAGTTGTAGATTTTTTAGATCGTTGTAATCTAATCTATGAATCTGGTATACCAAGTTATGCAACAGAGATTGCAAAAAACAATATTTCTTCTTTAAAAAGAAAAATTTTAATCTCTAATCATCAAGATAAGTCATTAGAATATGAACTAAAAATGTTAAATCAACCAAGTAAAATTTATTTAGGCGTTAGCTATAATAAAAAGAACGAAAATATTTATGTTAAATCAGATAGTGGCGAGATTTTAACTATTAAAAAGCTTAATTCTTTAGAAGATTTAAACGCTCATATTGCATCTCATAGTGACCTAGCAGTATACTTTAATGGTGAATTAGTTTTTATTGATAAAAATACTTCAGGGTATAATAATTTACAATAGTATATCACCTATGAAGTGCTAAGGAGCCTCCGTGCTTATTTATGGAATAGCCGCAACTGAAACAAAAGACAGAACCGGCGAATCAATTGATTTAAACGGCATGGATATTGCAGATATTCGTTTATTAAATGATGAGCACAGTTCGGATAGATTCTTTGAAATTCTTGGCTATATTGATTTAGCAAAAAAAATCTATTCAGAAAAAGATTGTGAAGATGAATTTCAAATAAAATGCTGGAACTCATTAAAAAAACCTTTTTTATACATATCTGGCAAGTTGATGGACGATCACCCAAATGCACAAAGTGCATCTTCGCTAATCAAATTTAGTATGCAAAATCCAAATTATCCAGTTGGGTTGTCTGTAGAAGGTATGACAATAGAAAGACAAGGACAAAAACTTGTCAAAACTAAAGTAAAAAATGTTTCTTTAACTATTAAACCCGCAAATCCAGAATGTAAAATCTTTTCAAAAACAGATTTAACAAAAAGTTTTGATAAAGTAGATCTTCCCGAGAAATATAAAAATATTCATGAATCAAGAAAGCAATTCCGAGAGCTTCCTTCTAAGCGCATGAGGCTCTTAGCAAAAAGTGAATTGCTTAATGATTTAGTCAGTCTTGCAAAATCTGGCGATAATTTACAAATTTCTGGCGCTACTATTATGAAGTGCTGGAATTGCGGGGAAGGTAAAGCGTTTTTAAAGAGCAGATTGCCAAACCGCTGCCCTGCTTGCAATGAACGATTTACTATGTCTGATATTTATAAAGCTTTATGTTCTAAAGATGAATAAGAGGGCTCAAGAAAATGTCTTCAGGATTATTTGTACGAGATAACTCTAGGCTAAGAAGCGAATATTCGGAGCTTTGGGCCCCAGGAGCAACTTCTGTGCCCGCAGGTGCTGCTCTGTTACCATTAACTGCTATTGATGCTGCTAATGCAAAACGTTTGATTAAAACTTCGCAGGAATCAAAAATACTGTATATTCACAACGGTATGAATGTAGAGCTAGATATCTGGGTATCGTCTAACGATCTAAGCCAAACAAAACAAAGATGGATGTCTATTGGGCCAGGGCAAGCGTTCAATTTTGACTTAGCTTCTAACAACCTTTTATTAGAAGCTGGTGCTGAAATCTATGTGAGTTACAGTGGTGGTGGATCTGCTCTTTCTTATCCAAACACCCGTATTCGTTTATTTACATGGGGTTAATCAATGGGCGGTTATGCAATTAATTTTCCCCCTAGTTTTGAGTTAACTCAAGCAAATAGCTCTACTATTGGCGGACTTTCAGATCAAATTATTTTTAATTGCACAGGCTTGAATGCTCTTCGTATTCAAGCAATCGGTGCATCTCCAATGGATAGTATTTCAGTTTTTGTTTCAATGGATGGAATTAATTATTCTGCCGTGCAAACAATTTTAGGAAATACGCCGTTCTTTTGCAGCGTGCATAACTGGGTTTATGCAAAAATAAAACCGGACAATTTTACTGGTACGCCATATCAAATTTTTTGGAAGGGCGATACAAGTAACATCTCTCCAAAAATTAACCAAGATGGCTCTCTAAACGTAAATATTTCTGCAACTTCCGTTGAAGATTCAGATATTGCCCGCAATTTTTTCGGTTCTGTAAATGGTGTACCTGCAAATGTTGAAACTCAAATTGTGCAGTACACGGTTCCTGCTGGTAAACGGGCTGTGATTGTCAGAGCAGAATACTCTGGTGAACAAATCGGTTTATATAAAGTTTATATCGATAACATTCAACAAGCCGCTAGAAGAACTCATCATGGCATTGGATTAACTGGACAATTTGAATTTACTGATGCAATTTCTTCTGGTATGATTGCACCATCTGGTTCTACTGTCAAAGTAACTGTAATACATGGTCGCCCAGGCTTAGGTCAGTTTGATGCAAGAATCCAAATCGTTGAACAAATAACAACTGTGTAATAGGGATATATTAAAAATGTCTGTTGAAATTCAAAAGAAAAAAGCTTCCGCAGAATTAGCAAGAGTTACTGCGGCTAGATTAGAAATGGAAGTAAAGCTAGCGGAACTAGAAGAAGCTATTGAAAGAATTAAAAAAGAAATCAATATTCAAACACAAAAAGAAGAAGAATTAAAGCAGAAAGTAACTTTGTGACAGCAGAGTATGATATTATTATCTAGATATTATTATCTAGATATTTTTTTCTAAAGGAGTTTTTGTAAAATGGCTGATTATAATTCAAGTTTGCCTATTAGAACTGAAGGCGACCCTCAAGAGAAAGTACAATCTAAGATTGTAGACTTTACTGACCCCTCTAAAGGTCAGATTGTTGATACTGATGGTAACGCGCATGTAGAAATGCACGGTAATGACCCATCATCTACAGACCAAGTGCTACGACTCAGCGAAGAGGGCGCGTTAACTCCAGACGGTGTTTATAGCGCATCTGGAAATAGTAAACCAGGTAATGTTGGTCTTGTTGCTAGTGAACGAAGCGAAAGCCCAGACCATAATACTCAGACTCAACGCCTTACATCCGTCACTCAGGGCAATAAGCGTCTTCTAGACGTTTCTATCCATGATGAAAATGGACAAGTGTTTTCTGCATCAAACCCGCTTCCTGTTACTTCTGTTGATTCAGAAGGGGATGAAGTAAACGCGTTTGATTCAGCCTCTACCGTTGCAGCTGGTTCATCAGCAGATATCGAGTACGTAGTTTCTGCTAGTAAAGTTTTAAAATTGTCACAAGTTCATGTTTCTGCTTCTGGTAAAGTTAAGGCAGAAATTAAAGTTGAATCAGCAGCTGGCTCTGGATCTTTTGCAACAAAATTTGTGATGTTTAACTCATCTGCAAACCCAAATATCCTTGCTGGTATTGGAGAAAATGTTTCTGTTTCAGCTGGTGCTAAAGTGCGAGTTACAATTACAAATAGAGATACGTCTCCAATGGATTTGTACTGCACAATCTGTGGCCACGAAATTTAATAGTCATTAATTAATAATTAATGCAAAAAGTAGTAGCCGAGGAGAAATCACTCGGCTATAACTTTATTGAAGGATTTTATTCAATGGGTGATTTAAATTCTCTGGAATCTTCTGATACCATTAAAATTGCCGGGGCGAATAGTTCTGGACAAGAAACTAATTTCGTAAATTCTTCGCCTAATGGCGATTTACAAACAACAGATATTATGAATACAGCCGCAGTCAGTGGAATTATTTCACTAACTGCGACCCCTGTTGCTTTAAAAATCGGCTCATCAAATCTAGAAAACAGAAAATACATAATCCTTCAAGGTCTCACAAGTTCGATCCTTTGGGGATTTTCTGAAAGTAGTCAGACATTTGATATTTTTAAAAACCAATTTGTTATGTTACCATGCGGGTCAAACATAACAATTTATGCTAAGGTGACGGCAGGCTCTGGACAAATTTCTGTTGGAGAACTTAGCTGATGCCAGCACCGTTTATTACCTATGCAATAAACCCAAAATTATTTAACACCACTGAACAGTCATTAATTTATATTACCGAAGAAGAAGCCGCTTCTGGCAGAGTTGACATTACTTATTTTAATGAGATAACTCCTCTGTTTTTGACACTTGATCGCCTTTGTTTAGTGCAAAGTGTTGATTATGAAATTATTAAAGAAGATAGTTCTACGTTTATTCAATTTATGAACGAAGTTGCCCCTTCTGGTGTTTCTGCTCTAGAAGCTGGAGAAATATTAACTTTTGTTTACAATTCAGTCGCTACTGAATCTAATACTCGCCAGCTCCAATACACACTCACACCGCAGCAATGTGCAGAAAATAGAATTGACGTTACCCAAGATGGTAATTTTTCCGTTTTAATGATTGCTTTAGATAGAATTTGTTTGACTCAAAATCTTGACTATGAATTACAAATTTTAGGTTCAAAAAAATATCTATATTTTATAAATGAACTATCTCAGTCTGGAAATCAAGCGATTGAGCCCGGCGAAGTTGTTACGATAGTTATAAAAGATTGATTATAAAACACATTTATGTGCTATTATAAACAATAATTAAGCGCATAAAAGCAGGATAGTTTACATGGAAAATAATTCTGTTAATAATTTTGTTTTATCTGAAAGAATAAATAATATTTCAGATAAAATTGAAAATGTTGATGATCAGTTAATCAGAATGAATGAAACTATCAACACTTTAGCTATGCTTAGTGTTAAACAAAATACAATCCTTGAACAACAAGAAAAAATTTTAGAGCAAAATACTGAATCATTAAAAGAACATATGCGTCGTACAGATCTCTTAGAAAGAGATTCAACACAATTTAAATCTGCGGTTTCGTTTATAAAATGGGGCATTGGAATTCTTGTGTCTGGCGGAATGGCTCTCATATTAAAATTAATTTTTGGTATTTAAATGTCTATTACAATAGATTCAACATTTCCGCATTATTCAAATACAGAAGACAACAGTTCTGTAGAAATCGAAGGCAGCTTTAAACGATTTCGTGCAATGGTTAATCCAAGTGATGTTTTACAATTTGGATTAGTCGGTATTCCTAAAATATTTCCAATGACAAATGAACAAATCACAGAAGAGTATGTTGGTTTTCATTTGCAAGCAGCAATTTCTCAGCTAGAAATGCAAGGAATGATGCTTAGTCCAGTCATTACATATATGATTGAAGACTTTAATGACGAAGGATTAGGCGGAACTAGATTTTTCCCTCTTCTACCCAAAAAATATCCATTAAGAAAAATTGAATATATCGAACTTAGATTTCCTAATGGCACACGTGATCCATCAACTTTAGTGTACCGCATTCCTGATTCTTGGATCAGTTGGGAACCAAATATTAGTAAAGTAAATGTAATTGCGACGACTGGTGTTTTAGCACCAACAATTGTGCAGGGAAGCGCTAATATTCCAATGTTTAATCTGTCCCTTACAAGCTATAGACCCTCTGGCATCCGCATGGCTTATCAGGCTGGATTCGATCAGGATAAGCTACCAATGGTTGTATGGCAGTTGATTTTAGATTTAACCACCTTCAATATTCTGTCCGAATTAGGCCCATTGTTATTTCCTACTACTGGTATCACAGTAAGCGTGGATAGCTTATCCCAATCTGGCCAACTTCCCGGACCGCGTATTTTTGAAGCGCGTTTAAATTCTTTAATCCAACGAATCGAAAAAAATAAACAGCTCATAGCTGGTTATTACGGTAAGCAAATTACCTGTGAGTTCGCGGGGATTTAATGTTCATAATATATACCGATGGATCATCTTCTCAAGGGCATCACAACTCTTGGAAAGGCGGATACGCTTTTATTATCTTAAAAGAAGACGGTTCGACTCTAACAGAAGGCGCCGGTAGCCATGAATGCGGAACGAATAACCGCATGGAAATTATGGCCGTATTAGAGGCGCTTAAATGTTTGCCTAAAAATAGTATTGTCACAATTAAAACTGATAGTCAGTACATCATTCGAGCATTTAAAAATAAATGGGTCGAACGTTGGGAAAAAAATGATTGGAAGACTTGCAGCGGCAAGCTTGCACGCAATAAAGATTTGTGGCAAGAACTTCTCCCTTTAGTCAAAATCCAGAATATAAACTGGGAATGGGTCAAAGGGCACAGTGGCGTGTATCATAACGAGTACGTTGACCTACGAGCAAAGGAACAGCGTACATGTCTATATCTGAAGAAAAAAACGATTTAATTGAAATTACTCTATATTCTCCATTCTTAATTCGAGAAGGAATGAGCATAGATCATTGTTTCTCTTCTTTAGAAGAGCTAGATCGCGTTTGGGGCGAACAGTATTCTGAATATTACAAATATAATATCTGGATAGTTAGAGCTGAAAAAATTCATATATCAAAAAAAGGACAGGCAAGCGGATGAGCCAAACTGTTGTAAGGTTTTTATTTAATCCTGCCTTTGCACAAACTGGTGGTACTCCGCGTGCTCTCACGGCAATTTTATTTAGATCTGAAGATAAAGATAATTCTTTGTACGTTAAAAAACATTTAGATTTATCATATTTGCCAGGACTATTTCCTCTCTCTAAAGAGAATAGCGAATTTTTAAATGCCATTTGCAATAAAGACTGGCAAGTAGAAGAAGGCATTTCTATGCTTTCGACATTTGCAAAAATAGACACAACCAATAAACTAAATAGTGAAATCAATGGATTTATAGATTTTTGTATGAGGTTTATATAATGTCAAAAAAAAATGAAAAACGTGATGATGAAAAATTTGAACTAAAAACAACTATTATCATGGAGCATCGTGACCTCTATAATCATGTGTCAGAAAAAATGACGTTAGAAACATATGGCATAACTATTTCTGATTTGTTACGCTCTTTTGAGCAGGCTCTTCGTGGCGCAGGATTCCAATTTAAAGGCGTACTGGGGATAATTGATGAAGAACAAATATAGCGCACAAATGGATTGGGATTGGACTATAGATCTTTCTTTAGGTTCTCCGTATGTGTTTAAAGATTATTTACAAAATTATTTAAATGATGCAACTCCATCCCGCGCTATCAAGCTTCATGAATTAATGCCATACAATAAATTAGGCGTTTTTCCAGAGCTAGAAGAACAGATTTTAAGATTACACAGAAAATATCATCCTAATTTCATTAATAAAAATACAAAAATTGTAGTATCCAACGGCGCTACTCATGCAATAATGGCGTTATTTCATTTTGCCTCTAAACAATATTTACCAATGCATGTTCCAGCGCCATTCTGGTTTAGATTACCAGATATGGCAACCATGCAAGATCTAATTCTCACAAAAGAAATTCATGAAGAAATCACATCAGCAACTGCATTATTAACAGTTCCTAATAATCCAGATGGAAAGTTGCAAGAATTAACGGATAAATCAAAGTATAAATCTGTTTGGTATGACTGTGTTTATAACTGGCCGTGGTATTTTAAAAACAAAAACGACTGGCCACACCAAGCTATTCCAGATCTACCAGAAGTGGCTATATTTAGTTTATCAAAATTCAGCGGTCATTGCGGAACACGTATTGGTTGGATGGTAGTTAATGATCCTCAGCTTGCAAACTTTTTAGAAAATTATATTGAATATGACACAAGCGGAGTTTCTGTAGAAGCACAACTAAGAGCAGCCTCGGTTATTAAAACGTTTGAAGATAATAATCTAGGAGATGTTTATAAACATATTGTTGATAAAAGAAAAACAGAACTATCTACGGTACTCAAAAAAATTCAAGAAGTGCATGGTCAAGAATTTAATATCAAAAATTTTTCCATTGAAAATGGCATGTTTGCATGGATTAAAGACGAATTAAACTGTTTTGTGTTAAATGATATTGCAGTAATGCCTGGTTGGAAATGCGGTGCGGATAATAAATACGTTCGCGTAAATTTATGCGCAGAGCCATGCGATTGGGACGAAATGGTGTATAGGCTTAATAACTATATTGTTCGACAGTGTGATAATCTATGAGCTCAATTTTAGTTATTAGCCTTATAATCATCGTAGCAGTCCTATTAAAGGAGTTGACGTTGAATGAATAGTTTTAAACGCACTGCCGCAAAATTAAGATCTAATTATGTAAAAACAACAGCGTTTTCTCTTCTAAGTCATCCTGAGTTAAAAGAAGGCGAAATGGAAGAGCTATGGATGATGATAAATACTTGTACTTCATTTACAATTATTAAATATTTGTTTTTAAAACGACTGATTTCAGAATCGAAATGTGCTTCATTACTTGGTATCAGCAATTCCGATTTAATTTTTAAATATAATAAATATTTTAATCAGGAAATATATGAAAGCTATTTTGGAGTTTAATCTTCCCGAAGACAGAAACGAATATACAATGACAACTAGAGCGGTTGATATGTATATTGATTTAACTGAAATTGCAGATAAAATTCGTTCATTTGAAAAATATGGATTAGGAATCGATCCGCCCGATGAAGGCGTAGATGTAAAAGAATGGTGCAAAGAAATTTCTAAATTAGTTAATGAAATATGGTCTTTATCACATAAAAATACAAGAGATATAGAATAATTATGTCATTCACAGAAAAACATAGATATTCTTTATACGAAATCAGCTACGGCAGAAACGAATTATTTGAAACATTTTATATGTCTCAATTTCCAAATAACCAAGAAATTTTTGATGCATTGTATCAAAACAAATTTTTTGGAAGCATGGCTCAATTTGATGAATATAAATTTGAAAGAATTGATGATAAATGGTTTAAACCAACTGTTCGAGTATTTTTAATAGAAGATTATCCAAGATTAATTTGGGAGATACGACCATGAGAGTTAGTTTATATGGCGGTCTTATTGCAGATCTTAAAAAATATACATATGAAATTGGATTTTCATTGTTCGAGTGGGGTTTGATTTATAAAAATACTAAAACAATAACAGTATTAGTTGTAGGACCATTTAGTTTACATATTTGTAATAACGAAGAACTGGAAAAAAAATTAGACGAAATGGTTTATAAAGATTTTGAAGGAGAAGACGATGCCACTAGTAGCAGCTAAATTAAAAGCCGCGATGAAGGCTAGATTATTGCAAGAATTTCAATCACAGTTTCAAGGAGATCAAGCAGAAAACAAAACTGCTGCGGCTTCTTGGGAAAAAATGTCTACGGCTATTTCTGCAATTGCAGAAGACATTGTGCTGGCTCTGCAAACAGATGCAGAAATTTTACCAGGAATAGCTGTTACAGTTAACCCAGGTATTCCAACTGCAGGTTCTCCCGCAAGCCAAGTAACTGTTGGCCCTGGAACTGGTATGACAACTGCCCCTGCAAAAATAACTTGAGGTAATTATGTTAGATTTTTTTGGAAAAAAGAAAAAAGAAATTGAAATTTTAAATAAAATAATTGATAAATTATCTTTTTTGTTAGTGCAAAAAGGGGTGAGTCCTGCAAAAGTTCAAGAAATCATCACAAGTACTCGTAAAACAAACGAATTAAACAATGAAAAATAATGAAAAACTCTCAGATGCAGTTTCTGCGTTTGAAACATTCAAAAATTTATATCCGGAATTGTATTCTTCCGTCGTAAATGGAGCCGGCCCTGCTAAATACGGCAATGCAGTGCGTGATACATGGTTTTTAGGCTTCAGCGTCACCGATGCAGCAAATGTGCATGACTACCTATACAGTAAATATTGTGATGGCAAAAGATTTTCTAGAAAAGATGCCGATGATATTTTTTTAGAATTAATGCAACAAAAATTATCTCAACAAAGTTTAATGTCTAGAGCCTTAAATACACCAATTATCTATGCGATTTGGTCTTCGGTAAGATTATGCGGTGCTCTTTTTTGGAAAAAATAAATGGCTACGACAAGATTGTTTTCATTTCGTATTAATAATGTTGCATTCAAAAACATTCAGCCTTTTTTATTAGAAATTAATAAAGAAAAAATCAATCCAATAGTTAAATTTTTTCATAAAATTTTTGGTATGCATGTTGAGCCAAGATATGTAATCAAATTTAAATATAAAGATCAAAATGATGATTTTAAATCAGATAATATCTTCTTTATAGACAAAGCAGAGGCAGAATATTGGTATAGTTTTATCTTTGATGCAGTTTTTTTAGAAAAGAATTTGACCGCAATGCCACCTAAAAAACCCGCTCCGCCTGCGCCTAACCCAAAACCCAAAATAAAACCTTTAGAAAAATTAAATAAACCAGATCATTTGAAAGTTGTAAAAGATAATGACTCAAAAGAAGATCCCAAGGAATAAAAGAGTTCATCATGCTAGCGGTTCTGTTAAATCTGTCTATAAAGAAGACGTTGCTGGTATGATACAAGATTATCAAGACTATAGGGAAAAGTCTAAACATACATATTTGTTCTACTCTGAACGAACAAAAACCGTAAAAGACCACTTATTTGCCACAGAGCTTTTATCTCTAAAAGAACTTGAGGATGTTGTGGATGAAGATTTTCTTAAATATTTAGTTTCCTGCGAAAACATTGTAGAGTTTTTATTACGTCGAATAGAAACTCTAGAAAAAAGTATTTTACGTGTTCAATATGACTCGGAAGATGTTATACAAGAACTAATAGATGATATTTAACTACGCTCGCGGTAAAAAATAAAAATGAAAACTCAAAACAACTATCTAGAATTACAACTAAATTTCTCAACCGAAGAAAAAAGAATCATCACGCAAATAGAAACCCTGCATAAACACAAATCACAAATGAACGATTACTTGCGTCTAAAAGTTGAGCAAGAAGATTGGCATGGCGTAGCTGATGCTGCTATGGACATCCGAGAAATTGTTGCAAAAATAACCACGCTACAGAGTGTCCTAGATGATTTGACAGTCGATAGTATGTCTAGCAAACAGAAATAGGAACCATATAGTATGTCAAACCATACCTAGTGATCTAAAATAGGAACCATATAGTATGTCAAACCATACTGACACACCATTTGCCATATTACAATCCGACTTAGATCCCTTTGTAGACGTATATGAACGTATGAACAAAGTATTATCTGTATATGTAATGGTACCTGTTCCCTTCGGTCACAGTGCCTTGACATATTTTGAAAATAACAACACACACAAAGTGATGATAGTTGATGCCGACGGCCGCGAAATTATAAGCCTACCGCGCAATATCCACAATTTGCCTGCTTCGTATTCGAACGAGGACATTTTGCGCTACTTTGTAGCTTGCGAAAACTTAGTGCCATTGCTCCTAGGCAGAATCAAACAACTAGAACAAATCTTATGTGATAGCAATAGCGATATAGCCAAACCCATTTTAGAAGAATTGGCAGAAAAATTATGAGCAGTCTAGAATACTATAAACGCGCACTACAAGAAGTTCAAAGGTGTAGCAGCCCAATAGAACATGAGTCTCGCGGATATTGGTTTTATATGGAAGACCGTTCCGAAACTCCATCCGACGAGGACAAAATTGACATATATTGCGACCTATACATAGAACCCATCTTGACTATTGCGTGGACCGAACACAATCTAAATATGACTCGCTATATAATAGCTCTTCAGAATTTATCCCTTCCAGCATTGCGCCATATTATCTGCCTTGAAGATGCCCTTATGGGATTAACCACCGACGAATTTAAAGATAAACTAATAAAAGAACTAGCCGAAGATGTATGACGCTCTAATAGAAATTATTAAGCAGCGTAAAACTAAAGTTATTGGCATACACGACCTGGAAAGAGCAGCTAGTCTACCGAAAGATTATTTAGACGACGACTCATTGGCGGAATTATGTCGTCAACTCCGTGAAGAACATGTTATTGCATATGTACAAGGAAAAGGATTGTTTAAACATATAAGGATAACTGGATGAGCGGAGAACTTTTTTTGATTCTAATCGTCGTATTTATCATTGTTGCGGTCATTGGGTAATATATGGAAAGGCTCATAGTAATTCCAATAGAGTTTGGAATTTATGTTACGGCTGTAGTTGCTCTAAAAATATTAGAGTGTCCATTTAAAATTGAAGATTTAAGGTTTGAACAATGGCAAGATTAAGCGTTCTATTATTGTTGGTAATGTGTACGGCTTCGTGTTTGTCGTTGCGCCCTCCTATGTATTACACCGACGCTCGCTTGCAGGCAGAAATTTCTAACTTTTTTCAAGACTGTTTAGGATATTTTCATAGGGCGCAATGTATGCCCGAAGTGAATGTAGAAGTTAAAGTAGTTGATTTGCCCGATACTACATTAGGCATTTGTACTATCTATCCGGATAATTCTTTGAAAATTAAAATCGACAGCTCGGTAGTGGATTCTCCTTTAAGGAAGTTGGTTGTATATCACGAGCTAATGCATTGTGTTTTTGATGTAGAGCATTATGACGACGATATTGACATTATGAACAAAGATGCAACGAACGATGAAGAAATCATCAAACATTTTAATTATTATTTACAGAAATCTTTTACTAGAATTCGTATGGAAATGTTTCAACGAATGCTAAAAAAGAAATAATAATATTTGGGTCGCTATGTTTGGGGGTAATATCCTGCCCCTTGCTCTTTGAAAATATTATATACCGATTACCCAGGCCCCCCGACTGCCTAAATATTTTGCACTGTCCAACTTTTTTACACTGTCCAAGGTTTTTACACTGTATAGTTTGTGTACAGTTGTACAACTTTTATACACTGTCGAATGTTTATACACACTGTATAACACCTATACACTGTACAATCCTTAGCCGCCTAAAAATTGGCCGGGGGTGTCGAAATTTTATACAGGAAAAATCGACCGCCGAGGGTGTAAAAACTTTATACACTGTGTCGAAATTTTAGTCGGCTAATTTTTGGACACTGTTTATTTTTTAAACACCCCCTTGGCACGGTTTTTGCTACAGCAAATTGCGTGCCATTGCACGGGTTTAAGTTTACCAATAGCGGTTGCCGATAAATATATTGTAAGGAGCGAGTGTTCCTTACAAAACATCGGAGGTTTACCATGGCAAAAATTGCTCGCTACGCTGGCCGGGAGTTGCAAATCGTAAACGCAGTAATTGCCGCTTTTGGCGGCAAGGAAATTTGGAACCAGGATTTAGCATCCTGGCTCCGCAGCCAGTTTCCCGACGTGCTCGGCGGCACCCGCGCCGCCGAAAATTTCCTGGAAGCCGTCGGCATGGCGGATTTTGCCAGCGCCCACTCCCGCACCGGCAAGCCCCGCACCCTCGGATACGCCGCATTCCGCGGCGTGCGCCGCCACCGGGCTGGCGAGCCTGCCCACACCGAGCCTCGCGCTCGGTACTGGGTTATTCCCAGTCGACCCTACACCGCCCTGCTTACTAAGCAGGAAGTATTCGCCCGCCTAGGGGCAGCCGTGCCACGGCCGCTCCCCACCAAGGAGCGCACCACACCCTACCACAAGGTAGGGTAATCCCGCGGGGGGCGCAAGCCCCCAACACTCCCCCACATTTTAGTGGCTACGGGGGACGTAGCATCCACACCCAACGGGGGTACAGCCCCCACAGGAGGTTTCCATGTCCAACAACCAACGCTCCATCCTGTCCG